TGTCGGTGGTAATGGTGGTGCTGGTAGTGGTGCTGGTAGTGTTCCTGATGCTGTCGGTGGTAATGGTGGTGCTGGTAGTGGTGCTGGTAGTGTTCCTGATGCTGTCGGTGGTAATGGTGGTGGTATTTCTTCTACTAATGGCGGTGCTGGTAGTGCTAATATATTATTGATTGTATCTTTAGATATTAAAGAATTAAAAGTATTATCAGATAACATTATTTCATTTTTGTTTTTATTTAATATATGTTGTAGTATTTCTTTTATTTCATTTAGTGATATATTTAGTGATATATTTAATGAACTATTATAATTTTTTTTATTAAATATTTTTTTTAGTGACCTATTATAATTTTCTTTATTATATTCTTTATTAAATATTTCATCTAATATATCTTGTAATGTACTTTTAAATGTTGATGATTTTAGTTTTTCTACTAAAATAAATATTAATAATATTATATCTTTTAGTTGTAAGTATTTTATTGATGATAGAAATTTTTTTATTTTTATTATTTGTTCATCTGTTAAATTGTAGTATATATTTAGTTGTTCTGAGGTTAATTTTATTAGATTAAATAATCCAATACAAAAATCTACTATTTCTTTTATTAGTTCTTGCGGTAGCTGTTCGTTTGGCATTCCTGGTGCTGGTGAGTTTTCTTTTTCTAATGGTGGTTGTGGTGATGGTGGTCGTGTTGGTGATGGTGGTGGTTGTGGTGCTGGTGGTCCTGATATTGTTGTTGATGCTGCTGGTGATGCTTCTGTTGTTGATGCTGCAGGTGGTGGTGATGGTGGTTGTGGTGCTGGTGGTTGTGGTGCTGGTGGTTGTGGTGGTGGTATTTGTACTCCTGTTGTTGGTGGTGCTGCTGGTGATGGTGGTGCTTCTTCATCATATGATATTTCTTCATCGTTTAATATAAAATCAGACATATTTTGATTTGAGGATATAAAATCAATTATTACTTTTGAATTTTCTTCTGCAATTCTTAAATTTTCTTTTGCTTGTTCTAAATCTATAGTTAATTTTATATTTCCTTTGTTTTCTTTTTCTAATTCATCTTTTTTAGTTTTAAGCTGTTTAGTTATTTCATCTAATTTATTTTTATCTTCTTTTAAATTAGTTTTTGCTTTTTCTATTTTTTGTTTTAATTCATATATTTCTTTTTTTAAGTCATTAATTTTGTCTGTAGAAATATCTGTATCATTACTTGTTTCTTTATTTTCTTCTAATATTAATAATTGTGATTGTATACTTGATAAATCATCTTCATTATCAAGTTTATTAATTATCAAATCTTCTTTTTCTTTTTCAAACTTTGAAACATATAGTTTTAATTCACTTATTTTTGTATCTGAAATATATTTTTTAGTTTCTATTTCATGTACTTTTTTTTCAGCTTCTATTTTTTCTTTTTCTGCTTTTTCAATATCTTCTCTTTTTATTAAATAAGAATATTTTTTTGCTTCTCTTTTTATTAAATCAGAATATTTTTTTGCTTTTTTTTTTAATTCTAATTTTTTTTTTAATTCATCTTTTTTTTCTTGATTATTTTCATTTTCTGCTGTATCTAAATCTAGTTGTATTTTTTCAATTTCTGTTTCTGTTTCTGTTTCATCTATTAATAAATTTAATGACATTGAATAAGCAGCTGTTAAATATGCTGCTATTTTTAATGCAATTATTTCTTTATTTTTTGCTTCAAGTTCTTTTTTTTTTAATAATTCTAATTTTTGTTTCTTTATAGTTAGTTCATCTTTATTATCATCTTTTTTATCATCTTTTTTCATTTCTATTTCTAATTTTTTTACTTTATCTTGTTCAATATTTGAATGAGCTTTTTTTGTTGTAGCTTCCATGATTGCTGTTTTAACAGCTTCTTGTATAATATCGTTAGATACTGATGCTAATAAATTTATATATGCTGTAATTTTATCATATGCAATATTAATTTTATCTTTTTTATTTGTTGAATTAACTTTTCTTGCTTCTTTTTTTGCTTCATCTAATGCTTCAATTTTTTCTTTTAATGATTTTAAAATATCATCTTTTGTAAAAGTTAAATTTATTGATAAATTTTTATATTTTTTTTTAACAATATCTATTTCTAATAATATTTCTTTATCTAATTCACTTTCATTTTTATATAATTCAGAAATTAATTTTAAATTATCTTTTAAAACAGCTTCCTTTTCTTTTCTAATTTTTTCTAATGTTTTATTAGCTTCTTCCACTTCTTTTTCTGCTTTTTTAAATTCTTTTTTAGCTTCTTCAAGTTTTTTTTGATTAATTTTTAATTCATCTTGTTGAGCTACTAATAATTCATTATATTTTTTTAAGTGATTTGTTAAATCTATTTTATCTTTATTTATTGTTTCTATTTCTTCAAGAGTAGTTAATGTCAGTGTTAATGGGTCATTTGAAGTTTTAGTTTTATCAGCATTATCAATTCCATATTTTTTATTAAGGATAGTACTTAATTGGGAAATTAAATTATCGACTATACTAGTCATTTTTTCATTATATTCTCTGTCTCCTTTGCCTTTCATTGTTTGAAATTGTCCAATTAATTTATTTATATTTTCAATATCTTTATCACTGTCTTTATTAGCTTTAATTATTTCTATTTTTCTTTCAAATGATTGAATATTACTTGTTTTTTCTTCAATTTTTTGTTGTGTTTTAGAAATAGTTGAAGTATATAATTTAATTGTTTTTTCATTTGTTCTTACTAAATCTTGTAATGTTGTATATTTAGTATCATCAATTTCAGTAATTTTTTTTGATAATTTAATAATTTCAGTATCATAATCTCTCATTTTTTGCTCATTTTTAGCTTTTGTATTTATTGTTTTTATTAATAATATTAATATTTTTTTTATTTTATCTTCTTCAGTAGTTTCATCAATTTCATCAACATCTTTTTTTTCAGTTGTTTCTGATTTTTTTGTAGTTTCATCTATTTTTTTAGATTTTTCAATATTTTTTTGTATTTGTAATGAAAGTTCTTTATGTTTTTTAATAAAATCATTATATTCATTTTTAAAATTATCATATAATAATAATAAATCTTTTGGTATATCTGATGATGATATTTTACTATTTTTATTTTCTTTAATTTCCTTAATTTTATCTTTAAGAGGTTTTATATATAAATTAAATAATCTTATATAAAATAATACTAATTCATATTCTTGTTCATCAAATTCATCATTATCATTTTCTAATGTATTAAAATTAGTTTTTAAATTACCAGATATATCAATTAATGTTTGTGGTAAATTCTTTATTATTTCTGCTGTATCTTTATCTCCACCACCGCCTTTAATAATACTTCTTTTATTAGATAATAAAGCAGTTATAATTTCTAAAACATTTTCCAATGAATTTTTTTGAAAAAGTAAAAAAAATTTACGCTTAATTAAATATTGATTTTTTAATGTTAATTCAGCTATATTTATATCTCTTTTTTCATCTTCTTTATTTTCTTCAGTTTTATTTTCTTCAGTTTTATTTTCTTCAGCATCTGTTTGTTTATTTTCTTCTATAAATTTTTTAATTTTTTTTTCATATTCGTCTTTATTCTTCTTTTTATTTTTTCCATATAATTCTAATAAACTAGCTCCATTTTCTTCTGTTTTTATATGTGCATTATAAGCTAAACCAACATCTCCTAATTTTATTTTTAATCTTTTTTTATCTTCAAATAATTCTTGATAACTTTTTTTATTATATTTATCATAAATTTTTTTTGATAAATTACCATCTTCATTAAGTTGTGTTATTTTTTCATCTTTATCTGATTTATCTTTAAATAATGAATAAATACTTTTTTGATAAATATTATTTTTAATTATAATATTAATTTCTGATATTTTTGCATCAACATCTTCTTCAATTTTATTAAGTTTTGTTTCAAATATTTTTTTGTTATCTTTTTCAAGTATTTCTTTATTTTTTTCTTCTCTTTTTATTCTTTCAGTTTCACGTAATTCTTTTCTTTTTATTTCTTCTTGTTCTGTTTTTGTTTTTTGTTTTATTAATTCTTCTTTATTTTGTTCTTCTTGTAATTTTAATTTTTGTTCTCTTGCTTCTTTTTCTGCTTGTTCTTTTTCTTTTTGAATTATAAATTCATTTTGTTTTTCTTTTGAAAGGACATTTTTTATAATTTTATTAGCTTCAATTTCATTTGAACTTTTAGTTGAAGATATACCGATATTACCAATAATTCCTGGAATTATTAATTCATTTAAATATCTATTATAAGCTTCATCAGGCATTGAAGTATCTGATACTAAAGATGATAAATCAACTACTATATTTTTAATACTATTATCATTTTCAGCTATCATTTTTTTGATAGTATCAATTGTAGCTAAATATCTATATGCTAAACTATTACCACTACCAGAACTACTACCATCACTATTACCAAAAAAATATCTATTTAATGTTTCTAATTCTTCTTCATCTTCATCAGTAAAAACTATTTTAAATTTATCTGTATCTTTTTTATTATAATTTTTAGCAGTTTCTTGTTTTAATAATAATTCCTTATATCTAATATAATTTTTAATAATAGCAGTATCACTATATATATTTTGATAAGATGATTGTAAATAATTTATGGTTTCCTCGGATATAAATAAATCACGATTAAAATCCATTACCCTACTATACTAATTTACAATAATAAAAATAATTAAAACTTAATAGCAATGATGCTTGTTAAAAACCATATTCCTAATGAAAAATATGATATTGAATTTAGAATTTTTTCTTTTTGATTATAATCAAAACTTATATTCATATCTGTTTGTTCTTCTGTTTTTTTATCCATATCCAAAATAAATGGAATAAATAATAAAATAAAAATTATACATAAATGTAATAATAATCGATTATAACCATTAACATGAACATAGAAATAATATAATAAATTTGGCATAGATGTTAAAGATATATTTGAAAATAATTCAAATATTGGATAATAATACATAACATTAACTAATGCAGTTATAAATACAAAAAATAATATATATATACCACTATAATATATATATGCAGTTTTAAAATTATTTATCAAATTTGAATTTAAACCCCAATCTATTAATGCTAATGCTATAATTCTTATTATTAATGTTGTTAATATAAATATAACTCTATCAATTAATGTTATTTCTAATCTATCTGGACTAAATTGAGGTATTTCTTTATATTTCTCATATATACCTTTAATTTTTGATAAATCAACTTCTGTATTTATAGTTGTTGGTTGTTGTTTTGAATTATCATTAACATTTATTATAATATCATCAATACTAGTTGGTGGAACATTTCCAAGTAATGGTGCTACTGTATTTATTTCTGATAATAATGATTTCATAGGCATCGGATTTTTTTTAATATAATATTCATCAGCGCCACCACCTATTTTTTTTAATGCACTAAATAAATCATTAAATTTATTATCAACATTTCCATTTCCAGGTGATTTTAATGCTAATTTTAAATTATCTATAACTTTATCTTTATCAGCTGTAGATAATTTTTTAAATGATTTATTTATTTTATCTAATTTCATTTGCATATCTGAATGAAATATTTTACTTTCTTTTGTTGTATATAAAAATTTATATAAATTAGCAGGGTCTGATAAACCATTTACAAATTTAATATAAAAATTATATCTTTTAGGATTAAATTTTCTAACAAAACTATCTGTTAATATTAATGAACTTAAATTAAAAATAGGTGTATTCGGATTTGATGGATTTAATAAATCTTTAAATCCAAATAATATTTCAGCCATTCTTCTATTATAATGTTTGATTATTTATGTATAAAAACCATATGCTCCCGATTATTATTAATAATAAAATTACAAAAATTAATATATAACTATATGCATGATATAAATTAATAAATAAAAATCTTAATAATATTATACAAATACTTATAATTATTATTATTACACATATTAATAATGGATAAATATTATAATTATTATATCCATTTTTATTATCATTTAATTTATTTATAATATTAACAAAATCAATATTTTCACTATGAGGATTAACTGTCATATAATAACTCAATAAAATATTATTTAATGGTATATAATTAGGGTCAAAATATTTAAATATATTTTCTTGTTTAATATCTTCTTCATTACCTATAAAATAATAATTAATTGTATTGTCTCCACAATTTCCTGAAGTAGTCATATTAATTATATATTAAGATTTTATAAATACAGGTTCTCCTAATACTATTAAAAATATTATCATTAATATTGGAAAATTATAAGATACATTATCTGAATTTATTTTAAAATATGATAATTGTTTACTATCTAAATTATTATATTTACTATTATAATCACAATTTATTATTAATTGTTTTCGTAATAAATCTTTAACATTATCATCTTTATTATAAAAATTAAAATTTGTTGTTATTAAATTAATATCTGATTTATTACTATGTGATTTTATATTATTTAATAAAAATATTACCATATTATAAAAATATTGAATATGACTATTAATATTTATAATTGATTTACCATCTGATGAATTATTATCCAATGAAGCAACTATACAAGATACATTTTTTAGTGTTCCAATATATGCAGGAATAGGGGTTTCTGATTTAATAGTAGTAAATCTATTATTAATGGTATCTTCTATAGTTGATAAAGAAGATTTATCAGGTAAACATAAACTTGTTTCATTATTACTTATTTCAGTTTTAATAGTTGATAATAAATTTTCATATAATTGAATAATAATATTAATTATATATAAATTATTATTGTATATTTTAATTAAATTATCATCTTTTTTTGTATTTGAATTAATATTAGTATTTAATAATAATTTATCATTAATAATAGTATCTAAATAATTAGTAATAGTATTAACATTATTATTAAATAAAATATTATGATTATTTATTAAATAATTTATATTATTTGTAATATCTTTTTTAATATCAACAGTTGATGCACGATATGAATTATATAATAATATAACATAACTTATAATATCTACATTAGTAGTACTAGTAATAGTTATTAAATTAGGTGCACTATCTTTTGGTAAATAATCAATATTATTAATAAAATTAGGATTAAATAAATCATGATATTTATATATTTGTATATTTTTATGTTCTTCATATGTAAATGTAGTTACTGATGACATTGTTTTAATTGCAATAATTTTGGGACGTTCTATTTTATTTAATAATAATTGATTAGTAAAAGATGTTTGTATATTGCAAATATTATTTAATAATGTTGATAAAATTATTTTTTTAAAATTATCACTATCATCTATTTTATATTTATAAAAATTTAATGGTATTGATAAATTTGTTGTTGCTATTATAAATGGAGATAATTCTGTGGTATTATTATATGTATTTGTTGATAAAGGATTAGTATTTGTATATTGAGAAACTAATCTATAATCATTTATAGTATTTGGACTTATGATTTTATATTTAATATAAACGTTAATTGATGTATTAGTTATTTTAAAATAATAATCATTATTATCAATATCAGTAATTTTATAAGGTAATTCAAAATAATCTACATTATTAGTTTCTTCTTTAATAGATTGTGTTAAATTATTATCTTTAGGAGATATATTATATTTATTAGCAGATATTGAATATAAATAATTACTTTGTCCATTATATTTTAATACATTAGATGGGTCTGTGTCTTCAATTATAAAAAAATTAGGTGAAATATCAATTTTAAAATTAGGAATAGTTCCACTAGAACTATATGATTTTTTTAATAAAGCTATATCAATTTTATTTGTAATATAATTATCTTTAAAAGATATAATTTGATTTTTAATATTATTATATATATTTGTAATTATTTGATTATTTCCAGCATTTATACTTAACTTATCAATATTAGTAATAATATTATTAGTTAATATTTCATCATATTGAATATCTTTAAATTTATTTAATGATGCAATTATATCATTTATATCATCCATTAATTTTAAAATTTCAAAATAAAATGTTTTATTAATATAATTATTATTATTTATTTTATTTAAAATTCTAAAATATTGATATGCTCTATAATATAAAAATTTATAATAACCATTCATATTTAATTTTAATGTTATATCATTACTATTAAATTTTAGTATTAAAACTTTAATACTTTCTATTTTAATATTAATTTTTGAAACATTATTAATTGAAGTTATATAATAATCAATTAAATATGATATTGAAGTATCATTAATATCAAAAGTACCTGATGCTTTTTTATATAAAAATATTGCACTATCTATTTTTGTAATTGATTCATTAGAAAAATATAAATCTTTGCTATTTTGATTTAATTCAATAATAGTATTATTAATATTACGAGTATTTTCAAGTGTATATTTTTTAATATTAATTAATTGTTTAATATCTTCTAATATTTCTTTTCCAGTTTTAATATCTGAATTAATATCAGATTTTGATGATTTAGGGTCATTGAGTAATTTATTATAAAATGTTATTCCACTTGAACCATCTAATTCTAAATTTAAAGCAGTATTAGCATTTGTTATATCATTTTTATAATGTGCCAATGGTTCATAAATAATATATTTATTAAGATAAGTATTATAATATAATATAGAATTCATAATAGTTATTGTAATTAAAATTGTTAATAAATAAATAAAACATACATATGAAACATCATCTTTATAAATATTATATAAAATAAATGAAATAATTACAAAACTTATAATAAATAAATGCATATAATTATTTAATCCAAGAATATTAACTGCAATATCTAAATAATATGTTTTATCACCTAATTTATTTGATGTTAAAGAACTAGCATATGCATTATATCTTTGATTATAATGTTTCATATCAATATCATAATTTTTAATGGATTTATAATAATCATCAACAATTGATTTTTTAATTTTATATTCAGGGTCATTATCCTTATCATTATATTTAAAAATTGATAATAAATCTTTACCTTTATATGTTGGTTTTTGTATAGGTATAGGTTTAATTGGTGGTTTTTGTTTATAAATATCATACATAGTTGAATTATCTTTTGAAGTATTAAGATTAATATTATTATATTTTGAAGTTATATATTTGAAAATATATCCAGATGATATAAATATAATTGTGAAAAAGAAATAAATAATTAAATTTTTATATTTATCATCTGTTTTTCTATTAAATAAATTATATGAATAATAAAATAATAATAATATAAATATTAATGAATATATTAGACTAAATAAATAATTATCAGAATTAGGAGTAATATCAAATTTAAAAAATACTTTTAAAATATATGATAAAGGTATTATTATCATAATTAATAAAACTATGAAATAATTACCAGTGCAATTTGGTATAATTTTATGACATTCATCACAAAAACATTTTAATATTTGTTTTGGTAATGATAAATCAGTTTCTCCATCAAATGAACATGCATCAGGTTGTTCAATAATAAATTTATAATAAAAATATACACCATATGCAATTGCACATAAAATTGTTATCAATATTGAAACAATTGTTATTAAATAATTGAAATAAGATTTATTAAAAATGTCCTTAAATAGAAAATTAATATTATTATAGACATTAAATCTATTAGTTTCACATTCTATTGTTTGAATATTATTAAATTTTGACATGAATGAACCATAATTATATAAATATGTATAATTAAATGTAAAAAAACCAACATTATATAATTCATCTATAATTAAAATAATACTAAATAAAAAAGTAATACCAATACATAGATTAGTTATAATAATCATATAATAACTTAACTCCATTTTCTATATAATAAATATACATTATTATAATTATATTTATTATTTAAAAAAAATGTCCTTATGGATAAAATTTAAAAATAATTTTAGAAATATTATATATGATATTCCAGAGTTTAATATAATATTTGAAAAATATTATAATTATGAATATAATTTATTATTATACTCATATTTAGGTTATCCAATTGATTTATTTATTGATGAATTGATAAAAATAAAATTTAATATAAATATTTTAAATAAAAAAGAATTAGTATGGAATAAAAATGTTCCTTATTATGAAAATCAATATTTTTTTGAAATTGATTTAAATAATCCTAATATTCCAAATGATTATTCTTTTTTAACTGAAATGATTTTATTTATTATTAAAAATAAACCTGTAATTAGTAATAAACATCTAATTATTTTAAAAAATATAGATAAATTAGGTGAATATGCATTTGCATTTAGAATAATATTAGAAAAATTTTATAATAATGTTTATTTTATTTGTACAACTCATAAAATATCTAAAATTGAATCACCAATTAAAAGTCGTTTTTCATTAATTCGATTAAGATTATTTACAAATAATGAAATAAGTATTATTTTTAATAAATATTTGAATTGTGAAGAAGTAATAACAAATAATAGAAATATTATTTTTTGTATATTTCTATCTCAAGTTAAAATAAATGAACCTCATTTAATTACTTATGATTTCTGTGAATTTAATTATCCACTTATAAAAAAATTCTTAGATACAAAATATGATTTATATGATATTAGACAATTTTCATATAAATTATCACAATATAATTTAAGTATTATGGATATTACTAAAGATTTTATGAAAATTTATAAAAATAATAATAATAAATTAATTGAATTAATAAATATTGCTGCTAATGTTGATTATATTTTAACTATATCAAATAAAGGAAGAGAACCAATTTATATTGAAAACTTCTTATGCCAGATTTTAATATAAAAAAAATGATAATATTAATTAATATAAGACTTTATAATAATGAATTTTTGTGAGGTATGCTCTAATATGAAATATATGAAAACCGGTGAAAATAAAAAATTAGTTTATTATTGTAAGCATTGTTCTTTCGAAAAAGATGAAGAAAGCACAAGTGCCATTAAAATATCAGAAACTATTTATACAGAAGATGAATTATTATATAATCAACATATTAATAATTATTTACGTTTTGACCCGACTTTAAGACGTATTAAAGATGATAATATTAAATGTACCAATTGTGATATTCCAGATGATAAAAGACAAATTATTCCTGTAAAATATCATCCATCTAATATGAAATATTTCTATGTTTGTGATAATTGTGGATTTACGTGGAGAGAAAATAAAAAATGATTAATTATATAAGAAGATATAATTAATTAATTTAATTATGACTACAAGTGATTGCAAACAACCTTTTGATGAATGTAATAAAGTTTTTGCTTCCTTAAATAATAATAAAATTAGCAAATTAATTATGACTAAATATGAATTTAATTTAGTTATCAGTCAAAGAACTGTTCAATTATCTCAAGGTCATTATCCTTTCGTTAAAATTGATAAATCTATTAAATCTAATATGGATTTAAGAAAAGTTGCTTTAGAAGAACTAAAAGAAGGTAAAATACCTTTTATTATTAAACGACCTCTTCCAAATGATAAATATGAATTTGTTAGAGTTAAAGATTTAGATTTAAGTGCTGTAAAATATATGATTGATTTATAATAATAATTTAATTCATTTAAGATTATTATCATATTATTAATTAATGTTATATTCAATAATTTTAGCCTGCACTTTTGACGGGGGTATTGGATATAATAATTGTATTCCTTGGGATATAAAAAGTGAATTATATTTATTTAAACAAATTACTGGAAATAAAGACCAATATAAACAAAATGCAATTATTATGGGTAGAAAAACATGGGATTCATTACCTCATAAACCTTTAAAAGATAGAATTAATATTATTATTACAAGTGATAATAAATTTGTTAATCATGATAATGTTATTAGTTTTTCTAATATTGATAGTGCTTTTGAATTTTGCGAAAGAACAATTAATATTAATAAAGTTTTTGTAATTGGCGGTAAATCTATTTATGATTTATGTTTAAATAATGAAAAATATTTAAAAAATATTGAAAATGTTTATCTTTCTATTATTTATAAATATTATACATGTAATATCTTTATTAATTTAAAAAAAATTTTAACTTCTTTTTGTTGTGATTATGATACTATTATATTTCATCCACAATTTTTACATATGAGAATGACAAAAAAATTAATATAAACCTTTTTTATTAAAACAATCTTTAATATCATCTTGATATAATTGATAAATATTTATACAATTATTTATTATTTCATTATATTGTATCATATATCCTTCATTTTTCTTAAAATTAATTACTGCTAATTTTAATATATCAATTGCCTCCTTATATTTCTTATTTTTATAATATAATAATCCAAGCATATGTTGAAAATCAGCATTATCTCTTCCATAATCCATATAATGTTTATAAGCCTTATTTAAATCAGTTTCATTATTATTAATCATATTTGTTAATGTAATATAACTATTATTTTGTATTAAATAATTTGTTGTATTTACGGTAGTAGGAAATATTCCTAATTTTGAACCTTCAAATATTGTATGTTTATTTAATAAATATGATTTTAATGTATTTTTATTATCAAATATAAATTTTGATAATGATAATTTCATTGGAAAACGTATTACACTCATATATTCATATAATTTTTTTGCTGTAGATGGTGTTAAAAAATATGAATTCTTTGTTAATAATATTTTGAAATAATTATTAACAGGAACTACATTTATTTTATTATCATCATTCATTGCTAAACATGTTAATAATAAATCATAATCAATTGTTTTTAATAATTTTAAAAAATCATTAAAATTATTTTTATGTTCATCTAATAATATTATATCATCTTCTATAATAAAATTATGTTTTGTTTTACTATTTTTAATAATATCATATGCTTGTATATGTTTATGTAAATTTGATAATTGGGCTAAATTAAATTTAACTTGAGCAGTTTTAAAATCAGGGTCATTAATTTCATCATTATTTAAATTTATTTTTTTATCATAATCTGTTAAATTTTGTTCAATATCTTCTATTGAAGGTTTTAATATATTAATGATTTTAACATTAAAATTATTATTTTTCATCATTCCTATAACTAAATCTAATGTTGTCATTAACATTTTATTTCTTATATTTAAATGTTCCGATTTTATAACATAAATATCTATATCCATTATATGTTATTAATATAAAAATAAGAAAGTCTTAAATCATAAAATTTAATTAGAATTTAGACTTGTTACTGTTAATTCTAAGGCTGATAATCTTTGACTTAATTCAGGTCTAGCTTCAACTGCTGCCAAACGTCCTGAAACATCAGATAAATCAACAACTGGACGAGCTTCAACAGCTTCTAAACGTCCTGAAACATCGGATAAATCAACAACTGGACGAGCTTCAACAGCTTCTAAACGTCCTGAAACATCAGATAAATCAACAACTGGACGTGATTCAACAGCTTCTAAACGTCGTGAGACATCGGATAAATCAACAACTGGACGTGATTCAAGGGCTGCTAAACGTCCTGAAACATCGGATAAATCAACAACTGGACGTGATTCAAGGGCTGATAATCTAGATAAAACTTCAGATAAATCAACAGAAGAACCTGAAGAAGAACTAACACCTGATGATAATTCTATATTCTTTAAACGTTGCTCTAATATAGCTACTTGTCTTAATAACTGTAAACTTTCCATTATAATATTATTGTATAAAAAAAAATGATATAATTATAGTACGCAATAATTATTATAATGATTATTCCAATTAGATGTTTTACTTGTTCTAAAGTTATCGCTGATAAATATGATTATTATCATCAAGAAAAAAATAAATTAAAATCAGAAGATAATAAAAATGATAATGATTTAAAATTCTTTAATGATATTCATACTAAGGAAATATTAGATAATCTTGGATTAATTAGATATTGTTGTAGAAGAAGTGTAATGTCATCTGTTGATTTAATGGATGTTATTTAATATATTCAAATATATTAAATATGGATATAATTGATATTACAAAATTAAATGTTGGTGATATATATAAAAATACAATTCAGACAATTATTGATATTATAAATGATTTAACTATTTTATTTAATGATGATTATAAAAATAAAAATTATAATAAAATATATTATGAAATATTTGATATTATTTTTAAAAAAGATAGGATGTTTTATATAGGTATAATATTTATAATATTATCTTTTGTTATATATTTTATAGACGGAGTTTCAATATAAAATGTTATTTTATAATTATTATATCGCAATTTTAATATTGGCTATAATATTTTTTTTAATATCAATGCAAAAACTAAATATATTAATTGCTATAATAATAATAATAATAATAGCTTATTTTTATTTTAATAAAATAAATGATTATAATAATGATAATAAATTAACTGAAAAAAATATTATTTCTTCTTTAAATAATGATATTAAAGAAAGACAATATATTAGCGATGAAAATTATTTTTTAAAGAAATTTCCAAATAAAATTAAATATTTACAAAAAGATAAAGAATTATTAAATATTATATTAAATATTAGATTTATAAAAAGATATGACTCCGTAAAATATACAAATATAATATTTCATATTGATAAATTTTATAAAATATATATGTTTATATTAGCTAATAGATATAATATTAAAGATTATTTTAGTACTTTTATAATATTGCGAAATACAATAATAAGAGAATTATATTCATTTTATTTAATTTTACCTATAAAAATGAAATATTATTATGGATTTGATTCATTTAATGAACTTAAAATATCTATAACTAAATTTATAGAATATTCAAGAAAATTAATAACTATACTTGAAAGATATGGTTATCAAGAAAAAGAAATATATTATTTAGATGATACTAAATATAAACCATATGATAATAAAAATATTAATGAAGTTTATTAATTATTTATTTATTATTTATTTATAATAAATCTCTTTCTAATAAAGTAATAGGAGGATGTGTATAAGAATCAAATGATAAATTACCATATCTAATATATGGTGATATAGCACTATCAGTAAATAAATCAATTGTCCCTCCTTTTTTCATTTTTTTATTAAAATCTTTTCTAAAAGTTTTTATTAATTTTAATATAAAATCACGCATATTTATTTTCTTTTCATTTATTTTTATTGGTTTTCCTCCACGTTTAACTAATAAATCATTAAAATATCCTACGTCTACATTTGTATCCAACATATTCATAACATTATTCATAGGATTATTTAACATATATTCTATTATATGATATTTTTTTAATATTAATTATTTACTAATAATAATATATAATGTCTCAATTTATTCCAAAAATTAAAATAGAAGGTTCTACATCTAATGAACCTTTTGTTAAATTTACTCAAAATTATTCATGGACATCAAGTAATTTTTGTTTACATGTCGATAAAGGTTATACTAATCTTAATGGACTAATTATTAATGGTTTAGATACTAATGATACTATTTATACAAGTAATACAACTCTTAATATGTCTTTTAATGTTACTGGTAATAGTAATCTTATATTTAAAACAAATAATATTGAGAGATTAAGAATATTAAATTCAGGTAATGTTGGAATTGGAACAACAATATCATCAGAATATAAATTAAATGTTAATGGTTCATTAAATTCAACTTCTTTTTTTAGAAATGGTAATAATTTAGATAATATTTATTTATTAATTAAAAATAATTTTTGGTTATTAGATAATATTTCACCTACTTCATCTATATTATATACAGACCCTAATTCAAATATTGATAAAATTGGTATTGGTAATACATCACCTTTAGGTTATTTACATTTAGGTTCTACTACAAATGCTGGTAGTGATGCTAATATTATTTTATCTAAAACTAATTTAGCAAATACAAATCGCAATTTTAAAATAGGATATGATACAGATTTTAATTTTGTTTTTGGAGATTTTGGTGATGCTTCTACACAAACATGGAAAAAACAATTTTATATTAATTCAAGTGCTCCTGATAATTCATTAATTATATTAGATAATGGTAATATTGGCATAGGAACAACAAATACAAATAATTTTAAAGTTAATATTAATGGAAATTTATATGCAAATAGTATTACTGCAGATGGAGCTAATTTAACTAATTTGAATTATAATCGTATAACTACAGGTAAACCTGATATAAAGAATTTAGATAATTGGACTATTGATTCTACTAATACTAATTTTATATATAATAGAAATGCAGCAGCTAATTCTATTTATATTGGTATTGGAACAACTAGTCTTGATACAGCTTATAGATTAAATGTTTATGGTCCAATTAATTCAACTGATTATTTTATAAATGGTAAAAATATTAATACTATATATTTAACTTCTAATACTGCTCTTACTACATATTTAACATTAAATGCATTTACTGCTTCTGAAATATGGACACTAGGTTCTGATTCAGATGGAAATCATATAAAATTAAATAGTGCTAATATTGATAAAAAAATTTTATTAGGAAGACCAGCTGCAAACGTGCAATCATTATTATTATTAGATGTTTATGGAACAACACAATCAAGATTTTTTATAGGAAATGGAAATGGTATAACTAATATTAATTATAATAATATAACTACAAATAAACCTGATTTTTTATTAAAAACTGAAGCAAATGCTTCATATTATAATAGAACTTATTTTGATACAACTTATTCAAATATTTTACAAACTAAATTTGATACAGTATATGGAAGTATTTCAGCTATTAATAGTTTAAATACTAGAATTAATTCAGTGTATAGTTCTGTTGATCCACAAGCTATTGGAATTGTTATTCAAAAATTAGCAGGACAAAATAGTCTTATTGTTTATCATTCAAATATTTTAGAATTACCATATATATATGATTCTAATAATAAAACACTTGGATTTAATACAACTCCTAGCACTAATAGTAGTGAAATTATAACTATTAATGGTAATTTAACAGGAATAAATTTAAAAGCTATTGGAAATATTTATGAAAATAATACATTATTAAGTAATATATATGTATCATCAAATAATTATCATAAAAGTATTTCAAATTATGATAAAATAATTGATAGAATTAAATCTAGTTTTACAAATGAAGAATTATATCCTCCTTTATCATCTTTATTTACTAATAATTCAAATATTATTTCAAATAAAGTATATGGAAATGGAACATATATTATACAATCATCTACAAATTTATTATATTTAGCAACAAATGATAGTACATATGAAACAATACCTGCTTTTAATTTATTTAATTATACATTAAATACAGCATTATCATGGCAAAATAATGTATTATCTTATAATTCAACTTCTCCACATACATTAATAAATAATACATATAATGAAACTCCAAATACTAGTAATATTTTATATAATAATATTAATACAAATATTTATTATGGTCATTGGATATTATTATATTATTCTGAAAAATTTATAGCATCAAAAATTGATATTGTTACAACTTCTAGTTTTATTAATAATAGTCCTAAAAAAATAACATTATTAGCAACAAATAGTAATGTTATTATTACTCGTGAGTATATTAATAATTATCGTTCTCAACAAAATGCTAGTGCTACTGATTATATATGGGATATAATTATTAATAATTATGAAATTGCTATTAGTAGTTATATTAATATTGGTACTATTAATATTAATACTTTTATTCTTTCAGCATCAATACCAATTATTAATAATATTAAAGCATATAATTGTTATAAACTAATAATAACAGAAGTACAAGCAAGTTCTATTTTACAAATACAACAACTTAAATTTTATGGTTTTGAAAATAAAAAAGAATGGAAACATTCAGGTAATAATATTTATAGTTTATCTAATATAAGTATTGGAACTATTGATAATTTATCACCATATTTATTAAATGTTAATGGTGATATTTATTCTTCTTCTAATATTTATTCAACTTCTAATATAGGTATTGGTAATACTTCACCTTTAGGAAATTTACATATTGCTTCTCCTAATAATATTAGTGATGGAACATTAATTATTTCTAAAAAAGATAATAATAATAATCGTAATTTTAAATTTGGATATGATAGTAATTTTAATTTTGTTTTAGGTGATTTTGGAACTGCTGTTGAAGGAACTCGAACATGGACTAAACAATTTTATATTAATTCAAATGCACCTGATAATTCTTTAATGATTAATAGTTTTGGTAATATAGGAATTGGAACTAGTAATATTACTTCAAATCAAAAATTATTTATAAATGGTAATGTAACAATAACAGGAATAATTAAACAAACTGATTATAATATTTCAAATACATTTAATTCAGATATTTATGCATCTAATAATATTTATATTTCTTCTAATCTTAATGTTTCTAATATTTTTACATCAAACATTAATGTTTCTAATTATATTAATGTTAATGGTGTTGTATATGTATCAAAAAATATTGGTATTGGCACTTCAACTAATTATAATGCATCTTTAAATATTCAATCTGATTATAATACTATTGGTATTTGGAATGCATCTTATAATTTAGGAAATACACAAAAGATTTCATCATTTATAGGTAAAAATAATAGTATTAAAAATGGATTTTATAATTATTATTATCATAATAATGATTTAAATAATAATAATTATTTATCATGGACTACTGATAGTAACAATACAGAATCTGATATTTTATCTATAACTGCTAATAAAAATGTTGGAATTGGAGTTACTAATCCAACATCATTATTTCAAATTGGTTCTGGTGGTGGTAAATTTAAAATAAGTCCAAGTGATAATGATTATGCACTTATTGGATTAAATAATACTGATAATAATAATAATACTAAAATTTATTTAAATGGTGTTAATAAAAGAATAGAATATCATGCTTATACAGGTGGTCATATTTTTTATACTTATACAACTGAAAAAATGCGAATAAATAATATTTCTGGAAATATAAGTATTGGTGATACATCTGATATATATAAATTATCTGTTAATGGTAATATTTATTCTTCTTCTAATATTTATGCTACTTCTAATATAGGTATTGGTATAACAACTCCTCTAGGTAATTTACATATTGCATCACCATTTACTAATAGTGATGGAATATTAATTATTTCTAAAAAAAATATTACAAATAATCGTAATTTTAAAATTGGATATGATGAAAATTTTAATTTTTCATTTGGTGATTTTGGTGATGCTTCTACGCAAACATGGAAAAAACAATTTTATATTAATTATATTGCACCTTCAAATTCTTTATTAATAAATAGTATAGGTAATATTGGTATTGCAAATATTGCACCCTTAGGAAATTTACATATTGCTTCTCCTGAAAATATTAGTGATGGAACATTAATTATTTCTAAAAAAGATAATAGAAATAATCGTAATTTTAAATTTGGATATGATGAAAATTTTAATTTTGTTTTTGGTGATTTTGATACTGCAATAGGACCTCAAATATGGAAAAAACAATTTTATATTAATTCTAATGCATCTAATAATTCTTTAACAATTAATAATGCTGGATATATTGGTATTGGAACATTTAATAATTCATTAAATGAACAAATATTATATGTTAATGGAAAAACAACATTAAATGGAAATACAATTATTAATGGTTCATTATCTCAATTTGCAGGTACTAATGGTTATCCTAATAATTTTCAAAATTCTGTTTGTATAAATACAACTGACTCTGAAAATTATAAATTAAATGTTAATGGTGATGTTAATTTTAAATTATTATTGAATGCTTCAAATGTAGTTGTTAATAATGATATGACTATTTTAAATGGTAAAGTTAGAGTTGGTATTAGTTCAACAGCTTCTGTTGTTCCTGATTATAGTGTATATATTCAAAGAGATACATGTATAAATGGTGCAGTTTGGTTAAAAAATGCTAATTTTACTCACGAATCAGGAGATTTTAATATTAATTCAACAATTGTTAATATTAGAAATAATACATATTTTGGTTCACGTGTTGGAATTGGTTTTACTACTGGAATTATTACAAATATTCTTCAAATTGGTAATGGTGGTCAATTAAGAATTTCAAACGATGATAATGATTATACTGTTTTAGGAACAGCAGTTAATGTTGCAAGTTCAACAAATACAAGAATTATAATTAATGGTTCTAGTAAATTTAATGATATAAATAATAAAGGTAATATTGAATATTATACCACAACTAGTGCTGGAAAACATATATTTTATAAAGGTGGAACATCAAATAATGATAATGAATTAATGAGAATTCATAATAATGGTAATGTTGGAATAGGAACAACAAATTCAGATAATTATAAATTAAATGTTAATGGAACTATTAATTGTATATCATTAATTTCATCAAATAGCATTAATATTGGTGCTGATGCTCTTGATAAAACTAATCAATTAAATGTTTATGGGTCAATATATGCATCTTCAAATGCTATTATTACAAGTAATATTATTACATCTAATATTTTTACTTCTAATATTAATAATACAGGTTCTTTAAGTAATATAGGAAATTTATTTATAACAGGTGCAATAAATCAAACTGGAACTTATAATTTTAGTGGAACAGCTTTTAATATTGGTATTATTTCAGATAATACTAAATTTTTAACTGTTGGAGGAAACATTTCATCAAGTAAAGATATTATAGCACATTCAAATTTAATTACAACTACTATTAAATCTGTTTTTAGTTCTAATACTAGTAATTTATATACATCTAATTTAATTGTTTCAGGAAGTACAATTTTAAATAGTAATATTATTCAATATAATAGTTTTCCAATTACTTTAACAGGTGCAATTTCATTAAATTCATCAACATTAAATGAACAAATAATTATAAATAATACAGCAGCAAATAAAAATGCAACAATTAAATTTACAAATAATAATTCAGTAAATGGATATATTGGTATTGGTGGAACTAATGGTGGCACTAATTATATTAATAATGTATTTATTCAATCAACAAATAATATTATTTTAAATACTGGTGATAAAAATGCTACAAGTACACCATCATTTTTAATTAATAATCTTGGTAAGGTTGGCATTTCAACTAATGTTGCTAATAATATTCTTCAAATTGGTGATGGTGGTAGATTAAGAATTGCAAATGATGCAAGTGATTATACAGTTATAGGAACAATAGATAGTCTTGGTGCAACAAATACAAGAATTATTATTAATGGTAATACAAAATTAAATGATTTAGAAAATAGAGGTAATATTGAATATTATACAACAAATACTACTGGAAAACATATATTTTATAAAGGTGGAACATCAAATAATGAAAATGAATTAATGAGAATAGATAATAATGGTAATGTAGGAATTGGAACAATAAATCCTGATAATTTTAAATTAAATGTTAATGGACAATTAAATGTTAGTAATTTAATTAGAGAAAATGGCGATTATTTAAGTAATATTTATGTTAAACAAACTAATTTAAATAATTTAGCAATAAATAATTTTAATTTAAAAAAGAAATATGGATTTAATGTTGTAACTAAAGGTTTTCAAAGTGGTGAAATTATATTTAATTCAAGTAATTATTATAAATTTGATATTGATTTAAGAAACAATACTAAAAATTTAGTTAATACAATTGGTCAAAATAGTGTTTGTTATCGTTCTTTTAATATTAAATGTTTTTTAACTGATTGTAGTTTTGAAACTTTTAATAATGGTATTCCAAATATTTTACAATATGATATTTATATGTCAAGTAATCCTATTAATACTCCTTTATGTTTTCCTCAGATGGTAGCACCTAAAACAGGATTAAATATATGTGCTATTGGAACACCTGAAAATTATAAATTAGATAATATATTACCTTCATATATTACTTTATTAAGACATAATAATACATCATTTTGGTTTAATTATTTATCAATAGTTTCTCCATGTTCTAATCTTCAAGTATCATATATAATTGAAGATTATTTATCATAAAAATTAAAAAAAATGATTATATATATATAAACTCTTAAATATCATAAATTCAAAAATGATTTTAGATGAAAGATTATATAAAGTTCTTTCAATGATTGAAAAATTTGCATTGGAATCAAATGGTATAATTTGGGGTTCTTATGTAACTGCTAAAATTTCACATAGATATTTTTCAGAATTATATTATAATTTAGATTTACCAATTGATAAATATTGGGATTATTCATTTCATCCAGAAACAATTGAAAGAACATTTAGATGTGAAGAAATATCAATTTGTTTTCCAAAAATAAATAATTTTGATAAATTCAATTATAAATGTTTAGATAATAACATTACAATTAGAATTTTTGATAAAGATGATGAAATTCTTATGGAAATTGAAGAATATCCTGAAATTGTAATAAATATTATTCTTAGAACTGAAGATGTATTACCACCATTTGGTTCATTATTATTTTTATGTGATGGTTTTATTATGCATAATAAAAATAATACAACTATTATTGAATATTCTAGAAATACTGGAACAATGATTGATAAAATAGATACTAAGAAATTTAAAATTGCTGAAAATAATATTATTAATGATATTTATAAGAAAAAAACAATTATATCCGATATTAATGAAGGAACAATTGCTGAAATTTATAAATTTATTAATGATGGTTGGACTATATCCAATTTACCTTATTCTGTATTTTCAAAAAGTTATGATATTACTGACACAGAATTAGATAAATTTAATGAAAATTGTTGTGTTATCTGTTTAGATAAATTATTCAAAGATAATAAGACAATTAAAGAAACAGCTGTTGTTTATAGTGATATTTCACATCCTAATGCAACTTATTATCCAATTCATCATTCATGTTTTATTGAATATATTTTATATAAAAATTCTAAGAAATTTTACTGTCCATTCAAATATCTGATTAATTTTGATAATTGTAATATTACATTCAATTATCAATATTATATGATAAATAGAAATAAACATTAAAAATAGAATTATTTATATATAGAAAACAAAAATGAATTTAGATGTTTTTGTTCATTATATTTATAATAATGATAATGATAATGATAATGATAAAGGTAAAATAATAATATTGAAAGATGATATAAATATAATAAAACTTCAAATTTATTTATGTAAAATGATTAATAATTGTTATATATTTAATAATTATTATGATAAATATTATGATAATATTATATATCAAATATATAATAATAAGATTTTTGGTATTGTAAAACAAAATAATAATATTTTTTATATATGGAAGATAAAAATATAGAAAATAATAATTATCATTAATAGATATGTATAATAAATTATTACTTTTATTTATAATAACATTGTTAGTAATTTTTATAATTGCTATGTTTATTTTTATAACTAATAATAATAATCAAAAAATAGAAAAATTTGATGATAGTGTCCTTAAACCAGCAAATAATTATCCAGCATTATCAAACACAGCTGTTATTACTTTAATTAATTATAATATGGATAAAACTACAGATAAAAAATTAAATATTCAAGAAAAATACGATGTTGTTGCAGCATCATCTCTTGATAATTTAGGCACAAATGGATATGGCACAACTTATATTAATTCTTCATTTATGTTTAATGTAGAACCAAATGCAAATTCATCAATATCTTCATTATTTAATAATACAATATCATTAAAATTAAATTCATTTAATTCATCAACTAATAATTATATTAGTATAATTTTTCCTGAAAAATTTCAATTTAAAAGAATTGAAATGCAATTAGATTCAAATTTAATAGAAAATTATATTACAAATAAAAAAATATATTTATATGCATTTAATAATGCAAATAATAATTATTATCAAATTAAAACAACACCAACACTTAATGATAATATTTTAATTTTATCATTAAATGGTGTAATAACTTTTAATAATTTAATAATATTTTTTGATAAATCAATAACTACAATAACATTAAAAAATATTAAAGTATTTGGTTATCCAATTAATACTGATATAATAATGAATATTGATGATAATTCAGTATTACAACAAGAAGATACCATTAATATATTTACTGAAAATATTAATTCACAATTTGCAGCAGTTGATACTACATCATATGGACAACAACAACAAGAAAACGTTTATGATTCAACAACACCTATTAGTGAACAATTTAATTCATTATTAAATAAAAATAATCCACCATGGGCAATGTATAGTGGAAAAAATATTACTTCTGATAAACTTTTTTTAACTGATTTATTTGGTAGAGATTGTAAAAAAGCATCTATAACTGGTGGTGATGTTACAATTGTAACTAATGAAGGACAAGCAAAATTAAATTATATTAAAGGGAAAAAAAATACTAGTATTATATTTCCAGTTGGAAGTCTTCCATCAGAATATACAATTTGTGTTTTAACTAAATATACAAGTACAGACCGTAATGCAAGAGGTAGAATATTAACAACTAATTCAACATATAATCCAAATTGGTTACTTGGTCATTGGGCAAATCAAGCTGGTGGTGTTACTTATAATAATGGTTGGATATATTATAGTTGGAGAGATGATGGAGAAAATATAAATTGGCGTGTAAGTTGTATGAAATCAAGTGCAAATAATCAAAGTTATAGTTTAATTATTGATGATATAAATAAAGCATGGGGAAATGCTCGTGGTAATAGTAATCCAAATGCTTGTTTAACAATAAATGGAATAGGTGGTTATACTGGTGAAACATCTGAATTTGGTTTTGCTTATTTAATTATTTGGGATTTTGTATTATCTGATGGTGAATTATTAATTGTATCAAAAGCATTAACTAATTATGTAAATACTGGAGAAGAATTAAAAACAGATGGTATTATAATATCTCTAAAAGATGGAAAATCACAATCAACAGCCGGACGGTCAGCATATCATATAAAATTAGCAACATGCACAAATGATAATGGAGTATATTGGATATTAAAAGATAATGGTGATGCAATTCAAATATATTGCATTATGGATTCTGCATGTTTTGGTGGTGGTTGGATGTTGGCAATGAAAGGTTCAAAAACAACTGTATTATTTGGATTTGAGAGTGTTCATTGGAAAACTGATACAGTTGTTAATAATAATGATTTTAATATAGTAAATGATGCTTCAAATAATTTAATAGATTCCAAATATGAAATTTTTAATTATTTTAAAGTATCTCAATGTTTAGCAATATTTGATTCAAATGATACAAATGGAGCAATAAATTTACCTAATTATGGTTGGGCATGGCTTGAATCATCATTTTATGATGGACAACGTAAATTATCATTAAAAGAGTTTTATGCAAATGATTATGCTAAATTTGTATATTATAGTAGTGGTGGACATGATTTTGTAGCTTCATTTAATTCCAGAAATGCTCCTCAAAAATATGATTATAATTTTGTTAGACAACTTGATATTAATAGATATAATCAAACAGTTGAAAATACTATTTATCCTGGTAATGTATGGGCACGACAAGACCAATTTAAAGCATATGGATTTAATATAAAACCTTTAAATCCTTATGGCTGGCGTGGTACTGCAGTTAGATGGGGTGGAACTTTTAATGAAAATCCAGGTGGTGTACCAGATACAAATGATGTTGGTGGAGGAATAGGATTAGGTGTTGGTTGGAATGCTGGTAATTATATTGGTTGTTGTCAATCAGAAAAAGGTGTAGGAAGTAAACAAATGTGTTTTAGATGGTATATAAAATAAAATATAAATTTATATAAAAATAATATATATATATAAATTATAAAAAAAATGTTTTCAGATATTCGTCAATTCATTGCTTTATCATCTAGAACAAATATTGAATGTATTCAGAATTATGTTCCTTTAGTATTTCCATCAGAACATCCTGAAGAAGTTAATTATTATAAAGATGCAAGAATTTGTTTAAATGATGTAGTTGATGAAGTATCAAATCATTAAATGATTTTAATTATTTTTTTTAATTATTATAGATAACTAACCTATAATAATGAGTGCAATGGGATTTGATCCAGTCTTAATATTATCAGTAATTTTAATGCAAGTAGGAGCGAGACATTTAGATTTAGAATTAACAGATTTTCAAAAAAAATTAATAAAAAATAAAATAGTTCAGGCAATTATATTATTTGGACTTGTTTATATACCTGTTAGAGATATTGGAAAAACAATAATGGTTTTAATATTAATTTATTTAATGATATATGTTGTATTTAATGAAAATAATAATTATAATTTATTTTCAAAAAAATATCTATATAAGGAGGGTATAATTTCAAATTATAATGATTTTAAAAAAAAATATTATGATAATTTATCAAATTTAATTTAAAAATAAAAATTGATTATATATTTAAAATTAACTTATATAATAAATAGATATGTCGATATATAATGAATTATCATATAATGCTCAAAAAGTTATTATTGAAGAAGTTAAAGGTATTCAATTCAGTGTTTTAGGACCTGATGAGATTATTAAACGTTCAGTTGTTAAAGTTACTAAAACTGATACTTATGCAGGTAGCGAACCAATTGTTGGGGGATTATTTGACCCTCGTATGGGAGTATTAGAACATAATAAAGTTTGTACAACTTGCGAACAGAAAAATGTATTCTGTCCTGGACATTTCGGACATATCGAATTAGCAAAACCAGTATTTCATGCAATGTTTTTTGATATTGTTAAAAAAATATTAAAATGTGTATGTTTCAGATGTTCTCGAATGTTAATATCTCAACATACAACTATCGAAGAATTAAAGAATGAAATGACACGTATATTAGCTATTAAAAATAATCAGAAAAGATGGGAAGCTTATTTTAAATTATGTAATACAACTACTAAAATTAAAATTTGTGGTGATGATAAACATATTGGATGTGGTAGTAAGCAGCCTGATAGATATAATAAAGAAGCATCAATGAAAATTATTGCTGAATGGAAAGATAAATCAAAAGAAACATCAGTTCAACAAGAATTTACTGCTGAAGATGTTTTAAGAATTTTCAAACGTATCACAAATGAAGATATGGAATTAATGGGATTTAATCCAAAATGGAATAGACCCGAATGGATGATATGTACAGTATTACCTGTTCCACCACCTGCTGTTCGTCCAAGTATTATTGAAGAAAATGGACAACGTAGAGAAGATGATTTAACTCATAAATTAAGTGATATTATTAAAACTAATAATAATATATTTGATAAAATTACAAAAGGAGCAAGTGAAGAAACTATTAAATTAATTACTATGGTTCTTCAATATCATGTTTTCACATTTATTGATAATCAAATTCCAGGTTTAGCACCATCTCAACAAAGAAATGGGCGTCGTCTTCGTTCTGTTTGTGATAGAATGAAAAAGAAAGAAGGAAGAATTAGAGGTAATTTAAATGGGAAACGTGTTGATCAATCTGCACGCTCTGTTATTACTCCTGACCCTTATATTAGTATTGATGAATTAGGAGTGCCAATTCGTGTTGCATTAAATATAACATTTCAAGAAATTGTTAATGAATATAATATTGAAGAAATGAGAAAATTAATTATGAATGGTTCAAATAAATGGCCTGGTGCTAAATATGTTAAAAAAACTAATGAATTAGGACCAATTAATTTAAAATATGCTGATTTAGCTAAAATAGCTGCAGAACTTCATTATGGTGATGTTGTTCATCGTCATTTAAATGATGGTGATTATGTATTATTTAATCGTCAACCATCTTTACATAAGATGAGTATGATGTGTCATAAAGTAATTATTATGCCTTATCAGACTTTTAGATTAAATGTATTAGATACACCACCTTATAATGCAGATTTTGATGGTGATGAAATGAATTTACATTGTCCTCAAAATATTCAGACTATGAGTGAATTAAAAGATTTAGCAGCTGTTCCTTATTTAATATTAGCTCCAAGAGATGGAAAACCTAGTATTGAGGTCGTTCAAGATACTTTAGTTGGTTCATTCAGAGCTACTAAAGATTATGTTGTAGTTGCTGATAAACAAATGGCAAATTTACAAATGGTTAATAGTTATTTTAAAGGTAAATTAGAAAAACCATCAAAAGATTATACTTATACTGGAAAAGATTTATTTTCTGAAATCATGCCTCCTTCATTATTCATTGAAATGACTAATAAGGCTGGTGAAAAAGTTGTTATTAACAATAGTAAATTAATTTCAGGAACATTAGATAAATTAGTATTTCATAATATTACAAATGGATTAATTCCAGTTATATATCATGATTATGGACCAGTTGAAATTAAGAAATTCTTAGATAATACACAAAGATTAATTTGTAGATGGTTATTAACTTCTGGATTTAGTATTGGTATTAGTGATTTAGTTACTGATACTAGCACTGATTTAGAATTAAATAATAAAATCAAAGAAATGAAAGCTAGTGCTTATAAGAAATTAGAAGATATGCGAAAAGGAGATTTAGAAAATAATTCTATCTTTTCAAATGAAGAATTCTTAGAAAGAGAAATTATTGGAATTCTTAATCAAACTACAAACGAAGTTGCAAAAATTAGTTTAGCTAAAATTGATGAAAGAACTAATCGTATGTTTAATATGGTTAAATCTGGTTCAAAAGGTAAAGAAACTAATATTGCTCAAATTATGGCATGTGTTGGACAACAAAATGTTGATGGTCGTCGTATTGCTTATGGTTATACAGATAGAACTTTACCTCATTATACTAAATATGATGATGGACCTGAAGCTCGTGGATTTGTTGAGAATAGTTTCATTAGTGGTTTATCACCTCAGGAAGTATTCTTTCATGCTATGGGTGGTCGTGAAGGTTTAATTGATACAGCTGTTAAATCAGTTACTGGCGATACACCTATTATTATTATTGAAGATGGAGAATGTAAATGTGTAAATATTGGAGATTGGATTGATTCTAAATTAGATAATCCAAATAATAAGAATAATATAGAACAATTTGGAGAAGAAGATGCAAATATGGAAATGCTTGGATTATCAAATGAAATTTATATTCCTACAGCAGATAATGATGGAAATACTAGTTGGGGTGAAATTACTATAGTTACAAGACATGATCCACAAGAAAATTTATATAAAGTTCTTACTCAAAGTGGTAGAGAAATTATAGTGCCAAATTCAAAAACTCTATTAATTTGGAATGAAAAAGAATTTGAGGCAATTAAAACAGAAGAAGTTAAAATTGGAGATTATGTTCCAACAACTATTTCTTTACCTGAACCTCCTATAATTAAAAATGAAATAGATATGTCGCTATATTTTCCTAAAGATGAATATATTCATGATGATATAAATAATTCATTTATTTCAAGTAAATTTGAATTAAATAGAGAGAATGGCGTATTTATTGGATTATTTATAGCAAATGGGAATATAATAGATATTAGTGAAAAAATTACAATTACCAATGAAGAACCTTCTGTATTAGAATTTGTTAAAAATTGGTTTGAAAAATATAATATTACAATTGAAGAAAATGATAAAACAACATCTATTATATGTAATAGTTCATTATTAGCAAGATTTTTAGATAAATTTGTAGGAACTAATTGGTATAATAAACATATTCCAGATATTGCTCATATTGCACCTAAAGAATTCATAGTTGGATTATTAGATGGTTATTTTTCAGGAGATGGTTTTATTAAAGAAACTGGAGAAATTACAGCAGCATCAGTTTCTAAAAAAATAATTCATGGTATTAGTTTATTATGTAATAGATTAGGAATATTTGTTGACTTAAATACACCAGTATCTAATTTAGCAGATATTCATATCATAGATATTAGAGCACAATGGGGTAGAAAATTTGCAAGTGAAATAACTTTAACAAATAAAAGTAAAAACAAAAGATTAGAAATTAATAATAATAAAACTAATTTACATAAAAATTATAAACAACATAATAATATTGTATTAGATAAAATTATTAATATTACTATTTTAAATCCTGATGAAAAAGTTAATTATACAAAGCTATATGATTTAACAATTCCTTCAACTAAGAATTTTATGAATATTACTGGTTTAACGGTATATGATACTTCAGAAACTGGTTACATCCAAAGAAGATTAGTTAAAGCAATGGAAGATGCCAAAATTAATTATGATAATACAGTAAGAAATGCAAATGGTGCAATTATTCAATTTATTTATGGTGAAGATGGTATGGATGGATGTAAAATAGAAACACAATTAATTCCTACTATTGAAATGAAATTCTTAGATATGGAAGTTAAATATAATTTAACAACAGCTGATAAATTAGAAAGTTATTTAACACAAGAGGCAATTAAAACAATTACTAAAAATACATTTGATAGATGTAAAGAACATTTCAAATTATTAATTCAAGATAAAAATTTTATAATAACAAAAGTTAATAAAAATAGAAAAAGTAGTATTATTAATTATCCAATTCCTTTTAATAGAATTATTAAGACTTGTATTAAAAGACGCGAGTCAAGTAATATTAAGGCTACATTAACAGATTTAACACCTGATTATATCTTAGATAGAATTGATGAATTAATTGAAAATTTATATATTAAAGATACTGAACAAGGAATGATATATTTTCATATATTATTAAGAGTTTATTTATCACCTAAGAAATTAATTATTGAACAAAGTTTTAGTAAATCAATGTTTGATTGGATTGTATCACAAGTTTATGAATATTTTAAAGAAGCAATTGCACAACCTAGTGAAATGGTTGGAATTATTGCAGCACAAACAATTGGAGAAATGGGAACACAAATGACATTAGATTCATTTCATGTTTCTGGAACTGCTGCAGCTGTTAAGGCTACAAGTGGTGTTCCTAGATTGAAAGAAATTTTAAGTGCAACAAAGAAAACAAAAACACCTACATTAATTATATATATGAAACCAGATGTAGCATCTGTTAAAAATCCAAAAATAGCAGAAGATGGTATTGAATATATTGATGAAAGAATTGAACAAACAAAAAGCATTGCAATGTCTATTAAAAATTCAATTGAAATTACAAATTTATCAAATATATTAGAATATAGTGAGATTTTCTGGGATAGTGGTAAATTAGATACAACTATTGAATCGGATAAAGGAATATTAGATATTTATAAGAAATTTGCGGCATTAGATAGTAGTGCTAATAAATGTCGAAGTGATTCACCATGGGTATTAAGAATGAAATTTAATAAAGAAAAGATGAATGCATTTGGATTAAGAATGATAGATATTTATACAAAATTAAATAAGGCATATAATAGATATATTGATTGTGTTTATAGTGATGATAATGCTGATGAATGTATTTTCAGAATTAGATTAACTGAATATGCATTAAAAGATATTGAAAATAAAGATGAAGTAGCAGCATTAAAAGCTATGGAACATAATATCGTTTATCAAGTATTATTAAAAGGAATTAAGGGAATTAATAAAGTTTCCTTAAATAAAAAGAAATATGATATTTATAATCCAGCGGAGGAGACATTTGATAAAGTTGTTGAATGGGTATTAGATACTGATGGAACAAATTTAATTGAGATATTATCAAATCCAAATATTGATGCAACAAGAACTATATCAAATGATATTAGAGAAATTTATGATGTATTAGGAGTTGAAGCAGCAAGAAATGCTTTATATCATGAATTAGTTAATGTAACTGGTGAAGGTTCTATGAATTATAGACATTTATCATTATTAATTGATACTATGACATTTAGAGGTAATTTAATGTCAATTGACCGTCATGGAATTAATAGAAATGCTAGTAGTGCATTAAGTAAATCATCATTTGAAGAAAGTGTTGATATGTTAATTAATGCAAGTATATTTTCAGAGTATGATAATACAAGTGGTGTTTCACCTCAAGTTATGTTAGGTAAAGTGCCAAATTGTGGTTCAGGAAACTTTGATATTATATTAGATGAGGAACATTTAATGGAATTAATTAAAAATATTAAACAAACAAAAGAAAATAAATATAATTTAGATGATGTTATTGAAGATGAAGATGATGATATTGATTGTTTAGAAGAAAATCTAACATTTAATATTGCCAATGATAATAAAGATGAATGTTATAAATTGGTTGAACCAAAAATAACAATTCTATAAAAAATACCAAAAAATATTGGTATTATATAAAATTATTTTTTAATCTTTGAACAGGTCTTCCCAGTTGTGAGTAATAAATAATTTTGTTGCTCCTGATTCAGAAGTTAATCTAACTATATATTCATTATTTAGTTGTTTTCTAATATGAATAGAAATTGAATCTTCATCCTCGAACATTTTCATGATATCTCCATTAGATGCTTTATAAACCATTGGATAGTTTTTAAAAATTAAAACTAATATTCAATTTTTATTAAAAATACTATAAAAATAAAACTTATTTTTTTGAAAAACAAAAACATGATGATTTTATTTTTTCATTAATTTTTAAAGTGCCACTTGCACATGCTACAATAGTATCTATAATATCAAATACTATTTGACTTTCTAAAAGAGTAGTAATAGAAATTATGATTGTTAAATTATTACCTTTAATAAAAATATTATCATCATCTTTAATAAATTCTTTTAATAAATTAATAACTAATGTTTTTTTTTCATCACCTTTTAAATGACTAAGTGATTCAATTTCTTCCATAATAAAAGTAATTAATTGAATAGCATTAATAGAATTTAAATCAATATTATGATTAACTAATTTATCTTCAATATTATTTTTACTAATATTCATATTTATAAATATAAATATTATTTTTGAGAGTTAATATGTTCAGTTATTAAATATTTAATAACTAAAGGAATATCTGCCATTTTAATATAAATAGATTTATCACTTATTGGAACAATAGTTTTATCAACAATTAAACTATAAATAGTTTTATAATCATCTTCTGATTTATATAAAATAATTAAAGGTCTATTTTCATAATTAATTGTTGGTGCTTTATAAAAAGTAGATGATAATAATAAATCTTCTATATCACCTCTAATTACTGGAATATCTTTATTATTAGCTCCATATTTACTTCTATGAATAGTAATAATATTAATATTTAATATTTTTGACATTGCTAAGATATGATAATCATTTGGATACAATGGTTCTTTAATACTATTAATAATATTAGTAAAAATTAATTTACGGTCATTATTGGAGATAGTGCTATAATATTGTTCCCAAAATAAATTAAAATTTGTATATTTTTTACCGATAACATTAGAAAGTAATTTATTAAAATAAGGGTCATCAAATAATGATTTCAATAATAATTTAATAGAAGTATAATCTTTAGCTGTAAAAATAATTTGAATATCATTAAATGCGGAAGTTTCTAAATCAGAATAAGTAGTTTTAATATTTAATAATTTGGCTAACCATAAATAAAAATCTTTAATAAAATTTTTATTATAATTATTATTTTTAATATAAACCATATTAATCCATGTTGATTTCTTATGCATAGTCCATTTACTATTTAATTTTTCTAATGTTCCAGTAAAAAATGATGGTAAATCTAATTTTTCATCTTCAATATTTAAATTATAAATATAATCTTTTGTTTGAAAATTAGAGAATGCATTATTTGGTGTTGAAGGATGATAAATTAATAATTTAGATGGAATATTATTTTGAATAGCAATTTGAGAAAATATAAATTGAGATTTATCTTCTTTTATTAATGGATTTAAGAAATCATATTTATAATAAATGATAAAATCATTTAAAAATCTTTTAATATGATTTTTAGAAATAAATGGTATTTCTTCTAATATAACTCTTAATTTTGCTTTTTCTGGATTTTTAGTTAAATTTAATTCCTTAAATAGGATTTTAATTCTTTCTTGTCTATTTAAGGAAGTTAAATGATTAAAAGTTTTATTGGATAAATTTAATATTTTGATATAAATCATATATTGTAATTGATACCATTTTTTATTATTAGTAGTATTAATTAATTGATATTTATATAAATCATCAATAATCTGAGAATGAATAATATCATTTGTTAAAGGTAATTTATGAACAGTTAAATCATAATAATATTCAAATTTAGTTGTTGTAATTAAAGTTCCAAAATCATATTTAATATTTAATATATTACATTTATCAATAAATAAATCATAATCGCGAATTAAAACATTAATATTTATATTATTACCAATAATATCATCATAAAATAATATTTCAATAATATCTAAATCAATTATTAATCTTGGTAAAAAACTAATACTTATTTTATCAGTTATTATAAAAAACCCTGATTTTGTAATAAAATGAGTTATAGATAAATCACTATTTATAACAATAGTTGTTATTATAAATTTTTCTTTCATACCTAAATTATTAACTTTACTCCATGAATGTAATGAATAAATATTATTAAAAATAGAATAATTTTCATTATAAGTATGTTTTAATAAACTACATTCATTAAATAATTTTTTGATATGTTTATATTCATTGAGAGGTATTAATTTTTCACCATCAATTCCTTTTAATTTTAATTCAATTGGTTCAAAATAATATTTATCTTTATGAAGCATTTTTGAAAGCATTAAAATTTGTCCGTTAAGTTCCATAGAACCTATTAAATCTTCAAAACTAGTATAATAAGGACATATGATTGATGTTGTATCACCTTGTTTTTCCCAAATTACTAATAAGACATTATATAAAGTACTAATTAAAGAATATAAATAATAAGGTGATTTGCTAGTAGGATAATCATTAGAACGAATATAATCTAAGAATTTTTTATAACTTTTAAAAATACCTAAAAGTCTAGATAATTTATAATTAGCTTTATCAAAATTATTTATTTTAGAATTTAAATGAAATTTTTCTAAATGATTTTCTAATTCAATTATTAATGATTTATTATTTTCTGGTATTATTGGTAAATTATCCATAAATGCTTTACAAACATTACCATTTTCTAAACTCATAAATTTAATTAAATCTAATTTTTTTGTTATATTACTTATAAAATGTTCTTTAGATTTAAAATTTAATCCATATGCAATAGCACTAATAATACTATCATTATGAATATTTTTTATTTTTTTTGTTGTTTTATGTAAAATACCTTTACGAACAAAACATTTATCACTTTTATTTAACATCTTTGAACATAAAGAAAATTTAACATTTGGAAATAATAATTCGTGTAAAGATTGAGGAATTGCACCATATCTTCCAACACTAATAGGTGCAGTATTAACAAGATAATTTTCATCTTTATTAACGATTATTTCATCCGGTTTTTTATCATTATAAAATTTACATTTAGTTAATTCTTCGTCTTTTGGTTGTTTTTTAAAACAACATGGAACACAAAGATTATTTTCATCTGGTTTAATTAATTTAACATATCTTTTCTTTTTTGGATCATTTTCAAAGAACATTTCCATTGGTTCTTCGCCATCAATTGGACATTTTAAATTAGGATATTTATCAGCATCTAAAGGTATTTTTGATTGAGGACACCAAAGACGAGGACAAGTATAAACATTTTTAATATCTTCTTTACTTCCATAAGTTATATCATTATCAAAATGATAATTACCATCTTTAATTAATTTTTCTTTATAATCTTCAGAAAATACGACGGGTTGATTAATTGCTTGACATTTACTTCTAGCATAATTATTTAAAAATAAATCTTTATCAGCTTTTTGTAATAAATTAATAAAATAACTATGTTTTTCTTTACCTAATGCACCACCACTTTTTTCTGATATTTCATCTTCATCACTAGTATCAAATAATAATTTACCTAAATTTTCTTCATCACTTTGAATTTCAGGAGAAGATGAATATTTAGGTAAGCTATTAATAGGAATTATTGGTTTTTTATTATTAGGTTTATTTTTTCCTTTTTCAATGGAAGATGAAATAATTTTAGATAACCAATAAATAATATTTTCTAATTCTTTTTTATTTGGAATATTTATAATATTAATAAAAAATCCATTTTTATATAATTCAATAATTACAATAGTATTTATTTTATTCATTGTTTCTTGTTGTTTTATATTTTGTTGTTCCATTTCAAATATTAATTCTTGTTCATCTTTTAATAATTGTTTTGCTTCTTGAATACTAAAATTATTTAATATAACTAATTGATTAATAATATCATCTTCTTCAATTCCTAAATATAAACAATTTTTAACATAAATATGAGCATCAAATCCTTGTTTATTATAATTAGATGAACGTTTATAAATTAGATTTATAGTATCTTTATTTGATTTAAGGATATCAAAAATATCAATAAATTCACTTATTTTTTTTTTAAGATTTTGCATAGATACATTTTCAATTTCAATTGTAAAATTAGCTTTTATGCTAATTTCTTCAAATTTTAGTTTATGATTTAAATGAGCACTACAATAATTAATAATATCATTCATATTATCATGAATTTCTTTCCAAATTATATTTTTACGTAAATTGATTGTATAACTCAATGTTATACGCATATCATCATTAATAGTTAATTTGGCAAATGTGCCATTATTTAAAATAGAATAACAATTAATACAATTACTATTTGTAAATTTCTTTATATCTGTCCAATTAATAAATCTTTCTTTAGATAATTTATTAGTTTTATATAATTTATATATAATTTTATAAGTATCGTTAATCCATTGAATAAATTCAATAACTGGACTAGTATTTAATTTTTCAAAAATATCAACTAATTCATATTTCTTTGTTAATTTACTTTCTAATTCATATCTATGAATATTTAAAGTTGTATCAATAATAGGTTTGATATCAACTTGTTCTAAATTTTTTAAAATTTCTTCTTTTTTATTTAATTGAATTAATGATTGAAAACTTTTATCAATAAAATAATAAGGATTATTTTTTAATTCTGGAAAATCTTTTTCAAAAATAATATTAACACTACTATAAGAAAATAATCCATAATTATAAATATAAATAACGGGGTCTTGTAATTGCTTACTATTTAAATTTTTAGCTTCAAGAGGATTAATAGAATATCCATCCCATGAGATTGATTTAAAATTAAATAATATTGATTTATTATTTTTCCAAATATAAAATCTAGAATTATTATTAATAGTTTTAGCAATTTTTGCACATGCATCATCTAAATTATCATCTTCATATAAATAAATATCATAAGTTTTAAATTTTTTATTATTAATCCAATTATTAACAATAATTTTTTTATATAAATTCATATCTAATAATAAGTTTTAATATTTTTTTTCATTTAATTTAATAGATTGATTATTTATAATAATGCCCACTAATGCAGAACTTGATTATATTAAAATAAGAGATGCAATGGATTTAGCAACAGAACAATTAAGAAAAAAAGAAGAGAAAGATGCTTTAAAATCTAAATCTGAACAATCTGATTCAAAAGAAAAATTAGATACAGAAAAAAAAAATAAAATGTTTAAATGGATAGCATATTCCGCAGCTATTCTTATTGGTCTAATAATTATTATAATTGTTATTATTGTTATTGTTCGTATGTCATCTTCTTCTAGTAGTTATAAACCACAAATAAAAGAAACATATAATCATAAACCATTTCAATTATATCAAGTTCAACCACCACCAAGACAAAATATACCAGTTCAACAACCAGCACCTATATTTCCTGTTCAACAACCAGCACCAATGCCTATATTTCCTGTTCAACAACCAGCACCAATGCCTATATTTCCAATTCAACAACCACAAACATCATTACCATCATCATTACCATTAATAACACCATCATATCAAAATAATACATCATCTTTTAATTTTCCCAGTAATAATTCATCTTTCTTTAATAAATTAGATAATACATCATCATTATTTGTAAAGAAAGGTGGTAGAAAAAATAAATAATTATTTAAATTTATTTAATGAACAATAAATTGGAGATAAATATTTATATGATATATAAAATGCTATTATCATTCCAATTAATACAAAAAATAAATATTTTATAGAATAATATCCAATTATTATTAAAAATAGAAACAAAAAAATATAATATAAATCCATATTTAATTTTATATAACAATTAATTTATTATGTCCTACTCTAATATCTGTATTAATAACAATAGGAACACCTAATTTAAGAATATTTTTACAAAATGCTACATCTTCTGAACATATATCTCTTAAAATCTTACCATCATCAGTAATTATTTCTTGAAGTTCAGAATTAAAATAAGGATATGTCATTTTACGTAAAACATCTTTAGTAATTGCAAAAAATCCAAGACCAGTATAATGAACTGGTAGATATTTAAGAAGAGTTTCAGATTTCCATTTAGTTACATCTTCAGGAGTTAAGAATTTGAATGTTCCATTCTTTGCAAAATATTCAGTATCCCAATCCTTAACAATAGTATAACTAGTTAAATTACTCATTCTATACATACCACTAACAACAGGATGTTGTTCGGTTGATTCAATAAGTTCAATAATTTGTTGAGGTGTAAAAATGATATCACTGTCAATTGTTATCCAAACATCAAAATCCATATTATCAAATGGTTTTTGACCAATTCCCCGTAAAACATCAAGTCCAAGAGTTTGCATACGTGCGAATGTAACAAAAGAACTTACACCAGTGCTAACAACAATATCATATTTTTTAGTTTCCCATAGGGCATTAATGGTTGCAGTCCATGATAAAAGAAATTTAGATGAAAAATTATCACCTGGAAGACCAAATACTATTTTTTTTTTAACTTCATTTGGTTCGGCAATTGTTTGAATATTATTATTATCACCTTTAACTTCATATGTATTTGGCATTTCTTCAATTATTTGATTATTCATCTATTTTATATCTTAAGATAGAATTATATTCCTTATATATTTTTAATTTTATATAATAATATAATGTCTTTAGTTAATTATTATGATATTGAGTTAAATGAAACAAGTAATATCACAGAACAAAATAATAAATTAAAAATAAAATTAAAACCACATCAATTAGCAGCATTAAATAAAGCATTAGAAATGGAAATACATGGAACAATAAGATATAAAATAAGTAATACAACTAAATTATTATCAATAATGAATATGTTATATTCAAATATTCCATATTCATTATTAACAGAAGTAAAAAATAATATTATACATATATCAACAAATGTTGGAATATTTGGAGATATGGTTGGATATGGTAAAACATTAATAGCATTAGCATTAATAGCTATTAATGATGTTGAGAATATTCATATAAATAATACATATTCAAAAACTTTTAATAATTATAAAAATTATAGTTATTTGAATATATCATCTGTTAATAATTTAATTGTATCATCTAATATTATATTTAATACAACATTAGTTATAGTTCCAAGAGGTCCTGTATATATTCAATGGGAAAATATGATAAAAACAAATACATCTTTAAATGTATTATCAATAGAAAATTTAACATTTATAAAGAAAAATTTACCAAAATTTACTGGTAATAATAGACAAGAAATAATTGATTATTTTAATAAATATGATTTAGTATTAATTAAAAATACAACATTAAAATCATTATATAATTATTATTATCATGATAATAATTTTAATATAATTAATAATTGGCGACGTGTAATAATAGATGAAGCACATGATATAATAAATCAATTAAAAGTTCATATTAATTATAATTATTTATGGATGATATCAGGAACTTATGAAGATTTATTAAAAAAAGTTTATAATACAAATAATTCATTAATATATACAAATACTGCAAAAGAATTAATGAATGATGAATTTATAAATTTGATGTTAATTAAAAATAATAATAATTTTATAAAAAATAGTTTTAAAATACCAGAACCAATTGAAAAATATTATTTATGTAAATTACCTAATAATATTAATGTTATTAAAAATTTTATTACTGATTCAATTTTAGATAAAATAAATGCAAATGATATTACTGGAGCTATTAAAGAACTTGGAGGTAAAAATGAAAATGAAAATGATATTATTGATTTAGTATCAAAAGAATTAAAAAGAGAATTATTTAATAAAGAAGCAGAACGTGATTATATTACTAATTTAGATATATTACCTGAACAAAAAGCAACAAAACTAAAAGCAATTAATATTGAAATAGAAAATCAAGAAGAAAAAATAAAAAATTTAACAGAAAGAATAAGTTATATATCATCTAAAACATGTTCTATATGTATGGAATTAATAACAAATCCTATATTAATTGAATGTACTCATATATTTTGCGGTGGTTGTTTAATTAAATGGTTAAAAAATAATAATAATTGTCCATATTGTAGAGCTACAATAAATAGCACTGATAAATTAATAGCTATTGATAATAATTCTAATAATAATAATAATCAGATTGAAAATAATAATAATGAAATATTAAGTAAGGAAGATACATTATTAAAAATAATAAAAGAAAAACTGGATGGAAGATTTTTAATTTTTAGTAAAAATGAAAATAGTTTTGAAAAGATTAAAACAGAATTAAATAAAAATAATAAGACATTTGAATTATTAAAAGGCACAACTTCACATATGATTAATGTATTAGATAAATTTAAATCAGGTGAAATAAATATAATTTTATTAAATACTCAATATGCTGGAAGTGGTATTGATATAAGTTGTGCGACTGATGTTATAATTTTTCATAATATGGGAATTGATAAACAACAAGCAATTGGAAGAGCTCAAAGAGTTGGAAGAAAGGATGAATTATATATTCATAATTTATATTATGAACATGAATTTTAATTATTTTTTTATTTATAATCAATAGAGAATATAAATGAGTTGTTGTTCGGCAAATTATCCTAATAAACAATGTCCTTTAAGAATGTCAGATGGACGTGCATTTACTAATTATGAACCACGATGTAATTTTAATTCATTTATAAATGGTAAATTATCAGAAAATAATATGATTAAATCAAGTTATGAAATGAGATTATATTTACAGAATAATTATGATTCATTTGTTGAATCTGAACGTAAAAAAGCTATTGATAATATAACACCATGTGGAGAATGTGGTATTGGTGATTTAATAAATACCAAAGAACATGCATTAGATAATAAATATGTAGTTAAATGCGATGGTATAAGTTGTTATAAAGTAATGAATAATTCGGAAGGATTAGGAACAACTAAATTTTTTTAAAACATAATAATAGATATTTAAAATAATATAAATGGAAAAAGTAGATAATGAATATGTAAATTGTGTTATTGGAAATAAAATTAATGATAAAATTAAAATTACTGGTTTTGTTAAAAATCATATGAATTATTCTAAAATGGCTATTATGGCATCAAATCCTATTGATAGAATAACATCTTTTTCCGGTAAAGGATTACCTTTTCCATGTGAATTAATAGCATTTGAAAATACACCAAATTTTGAAATAATAAGTTCTTCAGGTGTTATTGATGTTGAATTTTTATATCCTAATAGTTATTATTCTCCGGATGGTTATACTAAAATTATATCACCAATCATAATAAGTTTAGATGGTAAAAAAATAATAATTCAATTAAAGGACATGTGTCCTTTAAAAACTTTAAGAGACCGTTCAAGAGGAGACCCTAAATTTTATGGTTTAAAAGAATTAATATTACCTATTGGAACAGCTGAAGAAGTTATGAATAATTATTCATATGCTAAATTAGCATATAATATAGCATAATTATTTCTTTTCAAGAAGTTTAACAGCAATTTTATTAAGTTTTCTAAGTTCATGTGAAATTGAACCAAGATGTGTTGAAATATTTTCACCTTCTTTATCAATGAAAAAATTCTTCATCATTTCAAATTGAATAATAGTTGCATCAAATTCATCATTATCACTCTCTTCTTCATCATCTTTCTTATCACCATCTTCTTCTTCATCATCTTCATCGTCGTCATCTTCGTCATCTTCGCTTTCTTCTTCATCATCGTCGTCGTCATCGTCGTCGTCATCGTCATCTTCTTCTTCCTCTTCTTTTTTTTCTTTAATAACAATAGTTTCATTTGTTAATTCATCATCAGAACAAATGCTATTTGTATCATCGGTAGTTGGTTTAATCATAATTAATATAATTTAATTATTAAAATAATTCTTATATATTTTTAGATGAAATAAATAATTCTTATATAATTTTAAGGTATGAATTTAAATTTAATTAAAATTTTAAGTTTTTTCATAGGATTATTTATTACGTTATTAATTATTTCATATTATAAAATTCATGAACCATTTTCAGTTGCATCACAATTAGAAGATTTAACTACTAATATTAATAATCTTTCAAATCCATTATCAAATCCATTATTAAATCCATTATCAAATCCTTTATCAAATCCATTATCATTATTATCAGAATTATCATCAATGACAAAAATAAATTTAAATGATGATGATGATTCAATTGTTCCATATACAGGATATAAATTTATGTGTATCAATACTTATAAAAATAATAAAATATCTGTATCAGATGGTAAATGGTATGAAACAGATATAGAAAATAAACATTATGATTATAATTATAATCATTATTTTAAATTTAATACAATTATAAATTTAGAAAAGAATAGATTAAATAATAAATATGGTGCATTAGGTGCTGATATTTATAATAATGAATTAACTGGACCGAGTTGTTATAATTTTGCAAATAATTCAGAAACATATGAATTAGTTGAATTTACTATGTTTATTACAGCTAATATTATAGCATGTTCAAAAATCAATAATATTATATTTGAAATGACTGGTAATACAACAACTATTAATAAAATAACACCTGAATATACTACAAGTATTATTAATATTAATTTAATTATAAATGAAAATAAAAATTATGATATTCAATTAACAATTGGAGATATTATTTATAAAGGTGAAGTAAATAATATTGATAAAGCATTAATTGAAGATAGAGATTATATAACAATTGGATTATTTTATACAAAAGAGAAAATAGGATTAATATTAAATAATAAAATTTATGAATATTCAAATATTAATAAATATCCAATCACATTAGGTTCAACACCAATAATAATTAATAAATATGGTTCTATAAACATGCATTTATATAATTTTGTATATTATAAAAGTTTATTTGATTTTAATAATTATGAATATTTAATTAGATATAATAATTATTATATTTCTGGATTAAATTCAAATAAATGTCCAATACCTGAAACTACTAAAAAAGAAGATGAAATTAAATATGATGAAATTAAATATACTAAAACAACATTACCTAATTTTAAATATCCTATTTTACATGATAAAAATAATAATGGTATTGATGATGATAATGAAAAAGATGATGTTAAGAATGATGATGTTAAGAATGATGATATTAAGAATGATGATGTTAAGAATGATGATGTTAAGAATGATGATATTAAGAATGATGATGAATTTGAAAAACCGAATATATTTGATAGAATTTTTGGTTTTTTGAAATAAAAATAATTATTAATTCGTTTATTTAAGAAATATAAACATATATATTTTTTAGTAAGTATGAGCGAATATTTAGAATTTCCAACTAAACAATTTAATGATACTAATTTATTATTTAATAAAAGTAAAATAAGTGCTGATATTGCTTCATTATCTTCAATGTCATCAATGTCAAGTGCATCAAGTATTAGATCCAATATTAAAAAGAAAAATAAAGTTCGTGATATAACTGATGAACCACCTGCAATGCAACAACCTAAAAAATTAATTAATCCAAATATTATTGTTAAAAAAAAGCCATCATCTTCTAAATATATAGATGATGATGAGATGGAAGTACGAAGTAATAAAAGTGGTAGAAGTGGCAAGAGTAATTATGATGATGATGATGACGATGAAGAAGAAGATGGTGATGATGGAGATGAAGTAGATGATGATGATGAAGAAGAAGGAGATGATGATGAAGATGATGAATATGATGATGATGAAGATGATGGAACTGATAATAAAAATAAAAAACAAACAAAACTTAATCCATATAAAGATGAATTAAATGAAAAAAAAGAGATATTATATCAATTAAATAGATTACAATCAAAGGGAACAAAAATACCTCATAATTTTACATTAAATTCAAATTTGGATGATATGAGACAAGAATATAATAAAATAATTAGAGATAGAGATATTGATGCTAGTGTAAGATTTCAAAGAAAAATGCTTATGGCATTTGTAACAGGAACTGAATATTTAAATACAAGATATGACCCATTCACAATAAAACTAGAGGGATGGTCTGAACAAGTTCATGAAAATATAGAAGATTTTGATGATATATTTGAGGAATTACATGTTAAATATAAATCCAAGGGCAAATCAATGCCTCCAGAATTAAGATTATTCATAAGTTTATCAGGAAGTGCATTTATGTTTCATTTAACTTCTAAAATGTTTAAAGAAAGTTCAATTCCGGGAGTAGAAGAAGTATTAAAAGCAAATCCAGAATTAATGAAACAATTTCAAAATGCAGCGGCAAAACAATTTATATATAATAATATTGGTTCATCAAAACCAGCACCACCACCACAACAAACAATAAAACAAAATACTAATAATAATAATAATAATAGTAGTAGTGGTGTAAATAGTTTATTTGGAAATTCATCCGGATTATTTGGAATGGTTAATAATTTATTTAGTGGTTTAAATAATAATGTAAATACTAATAGTAATGGTAATGGTAATGGTAATGGTAATTTACAAAGAAATAATATGAATTATAATACAAAACCAGAGAATGACATAAATAAAATAATAAATAATGTTCATAATAATATTTCATTACATCAAGATGATGATTCAAAAATAGAAACATTATCAATTAGCGATGAAGAAATAACTTCAATAATAGAAGATGCTACAGATGTTAAGATATTGAAATCATCAACAAGAGGAAGAAAAAATACTAATAATTCAAATAGAACTTTAAATATTTAGCGTGATAAATTGCGTATTTTGCTTAATTCGCGAGTAGTTTGTCCGACATAATTTTTAATACTTCCTATTTCAGATTTAATTTTTTCAGGAACTTTAGATAAAGAACCAATAGGGTCACGTATTACACCTTTTAAATCAGATGAACCATCTTCAACACTCTTAACGACATTAAATATAGTTGAGAATACAACAACGACAAGTATATGAAGAATGAATAATATAAATATTAAGATAAATTCAATAACTGTTCCTATCATTATTATTTCACGTCGTGAATCAACGGAACATTTGCATTTTTCATTTACAAGAGCGCGTGTATATTGGAAAACAGTATATAAATAATAGATAAATACAAGGGCAAATATTAAATCAACAAATTTATTAATTAAAACAATATTAGGTCCAAAATTATCAAGTATGGCTTGGTCAGATACTAATCCAGTAAATAATAGATAGACAATGGCAAATATAGTAAATCCTTTAATAAAATTTATATTTGGAGGTAAAGCACATGCGCATCCTTTTTGTTCAAGACTAGTAATATAACTATAAATAACAATTAATAGTATTATAGTTATAACTGAATATAAAATCTTAGAAATGTATGAAAGACCGAAATTAGCCATTTACTTTTTTTTATTCTAATAAACTAAAATATTATTTTTATATATAAAAATTTTCTCTATCTTTTGGTTTAACATATTTTAGTTTTAAAAATTTAAAAATATCTTCTTCTGAATTTATGGATGTGTTAATATTTTTACCAAATCCATGTTCACTTAGAGATAAATCAAAATTAATTTTAACATAATAGCGAATACCAATATTAAAGATATTAGAACCGGTAAAATATAATAAAGAGAAATAATATTCTTTTACTGGTGCAATTAATATATCTAAGCGTCTAACTGATTCATTTGGTAATTTAACAATACCCATAAATTTATTTTTGCCAAATGCTAAAACTTCAATTATATAATTATCATCAATTAATTTAGATATATAATCTTTAAAATTAAATTTAGGATTTTCCATAATTAATAAATCAATATCACCCATTGATTTACTTTCACGGCGATATGAACCGACAAAATCAAAAATTAATTTATTTTTTTTTAAATCTTTATTTAATATAGAAATATGTTTTTTATATTCATTTAATGGTATTCTTTTTTTAAAATCATTATAATATTTAATTCCTATTTGTTGTTTAGCATTTAACATATCTAGATGATTTTTACGTAATTCATCTATTGATTTAATACCATTATCAACTATTTTATTAGCTTTAATTGGACCAATTCCATAAATATTTAATAATTCTTGTTTGAATGAATAAATATCATCATTATTAATATTATTTTCAATATAAGATATTTTACCAGTTTGATATAATTCTTTTAATTTATCAAATATACTTTTTCCAATTCCTTCAATCTTTTTTAAATCATTTAAATCTTTTATATCATCTTTATAAATAAGAATATTATTGATAACATTAGAATAAGCTTTAACTTTATATTTTTCATTTTTATAATTTTCATAATCTCTAATAGTTATTAAATTATCAATAATAAGTTTTTTATTAAATGGATGTTTTGATGATATTTTTTTAATTTTATAATTCTTATCTTTTTTTATTACATTTTCTATATATGATATTTTACCATTTTTACGTAATTCAGCTAACATTAATAACATTCCTTCACCTATTCCCTTAATTTCCTTTAAGTCCTTTAAATCCTTTATATCATTAGGATAATTATAAAGATTATCGATAACTTTATTATAAGCTTTATATTTGAAAATTTCATTATTAAAAATTTCATAATCTCTAATAGTTATTAAATTATCAATAATAAGTTGTTTATTAAATGGATGTTCATCTTTTTTTTTAAGAATAATATTTTTATCTTTTTTAATTATTTTATTTATATATGATATTTCACCTGTTTCATATAATTCAGTTAATAATGCTAATATTTTAACTCCAATTCCTTTAATTTCCTTTAAATCATTTAAATTTTTAATATCATAAGGATAAGCAATAAGATTATCAATAACTTTATTATATGCTTTAACTTTTAGAGGTTTGCATTTAATCATTTCATAATTTTTAATAATAGTTAATTGTTCAATAATTAATTTTTTATTAAATTTTTTATTCATTTATTATCTATATAAATATAATTTAAAATTATTATGTAAATAATGTGGAGAGTTTTAGCTAAATATAATGAAGCAAAAAATATAATTAAAAATTATGAAAAAGAAAAAGAAATAGAATTAGATGAAAATGAAAAAGAAATAAAGAAAGAAGAAATAAAAAATAAAATAATTCAAAATAAAATTCAAGAAGATTTATTAAATAATATGAAAACTGATTATTTATCAAGAACTAATTATACTGATTATAATTCTTCTACATCAGAAATTAAAGAAATTTATAATGAAATTTATATGAAAATTTTTGATATTCATAAAGAACAAAAACAATTAAAAAAAGAATATGATAATTTATAAAACTTATTTATATTTTTCAATAATATTTGTAATTTTAAATTTAGTTGATATATCTAAATTATTCAAATCAATATTATTAATTTGATTAATATATTTTTGTTTTGGTATAAAATCGATAATAATTGCTAATTCATCTAATAATAATTCATTAAGATGTTTATAATCAGTAGTAATAATAAATTTATTTAAATCATTAAAAATATTTTCAATAATTTCTTCAATAATATTTATTTTATTTATTTTTTTTAATATGATACACAAAGCTTTTATCATAGATATAGTTGATTTTTTAATTTTTACATATTCACAATAAACATCATAATTTTCATCATCAAAAATAGATTTATAATCTTTATTAATTAATGATGGAAGCCATTCATGTTCTTTTAAATAATTAGTATAATAATTAATAATATTATTTTCAATATAATCTTTTTCAAATAAATATAATACTTCAATATAAATATTATTATTTGATGATTTAATAAAATTTATAAGAACATCAAATAATGAATTTAATATTTCATTATTAACTTGACTAATAAAAGAAGAAATTTTATTATAAATAGTTTCTTTATTAACATCAGTTAATTTATTTAAATAACTAATAAATTCTTTTTTACATTTTGCATCATCACTAAAATCAATATAAATAATATGAGGTCTAGCTTTTGGTGCTTTATTTTTATTTGATGCGATTATTTTCTTTTTTTCCCATAAACTACGTGCATCATAATTTGATACAAAACAATTATAATTAGTAACTAATTCATTTGCTTTATTAACAATATTATCAGAAATTACGGTATTAGATGCATTAAAATTATTTAAACAAGTTTTAAAAGTATTGTAATTAATTTTAACTAATCCTATATCCTCCAATTCCATTATTTAATATAAATTAATAAATTATAAATGTCTTTATATTATCTTTAATCATAATTATTCATCATTAACATCTGAAATTTCAACAGTATTATCATAAACTATTATTTTATCAGCTAATTGATTTTTAGTTCCTTCAGTTGATAATTTACGTTCTTCACATTTAGCTTTTAATTTATCCATACTTAATTTCATTAAAGCTTTCTTTGTAGCATGACCACCACCAATATTTGAACTTATTATGGATTCCTTGTCATCATTTAAAGTTGGTTCTTTCTTTAAATCAAATATTTCATTAACAATCTGAACAGTATCCTCTTGAATTTCTTCATGTTTATTATTAATAGTAGAAGATTTAACAGGAGTGGAAGTAGTAGAAGGTATAGAATTGGAAATTGCTGGAGAAGGAGGTGGTATAAATGGACATGAATTAGTGGAACAAAACCCATCATTAAAAATTTCATTCATTATAATTTCAGCAGATTCGAGGGCACTATTTGAAGATTTATGATTTGAATTATTATAAACGGATGGATTATTATATTCAATTTCTAATTTATTAATTTTATTAGTTAATAAATAAACTGATTGTTCTAAATATAAATATTTATATGACATAAAAAATAAAAATATAAACATAATAGCATAAGTGAAATAGAATAAAATATTGTTTAAAGTGAATAATTTAAATATGAACATTTCTTAAATTCTGATTATATAATTTGTTTTTCATTTCAATCGCACTATTAATAATATCTTTATTGAATTTATGTTTTTCTAATAATTCAATAGCTATTATTTGTTTTGAACCGCCTCTATTAATTTTATAATTGAATTCATATAATTTAGTTTTTTCATTAAAAGTTGCATTCACATTTAAATTTATAAATAATGATTTATATTTATCTTCTAATTCTATTAAATTATGAAAATGTGTAGTTATTATTAATGTTATTCCTTTTAATTTTGCCAAATATTCAGCAACAGAAAATGCAACAGATACTCCTTCAATTGGAGGGGTAGAATGCATTGGTTCGTCCATTAAAAACAATCCTCTTTTTTTTGTTTTAAATAATTCATCAGCGACATTAATCATATTATTACAATGACTTGTTTCAGCTTCAAAATATGATTTACTGCCAACTTCATCACTAACTCTCATAAAAGTTATAATAGCATCATATAAATATACATTACCTTTTAATGCATTAATAATTCCTAATGTTTGAGCTAAAATAATATTAATAGTTATTGATTTAACATAAGTTGTTTTACCACCTGCATTAACTCCGGTAATAATAATATTTTTAGATAAATTAACAGGATTAGAAATTTGATTAGATGATAATAATGGATTATTAATAGCCCATATTTTAGTATTAGTATCATTATAAGATGGTAAACACCACATTTTAGACTTCTTTAATTTACATATAACATCGATAGCATCAATAGTATAAATAACTTTTAATAAATTAATAATATCATTTTTATAATTAGCATTTTTCCATAATTTATAAACCGTTGCTAAATTATTATCTAAAGATGATAAATTATTTATACTATTATTAATAATATCTTCAGTTATTTCATTATTATATAGGAAAAATGATTTCCATATATTATTGGATTGTTTAATTATATTTATGGAAGTTTTAATAAATTCAACTAATCCAATAAGTTTATTAAATAATTTTTCTCTAGTTTTATAAATGATATATGATATATAAAATGTTTGATAAATACTATAAATATAAATAGCTAAATAAGCAAATATAGTAATTATTTTAGTTAAATCTGATTTAATATTACCTGATAATTTGAATAATAATTTTAAAAATTCATAAATAATACCCATATATTTAACAAAAGTCATATCAAAATGTAAATATTTATTAATATAATAATACGGTGTATATATTATAGATAATGGATAAATTAGACTGGTCATTGGCATAAGAACAATTTTATAAAAATGATAAGTATCTAATAAATAACTACTATAATTCATATTATTAATTAGATAAGTAGATGGATATAATAGATTAATAGCTAAATCATCATCAATTTCATCTTTTAATGTCATAATCCATAATAAATCTTTTTCATTATTTTTAAGAATTTCTTTTTGATAATTTAAAAGTTCATAATTAGATTTTTGACGTTGAATTAATAATTCTTTATCATTAATAGGTGTTTTTATTAATTTATCCATAATTTTCATACCACCCATAGTTGTAGGTTTTTTATTAATCCATTCATCAATATTAGTATCCGTATAAACATTATCACTAACAATAATTTTATTGGATGAATTATTATTTTTAAGAATATTATCTAATAAAACATTAACCGTTGAATCAGGTATCTCAAAAAAAACATTTAAATCTTCAATAGTATTCATTTTTTAATATTATAATATAATTAATTATGATGATTATTAACTCACATATAAAAAATAAAAAATGAATATAATTAATCAATAGTTAATTTTATATTAAAAATGGATTTTATAGTTATTATTCATAATAATTATATTTATAAAATTAATAAAGAACCTTATGAGACGGATGAAAATACTTATTTTCGCGGTTGGTATATGATTAATAATAATGATGATATTAATGATGAAATGATATCTCGTTCAATAATGTATCTTAATGAAAATAAAAATAATATGAAATATTAATTAAAATAATTATACACAACCATGACTACTGCAAGAAGCACTACCACCTAACATTTTTTTAGGTTTGGTTGGTTGTTTCTTGGCTGGTTTGGTTGTTTTGGTTGTTTTGGTTGGTTTGGTTGTTTTTTTAGCTTTTCGTGCACCACCTTTAACTTCTTCTTCTTTATCATCTCCAAATAATTCTTTCATGTTAAAACCAGAATTTTTATCAGCTAACATTCTCGCACCTAATAAAGCAAGTGCAGAAATGAAAGGAGTTAAAACAAAATCACCACCTTTCATTGATTTTTTACCAGAACCACCAGTAGCTCCATTACAGGCACATCCACCTTCTAGACTATAATAAAAATTATCTTCTAATTCTAACATATCATTAGCATCTCTTGCTTTTTTTGATTGTCCCCCTTGAATGCCTGGAGTATTAGTGCTAGCAACTATTGGTGTAGCAGTAGGAGGAACATAAATTTGCGCATCTTCGGCTTTATTATTGGCATAATTAATATTAGCTATGGCATCCGCATTAACAGAAGAATTTAACATATATTCGCTTGAATTTGGAGAACTAGAATAAGGAGCAATATAACCGCCTCTATATTTATTACACTTTGACATATCTATTTAAATAAGAGATTATTTTCTAATATGAAATACTAAAAAAACTGCTGCTATAGTTGTAAAAAAATTTAATAAGATAATTAAAATGACAAAAGGGATAATATAATATAATAAATAAATTAATATAGGTTTAATTATTTCAGTTCTAATATCTTCATTTAAAACTTCTTTACGAATAAAATTAATAATTAAATCGACCGGTTTTATATTATTTTTTTGTTGCGTCATTATTAATATATTGATTACCTTAATATTATACAGAATGAAACATTTATTAAAAATTCCGCAAAAAAAAACGAAATGCTATGTTTCCTATTTAGAAAAACCATTTAAAATACAATTAAATGAATTAAAAATAATTAATTTTTTTAATAATGGATATAATATTGAATGTCATTTACCTATAAATATAAATGAACAATCTATTGCTAATATTGAAGAACTTGATAATCTTTCTTTAAATACCTTAAAAGAACATCCTGAATGGTTTGAGGAGGAAATAAATATAGATAATGTTTATACATATTCTTATATAAATGATATATCAACAATAACATTATTATTAAATAATAAGACTGAATGTTATTATAACGGAGTTGATAAAGATTTAGAAGATATTGTTGAAATATTAAAAGATGGAAAGAGATTAAGGGATTATAATATAAATGTCGAAATTAGTTTTTTAGGATTATTTATATATGATAATATGATAATAAATAAATGGGTAATAAAAGTTATTAATATTGAAGAATTATTAGAAGATTTTTCAGATTGGAATAAATTAGATATTGAGACAGACTGGGAGAATGAAATTAATAATTATGAAAATAATATTAATGAAAAAATAGATTTTTATAATAAATCTTTAAACAATGCTAAAATATTATTGGAAGAAATAAAGAATGAAACAAATTTTAATATTTGGGATAAAAAAATATTAAAATTAAAAAAACAAATTATTAAAATATAATTATAATTTTATCTATATTATTATAATAGATAGATATTAAAATGAGTTCTAATAGTTCATCAATTGTTATTTCCTTTTCAATTGCAATATTATTATTATTAACATTACTATTACTTATATCTTATAATTCTAAATGTAAAATGGATAATATTGAACGTTTTGAAAATGATGCAGGAAATTTTTTACCTTCACCCGAAACTCTTAAAAAAATATTAACACCTAACGTTCCAATAGATAATTTTTCAGTTGCTGATAATGATAAATATGCTGGTACAAATATGGCATCTGACCCGAAATTAGGTTCAATAAGTGCAAGTGATACAGTTAATAGTTATACATCGGTATCTGGAGAACCTATTTCATCATCAAATGAAATATCACATTTTGCAGGTGATGCAAGTGTTGATAGTTCTCCTGATTCATGTTTCATTCGTGATAGATTAACAAGTTCTGATTTATTACCTAAAGATGCTGCTAATTCTAAATGGGCTCAAATTAATCCGGCTGGTTCTGGAATGTTAGGAGACCAAAACTTTTTAACCGCTGGATATCATGTAGGTATTAATACTATTGGACAATCATTACGAAATGCTAATTTACAATTACGTTCTGAACCTCCTAATCCTCAAGTTGCCGTAAGTCCATGGGGAATATCAACTATTGAACCAGATGTTCGTGCTGTTGCTTTTGAAATAGGAAGTTCTCCATCATTTTAATCAAATACAACAAAGCATTTTGTATTGATAATATCTTGTTTAGGAACTAAAGAATTTTTGTTTGATATTTTAATTTGTTTTTTATATGAAAATTTTGACATATTTTCATAAATCTTTTTTTGATTTTCAATTGCATAAGTAATTATTTTTGTATTAAAAGCCCATTTAAAAAAGTTTAATTGTCCAATAGTTGTTTCAATAAAATCATCATCACAATTATTATTATTATTAATATTAAAAGAAATTCGGTCATGTCTTCTGAAAGCATCAAAATTAAATTTTTTAAATGATTTTAATTGTGCCCTATAATCTAAATATAATGTTATTTTTTTATATTTTTCATTATTATAATTCTCTGGTAAATTATAATAAATATTATCATTTGTTTCATTTATCCAATAAATAATATTATTTGTTTTTGCATATCTTGTTACTAACCAATCTATCATACGTAAAGATAATTCGTGTTTTCCATCAATTATTGTTTTTAATGTTAATTTATAAATTGTATGATTATTATAAAATGAATTTAAAGAAGATAATAATAATTCTTTACTACTGTTATTATCAGTCATCATTAATTTAATTATGTTAAAATCTTTTATATCATTATTTAGTAAATATTATCATATCAAATATTAATGCTATTATTGATAATGCCATTAATACACCAATTCTTAAATCCCACATTAAAATATAAATATTAAATATCATTACAATTAATAATATCCAATAATGTTCATATAATTCTAATAATTCTTCTGGATATGGTACAGATGGTCTTAATCCATAAATTAATAAATATGCTGATATAATACCAATGATTAAATATCTTATAAAAATATCAATATAATTTATCATTTAATCTATTATTTTAATTTAAAATATTATTTTTCTTTTCCATAATAATATTAGAAAAATGCAATATTCAACATTAGAAGAAGCATTTCCGAATTATCCAACTCAACCTATATCACAACAAAATAATAAACGTGGTTTAAATAAAAAAAAACAATGTGATAAATTTATAAATGAATATACAAATACTCCCGATTGTTATTATAAAAAAGAAGGCATAGATATGCCATCATGTGAAGCATTTGCTAATTCTAATGGTAATGGTAATGCTAATGGTAATGCTAATGGTAATGTTAATGGTAATAGTAATACTAATAGTAATGGTAATGGTAATTCTAATGGTAATGCTAATGGTAATGCTAATGGTAATGCTAATGCTAATGGTAATGCTAATGGTAATAGTAATGGTAATGGTAATTATGCTAGTTATGCAAGTATGGTTAAGAAGGATTGTTCTCCATTACAACCACCAGTTTATACATTACCCATAGATAGTAATGCACAAAATGCATTTAAGAAAGCGGTTGAAACTTCCTTAAATACAAATATATTTGAGAAGAATAAACCAGATAAATTTTCAATAAAACCATATGATTATGATGAATATGACGCATATTTGAGTATAAACGATATACAAACTAATAATAAAGATGAAACACCTGAATATAGAACAACACCATTTATAGAAGATTATTTAAAAGATTTAAGAAATAATTTTAAAACTCCATTGGTAGAACAAGGAATAAAAATAAATGACGTAGAACAATTTACAAATTTTATTAATAATACAAATAATATAAAAGTTGATATAAATTTATATAATTTGTTTTTATTTATATTTATAGGTATAATAATTATATTACTTTGTGACCAAATTACCAAATTAGCAATAATAGTTGCAAATAAAAATATATAAGCATGGTATTTAAATTATAAAGTAATAATGAAATATTTTACGCATTTAGTATGTTCAGGAAGTGCAATACGTTCATTATGTTTATTAGGTATATTGAGATATATATATTTTAATAAAATGGAAGACCATATTAAAAATGTAGCAGGTACATCAATGGGTTCTTTTTTTTGTTTAGCATTTGCTTTAAAAATACCAATAGATGAACTTGAAGCAATGATAATAAAATTGATACATAAACCAGAAATAGTTTCTATATCATCTGATAATTTTTTAAATTTATTTACAAATTTAGGATTTAATGATTCGAAATTATATTTATCAGGAATAAAAGAATATTTAAAAAAGAAATATGATATTGAAGATATTTCTTTTATTGAATTATCTAAACTTACAGGTGTTAATGTTTATGTAAGTGCAACAAAAATAAATAATGGTAAAAATTTTATATTTAATGTAAATGATACGCCTAATGTTTCTGTATTAGATGCTGTTGCTGCTTCTATGTGTATTCCGATGATATCGCAACCAATAAAAATAGATGAATATTATTATATAGATGGATGTTTAACAAATAATTTACCATATGAGATATTTAATAATATAAATCAAGATGATATATTAAATGTAGCAGTTTTTATAAAAGAAGATTATGAAGTTACTGATATAATTAATCCATCAGAAGAATTAAATTTTTTGACTTATTATAAACAAGTATGTTCAATTATTTATTCGAATTCTTTACATAGTAGTTATATATCAAAATTACCTAATTTTAAAAATCCATTAATCATAAGTGAAAGTCCATTTAAATCATTTTATAATTTAGATATATCAGATGATAATATTTTTTTTAATATTAAAGATGATGATATTGAAAATTTAATATTACAAGGTTTTAAAGATATTAGTATTTATATGAAACAATTTGAAATTAGTGAAGTAGAAGACGTTTTTTAATCGATTGTTCTGATACATCTTCAAGTTTCCAAGAAATATAAATATTATTATTATTAGGTTCAGGTAAAACAGCGACATATAAACCACTTTTTTTTAATTCAGATATGATATAATTCATACAAGTAGAATAATTATATAATGGATAACCAATAATTATTGGAGGAATAGTATAATATAATGATTGCCCTCCAATTTCTGCAATAGTTTTAATTTTTTTATGACATAAATTTAAAATAATATTAAATGCATCATTTAATTTATTATCTTTTTTTTTCTTAATTTCATATAAATCATATAATGATAATTTAGAACTCATATTTATCTATATTATCTTTATACGATTTATATTTAAGTTGTAAATTTCCAATTTGGATTTTCACTTTTAATTATTTCATTAGCAAAAGCTGTTAAATTTGCTTCTTTTCTCTCATCATTAAAATTATATACTTTTCCTGTATTTTTATTATATAATAAAATGGTTGGTGTACTAGTGATATTATATTTATCGCCTAAATCTTTGCCAACACCTGTCTCCATTATATCATATTTAATAGTATCAAAATAATAAAATAAAGGATTATTATTTATTTTTTCTGAATAACCATTCCATACGTCTTTTTCAAAATCTTTACAATAACCACATTTTTCCATACAATAATATTGTAAAGTATATGATTTAGGTGCATCAGTAAAATTTTCATATTTTTTATAAAAAGTTCCAGTTAATATAGCACCAATTATTAATATAATTAATAATATTATTAGTATCCAAAATCCAGAACTTGAAGAAGATTCAGGAGTTGATTTTGACATTGAACTTAAACGAGAACTAGAACTAAATCGCGATTTATAAGAAGGCGGCATAAATATAAGTAATCTATTTATTTATAATATTTTAATTGAATAATTATTATAGAATATATATACAAATAATAATAATAATAAAGAATATATACCAAAATCAATATAAATAATATATTTAACAATTATATCATTTACATTAATCATATTTTTATCTTTTAGCCAAATAATGGAATTAACAATGAAAAATAAATAAATTAATATTATAATGAAAATAAAGATATAAATCATTTTAATATAATCTATTATTAAAAAATGATAAAAATTAATATAATATTAATTATAATGGTTAATTTAGCATTTACCTTAAGAAGTATAATTATAGTAGGTAATACAACACCAACAATTTATTCAACTGTTAAAAATTCTAAATTATCACTTGAACATGTATTTCCTAAATGTTATATGTATAAGAAACATTATAATGATGCCCATAATATTTTTAAATGTGATTCATACATTAATAATATGCGTTCGAATTATAAATATGTTGATAAATATAATAATAATTTTACGAGATTATATGATAGTGATAATTTCGTAAATACAAAAGAAAAATTATTTATTCCAGAAGATGGAAGTAAAGGTATTATTTCAAGGTCAATAATGCATATGTGTTATGAATATAAATATGATTATAAAAAAGTAATTGATTATAAAAATTTAATTAAATGGTGTTTAGATTATCCACCAACAAAAGAAGAAATATTTCATAATAATTATATATTTCAGAAACAAAAAACGAGAAATATGTTTATTGATTTATATTATAAAAAGAAATTTAAGAATTTATTAATTCAATATTTTTCATAAAAAATGATTATTTATTTTTGTTATTATTTATAAATATGGCTATAAATTCTAAACAAAAATTAGGACAATTTTATACAACTAATTATGAATATATATTACAAAATTTATATATACCTGAAAATATTACAAAAATAATAGAACCTTTTACTGGAAATGGTGATTTATTAAATTTTATTAAAGATAAAGATAAATATGATATTGAATGTTATGATATAGAACCTAAAAAAGATTTTATTATTGAACAAGATACAATATTAAATCCTCCTAATATTAGTAATTCATTTATATTAACTAATCCGCCATATTTAGCAAGAAATAAATCAATAGATAAAGAATTATTTGATAAATATAAAACAAATGATTTATATAAATGTTTTATAGAAATTTTGATTACAAATGATTGTTTAGGAGGAATTTTAATTGTTCCATTAAATTTTATATGTTCTATACGTAAAAATGATATTGATTTGAGAAAGAAATTTATGTTCAAATATAATATAATAATATTGAATATATTTGAGGAACAAGTATTTGAAGATACATCATATACTATATGCAGTTTTCAATTTGAATTAAAAGAAATAAGGGAATTAAGAGAAATTAAAGAAATAAAATCATATATATATCCATCAAATAAAGAATTTAATATTAAATTAAATAATTCAAATAATTATACAATTGGAGGTGATATATATAATCTAAAACAAAATTCATTATTTAAGATTGATAGAGCAACGAGATTATATGATAATAAAGATAATTTTACGAATATATTAGTAAAATGTCTTGATGATAATATAAATAATAAAATAGGATTAAAAATAGTCGATGATATAATAAGAGATAAATATATTGATACTACTCCTAAATTATCAGGAAGGTCATATGCTATATTAGTTATAAAACCAAAATTAACAATAATACAACAAGAAAAACTTGTAGAAATATTTAATAAATTTCTAAATGAAAAAAGAGATAATTACAATTCATTATTTTTATCAAATTATAGGGAAAGTAATAATATGGCAAGAAAAAGAATTTCATTCACATTAGTTTATGAAATATGTAATTATTTATTAGATATTAATCATGATTATATTTATCAATAAAATATTGTTGTATTTCAATATGATTGCCAATAATTAAATTTTCAATATTATTAAATTTTTTTTTCAAATCATTAAATTTATTTATTAAATTTGTATCAATAAGTATTATAAATAAATCAGATATTATACTATATTTAATAATCCATTCACATAAAATATATGCTTCTTCAAATACATTATCTTGATGACCACCATTTCCTATAACTATTTTTGCAAATACCCAACCATTAATTTTACCATTTAATTTTGCATCAAATGATTTTAAACAATCATTTAAAGATATTTTATTTTTTTTAATATCATTATTATTTAATATTAAACCATCTTTTGTTGGTCTATATGAATTAACAGTTAATTTATCCATTGAAATGTCAAATTTATTACAAGTTATATTACAAGTATCAATTTGTAATAATTCATCTTTTACTCCTTGACGTGATGCATTTATTGAAATTCTACTAGCTAATATTATTAATAAAATGATATTATCATTACATTCATCAAGTAATTCTTTTTCAGTTTTATTATATTTTGATAATTCTAATAATATTCTTTTATATTCTTCATTATTAATATCTTTATTAAAATTTCTTTCTTTAATTCTTTTCATAGCTATTTCATTATTTATTTTTTGTCTTTCATTTCTAATATTATAAATATCAATTTCAATTGGTTTTATTATATTCATTAAAATGATTTAAGGGTATTCATAAATAATCTTTAAATCATTTTTTTAATCATTTAATATATAAAAAAATGATTATAAATTAATCATAAAAGATATATATTAACATCAAAAATATGATTTATACAAAACGGAGGCAAGCCGAAAGTAAAGATGAAAATTTAAATAATAAAGATATTAATAAAAAACAACAATTATTTTTAGATAAAGCTGCTGAAATTGCTAAATATTCAACAATGCAACAAAAACACGGAGCTGTTGTTGTGCATAAAAATAAAATAATTGCATATGGTTTTAATTATATGACACATTATTTAAATGATAATAATAGTATTCATGCAGAAGTAGCTGCAATTAGTCAAGTTTTTAAAAATAAAACAATTCTTGAAGATTGTGATATATATGTTGTTAGAATTGCACCAGCTAGATTTAATAATTGTCTTAAATTATCTAAACCATGTGAAAAATGTACTAAATTTATTAATAAATATAATATAAGATGTACTTATTATTCAACTAATTATGAATATGAATATTTATTTTCTTAAATATCTAAACTCATAGAAACTTTAGGAATTATTCTTCTAATTGTTTTTTTTACTACAACTTCTCTTTCTTCTTTATTAAAAATCTTTGCTAATAATTCTTCACCGGTTAGATGTTTATTATTATTTATAATATCTCTAACATCTTTAATATTTATAGGTTTATAAACATTCTTAATATTTGTTTTTAATCTTCCATTTTGTGTATTTAAATCATTATAATTATATTTAAACATAAAATCTTCAATTTTATTATTTAATACATGTTGTAATGTTTTTCTTTCTCTTATTGCTATTTTTAATTTTCTAATAGCATCATCATATTTAAACCAATCAGCAACTAAATTTTTAAAAGTATCCATTTCTTCTTCAGTTGGTTCATTAGCTGTTTTTATTATATCTTCAATTAAATCTGAATTATCCATTATATGACAAATATTAAAAAAATCTTTAAATCTATTTATTTTTATTTTTATACGTAGAAGGTCTTCCTCGTTTTTTCTTAATTATTGGTTCTTTTTTAGATTTAGATTTAGGTTTAACTTCAGATTTAGGTTTAACTTCAGATTTAGGTTTGATTTCAGATTTAGGTTTATCATAATTAGGAACATAGTCTTCAATAAATTGTGATACTGTTTTAATATCTCTTGATTTTTCAAATGTAACTTTATTACTTCCATTTCCAACATAAGCAACTATTGTTGGAAATCCTGTTATTGATTTAAAAACTTCTGGAGCTTGTCTTATAGTTGATAATTCAATTTCATAAAATTGTTTTATATTTCCATATTTATCTTTTAAATTATCCCAAACTGGCATAAAACTGCGACAATGTCCGCAATCTTTCCAATGATATAATAATATACATCCATGAGATGATATATCATCTATAATTGTATTTAAACTTTTATTATCAACTCTATTTATAACTTTAGGACTTGTACTCATTAATTTTCTATATATATATAAATAAAATAATTATGGATTTAGATTTTGCTAAACAGTCTTATAATATATCTTGTGACCATATTACAAAATTAAATAATAAATATAAATCAGAAAATGATTTATTATATAATAAACAGTTTGAATGTATAGATAAAAATAATTATGATGATTCAGATATTAATAATAATAGAAAAAATATTAAATATTTAAATAGTATGTATATAACTAATAAATCATGTATATTTAAATCAACTGAACCTGATAATTTAGAATGGACATCTGTTTTTAATCATAATAATAATAGTTTAATGAATGATGATAACGCACTTGCATTATTTAATGAAAATACAAGACAAAAAATATTAACTAGATATTAGAAATATAACTAATTTCTTTTTTATATTCATCAGATGGTTTTTCAAGAATAATTATTGAATTAATAAAATTACTCGCAAATTCTTTTAATAATGGTGGATGTATTTTACCTTCAAATAAATATTCATGTCTATCAACTTTAGCTCCTTTACCATTTTTACTATTATTTAAATGAATACAAATAATATCATCTTTATCATGAACTAATGATAATATTTCATTTAATTCATAACCTGCACTCCATACATGACATGTATCAATACATAATTTAAATAAATCTCTTTCTTCATCTGTAAAAGAATAATAGAAATTAATAAAATCATTAAAATCTTTTAATAATTCTGTTCCTTGTCCTGCAGGAGTTTCTAATATTAATTTTGTTTTTATATTATGTTTCATCATTTCATTCAAAATATTTTTAATATTATTTTTCATTATTAATAATGCTTCTGATATTGATGTAGTTGTTGATTTACCAACATGAATTACATAACCAATAGCACCAATAATATTTGCAGTCATAATATCATGAAATAATAATGTATCAGTAATTGCTAATTCTTTTTTACCATTAACGAAAGGTTTAGCAATATTAAAAGCATATGGAGAATGAACAATAATAGAAAATTTATTAATATTACAATATTTTTTAATTAAATGTGATTCATTTAAATATTTATCATTATTTGATATTTGTAAACTTCTTGGATTAGTTGTAAATAATTGTAAAGCATTTCCACCATTTTTTTTTATATTTTCCATTGTTTTAATAACAGTAGTTTCTTTTGGTATATGTGCTCCAATAATCATTTTTCTATTTAATTAAACTTAAATAAATATTATATATTTATTCAATTTTTTTAATAATAAAATTATATAAACTTTATTTATAATATTATTTATATATAAATATATGAATTTAAAATGTCTATTGCAACACACCCATTAATAAATAAAGGAACTCATATTATTATAGATATAAATGAAATTCAATATAATGAACCTTTAAAATTTAAAAATACTGTATCTGATATTCTTGATAAAATTGTTGAAAAATTTAATTTAAATGTTGTTGGTAAAATTTTACATCAATTTGAACCATTCGGAGTAACTGGTGTTTATGTTTTAAGTGAATCACATTTATCAATTCATACATTTGTAGAAGAAAAAAAAGTAGCAATGGATTTATATACATGTAATACATTTGATAATAGTATTGAAGTTGTTGATTATATTAGAACTTTATTTAATCCTTGTATGTGTAATTACAAAATAATATTAAGATAATAATTATAAAATCAATTATTATAATCAATAAGATATTTACATATATTAAAATCTATTTTATAACGATATGGACATTTAAAATATAATGCATTTTTTTGTGTTGCTAAAAATTTTACTAAGCATAAATGATGAATATGATAATTATTTGAATGTAATCTATGAATATTTTCAAATAAATTTGCAACTTCTTTTTTTGTATTACTAAATTTATCTAAACATATTGGACAACAGTCATGAGGTTTAATAGTTGTTGTAATTATATAAGGTAAATTATTAATTTGCCAACCATTACCAATCATTTTATAAATATCTATAAATATTTCATGATTATTATGAAATCCTCTAATATATTGTGTTGTTTTATTTTTGATATCTGTTATTATTTTTTTAGTAATAATAGAATTATCCATATTATCATATGGAGTTCCAGTATTTTTTGAATAATAATATTTAATTTTTTTATTACCATCAATAGTTATTTCATTTTCATCTTTTGATAATAATAAACCATAGCAAATATAATTATTATGTTTAAATGGTGGTTCATCATTTGATATTGTTATTTCAAATTCTATTTTTAATTTATCAATGATATTAATATTATTTGTAATAAATGTATAAAATCTTATATGGTCTGTTCCATGTTTGAATGCTATTTTTATTACTTGATTTTTAATAAATCTATCAATCGTTTCTTTATCATATGTTATATCATAAAACCTATTTAAGGAAAGTTTTTTATTGATAAAAGCTTTTTTAAAGAAAGTTGCCAATAATTTATCACAAACATATTTATCATATATAATACCATTATTATTAATAATTTCTTTTTCTAATAAAAATAAGAAATTATTTAATTCATTGTAATATATCATTTATATAAATAAATTTAAATATTATTATTATCATTTTTTATATATATAAAAATTAAATTAATATGAATAATCGAAGTGATATGATTGTTTATTTAAATATTCCATATAAAGACCGTAAAATAGTTAAAAATTATGGTGCTTTATGGGATGCAAAATTAAAAAAATGGTATTGTGAAGAAGATAATGAATTATGTTCTTTATATAATATTTATAAAGAAATTGAAATAATTGGCGAAGATAGAACATTTGGAGAAAATAAATTATATATTGATATGATACCTAAAACATCATATTTTAAAAATGTAAGGTCATTATTTAATGATTGTGATTGGAATTTGATAAGACATCATATATATGAGAGAGTTAATCATAAATGTGAATGTTGTGGTAAAAAAAAATTTAAATATTTAGATGCACATGAAAGATGGGAATTTAATGAAGAAACTAAAACACAAAAATTAGTAAGAATAATTGCATTATGTAAATTATGTCATAATGCAACTCATTATGGACATTCAAAAAGAAATAAAAATATAGATAAAATTAATATTCATATTAAAAAAATAAATAATTTCAGTGATGAGGAATTACAAAATCATATTAATGATGCATATAAAACTTGGAAAGAAAGAAATAAAATTAAATGGGAATTAGATTTAAGTATTATTACTAATTCTGGATTTGAAATAAAATAAATTAAATTATATATATAATAGTGATAATTAATAATGGATGATAATAATGAAACATTGCTAATATTATTAAATGATTTTATAATTAATATAATTTACAAACATAAATATTTTAATGAAAATGAATATAATTCTATTAAAAAAATTAATAATAAATCTAAAATTAGAAAAAGTATTGATTGTCCAACTAATATTCAAATGAAAAAAGATACACAACATTATACTTTTTATTTTTTATTAGAATATATTAAACATATTACTTCTATATTACATAAAAAAAATAGTTTTGATATTAATGAAGATGATGAAGAAGATGAAGATAATAATGATGATAATGAAGATAATAATACTAATAAAGATACTTATAATTTTTAATCTATAATCTATGAATTATAGAAAATTGAGTTACATTTTTAACATTATTTCTAAAAAATATCATCCAAATAGAACAATTACCTGCATTACATATAATATATTTGCATTTACTCATAATTAATGTAATTGCTAAATATTTTAATGAATATGAATAATTAAGGTCTTTATATACTTTATCAACTGTTGAATTTTGTTTTGACATATGTCTTATTTCATCATAAAAAATTATATTATTTGGATAAATTAATTTCATCTTATCTAAAAAATCTGTCTCATCTGATTGAATTAAAAATTTTATATTTGGTTCTTTTTCTAATATTTCATTTGCTTTTGAAATATATTCATCAAATGATGGTAATGATATTTCTGTTATTTTATCATTTCCTCTATAAAATAAAACACAAATATTATTATGTTCAATTGAATATTTTTTCTCTATTTCTGATTGTATCTTTAATATTTCATCATTTGGTGTAAAATATTTACGTATAAATGGATTTAATGAAACTAAATCTAAAGTAGCATAATTTTTATATTGATAACATTCATGATAATTAATATCACGAATATGTTTAATTTCTATATCATTATCATTATAATGTTTAAAATAATTAAAAGTAATATCATTTGTAGTATTTTGTTTATACCATGTATAAAATTCAGTTGTATCATAAATATTAGGTAATTGTTTATATTTATTAAAAATTAGAATTAAATAATATAATCGCAGAGAACAACATGAAAAAAACCCTCCATCATGTGCTACTGCAAAATTCATAATATATATAAAAATATTTTATAATTCTTTATATAAAATAATAAAAAAATGTTTATTATCATGGATATAATGACTGCTTTAATTAGTAATACTTATATTTTTATTGATGATAAAAATGATATATTTATTGTTTAATATAAATAATTATATATAATTATTGCTCTACTAATATATTCATAAATATAATTATTCTGAATACATTTATTTTTTATTTTTATATAATCATTATAATTTTCAATATAATGACAATTATCAAAATCATTAATAACACAATTAAATAATCTTTGATTATTGATTTTATATAAACTTTGATTTTTACATTTATTATTTATAATTTCATATTTTGTTGTTATTGTTGAAATAGTTGGTGTTATTAATAATATTATAACAAATATAATTTTAGAAAAAACGAACATTTATAAAAATGAATTTAAATTATGAATCATTTTTTATTATTTTATTATAGAATATAATAAATAAATGTCTTCTTCTTCAAATAGAACTTTACATGATAATGAAAAAGATTTAAAGAAATTAATTGATATAATGTCTGATTATATACCAAATACTAATTATTTTACATATGATGGAAAACCAATTTTAAAAAAAACAATAATTGATAATAAAGAAGATTTATGTAAAGTTTATTTTAAAGGTATTTCATTGGAAAAATTTATAGATGAATTAAGAAAAAATAAAATAAATGAATTTAGATTAAATAAATTTAATGAAAGTTGCATAAGACAATTTATTAATGATAAATCTAATTCAAAATGTGAATCATTAGAAAGTTATATTTATTCAAGTCATTATGGCGGTAGTGATAGCAGTAGTAGCGATAGTGATAGTGAAAGTGATAGTAGTAGCAGTAGTAGTAGCAGTAGCAGTAGCAGTAGTAGTGATGATGAAAAATATAGAAATAAAAATATAAGAATTAATATTATAAATAATTCATTACATCATCCACATATAGCAAAATTTATACATGATAATAATATTTATGATATATATATTGAAGATAAAAAAAGAGAACAAATGAGAGATGAAAATAGTAGAGAAATGAAAGATGAAACAAGAGAATTATCAAATTTAGGAACTATAGCATCTTCAATAAATTCATCAATAAAATCAAAAAAAAATAAAAATAAAATAGTTGAAAAATTTATAAAATTATTAAGAAAAAAAGAAGAAAAAAGATATGAATAACAAAAACATTTTCATATCTTTGTCATTATAAACATAACTATCTAGCGAGACCCGCAAATGGCAACAACAACCCAAATCATTATTGCCAAGACAATTCCAATTCCGTAATCACTTCCCTTATCAGTTATACATTTAGACCGAATTTCATCAAACTTGCTAAAATTAGGAAGTGCATTGCAAGTGGTCATCTTGTTTTTAAAACAGGAATAGATTTCATCATCTTGAATTACGTTGTGTGCTTTTAGTTCGCAATAATTAACAATTGCTTTATTGATATTTCTAAGATAATTACGAGGCATTGCCAAACGATGACGTGCTTCAATCATAGTAAAAATGCTCAACAAAGCAATAATCACAACAATAGCTTTCATTGCAAAGTTATGTAATAATATTTATAAAAAACTATTATCACTTTTAGTTATTAATAGTAATAAAATTAAACATATAAATTTGTATTAAAATAATAGTAAAAAAAAATAAAAATGATTAATGATTAATAGTAAAATATTACGGTCAATTACCATGATACGTCAATTCTATCTTGAACCTGATGATAACACTTATTACTATGGCGGCGAACTGTTTGAGGCTGAATACAACCCTGAAACAGATGAATTATATGAGCCATATGTTCGCAAGGCATCAAAGTCTAAGACGGTCAAATTCTATCCATCGAAAAATCTATTCGTTGTTTATGTGAATAACATCATAAAGGAAATCATTTGCTTAATGACTTGCTGGTCTGATGATTTCAGGGCATATAAACTTGACGATAAGAAAATTGCATCTTCATATCGCGAATGTTATCATGGACGGAGAAAAATTAATCCTGTTCCGTGTAATATCGATTTCACGGAATTCATTCGTGATAACGATTTGGAGATGAAGGTTTGAATCGATGGTTTATATATATGTCAATATTTTTTGGCATTTATAAATGTTTTTAGATAACCATAATAATTTATAATATTCTTTTTTTTCTATTTTATTATAAGTTTTCATTATAATATGATTTTTATATAAAATATTTGAACCATCATAAATTAAATTTGATTTAAGGCGATTATTTGCAAATATTAATCCTAATAATCCTGAGCCAGTTGGATATGTATCATTAATACCATAATAATTATTTTTGATATTATTGATAATAGTATTAATTGCTCTTAAAAATATTGGGTTATTTTCTTTTGTAATTATAAAACCTGAATAAATTATTAATTTATTATAATAATAATCATTTTCACATGCAAAAAAATTATTATCAATAAAATTTATTAATTTATAATTACAATAAAATTTTGTATCAATAAATATACCACCATATTTATATAAAATGCAATATTTCCACAAATCATTTTTATATTCAATAGGTATTAATTGTTCATAAGCTTTTAAAACATAATGAGGATAATTATCAAAAATAAATTTTTTACAATCAGTTAATTCATCAAATAAAAAATAATTAAATTCTGGATTATAATCTTTAATACTTTTAATATTATTATTTATTTCATTATTTAATAATTGTTTATTATAACATTGAAATATATTTAATGGAACTTTCTTATAAATGCCAAAACTTGAATTAGATAATGACATATTTATATTAAGAACTATAGGAAATTTAAATGCGACCAGCAACGAAATTAAATACGTCTTTCCAATTCTTAATAATATAAATTTTTTGATTATAAGTAATAGTGTTAAAATCATCTAAATTACTATAATCAATAAACTCTTGAAATTCTTCATAATTGTCCAATAGCATCTTAACATTATAAGAATTGAAATCAATCAATTCATATTTTATATCAAAATTTTCATTTTGTATAAAACAACTGATGAATGTCTCAAACTCGACTGCTATATAATTGTATGTAGCAATTGTATTAATCAAATAATACTTATTATCACATTTTCTATATAAGCAACCTTCCATTGTGCTTTATATATAAAAAAATAATATAAATTTCATTTTTTTATTTATTTACTTTATGAATAAACATATTATTATAATTATTAATAATATTAGAATTGCTAATATAATAATAAAATTATTATTTGTAGATAATTTAGAATAATTATTGGATTTAGATAAAATTGTAGCATTTGAATAAAAACTTTTTAATGTTCTAACTTTACCCAATCCATATTTTTCATCATTATCATTATCATTATCATTAATATCTAATAATTTTTTTACTCTTAATTGAGCTTTTGTTGCATTAAAAGTTTTTTTATTATCTATAAAATATTTTGGTTTATTTTCTCTACCATATTCATGAAATATTATATTTTCTTTAGGAGTGAAAACATCCCATCCATTTGTATAAAATTTTACAGATGTTAATATTTCTTCACCTTCAAATAAATAATCTAATGTAGGGTCAAATGGTATCTCATTTAAAAATTTTGATTCACAAAAAAACATTCCAGCACTCATAAAATAAGATTTTTTATAATCATTATTTGTATTAGTATAAACCGCTGTGCTTAATACTAATATCCCATTATTATTATATTCAGCACTAAAAATATGAGGTATATCTGTTGTATTATCATTCTTTTTAATTATATCAATTGGATAATGACTTAATACAGGTTTTAGTGATAATTGTCTATTTTTAATTTCATTAATCATATTTATTAATTTCTCATCCCAATCTTTTATAAATGTTGAATGACTATCAATCTGTAAATAATATTCTTCTCCATTCCATAATCCTGAACATAAATATCGTGCAAATGTTGGTCCTTTAGCTTCAAAATATGGAATACGAATAATACTAATATTACATTTCCATTCATTATTAATTAAACAATCTTTATCAATATTAAAATTATTTTGTTCGCAAATACCAACATAACAATTATTTTTATATTTAGCATTTTCAAATAATGATTTTATTGTATTTTCACATTCATCATCTCTATAACTTGCAATTGAAATAAAAATTGTATTTTTAATTATATCAATATTTCTAACTTTAGTAGCCATACCTAACTTTTTCAATTATTTTAATTATTCAATGTTATCTAATTCTTTATCTATAAATTCATTTAATTTCATCAATTTACAATAATTCATTGGTGTATGATTTAATAAATAAGTAGGATTATTAATTGTTAATTCATCTTCATAATTTTCAATATCTAATAATTGACCACCTCTTATTAAATCCTGATGAAATTTATTTGTTATTATAATATCTTCATCTAATATATATTCAATTGGTTTATCATCAGTACATGATTTAGTATCATCATAAAATGATTTTTTAAAATCAAAGAAATTATTTAATTCTACTTTTGATATTATAGTGTTAAAAATTTTTATAAAATTATTTATAGATGAAGTATCATAATTTCTAATTAAAGTATTTGTATAATTATTTAAATAAAATGTATTTGTTACTAATAATAATCTTGCTAATAATTTAAGTATTATTTGTGCTTTTTTATCATTATATATTTCTTTTTCTTTTTTATCTTTTGTATTTAATTCATCAATTTCATATAAATATATATTTAAGCAAGTTATTGCATATATATTTTTAATATCAATATAATTAGTTAAAAATACACATTTAAGTATTTTTATTATATGTGATAAATATTGTTCTTTATTATAAATTTTATTAAAATTTAAATATAATAAATAATATACATTTAATAAATTGTTAATATTATTTGTATAATATTTTAATATAATTTTATTATCATTACGAGTTGTATCATTTTGATTTAAAAGTTCATATATAATTAAAAATGTAATATAATCAAATTCACCTAATTTTTTATTATAATATATATTTTTATATTTATCATAAGTATTAAAATCTATTGATAATGAACTATTAGTAGATATAATCTCATGTAATTCTTTTATTAAAATTTTATAATAATCATTTTTATCTATATTTTCTAATAATTTATCTAGTAATATTTTATTATCTAAATTTTCTATATTAGTAGTAGAATTACGATAATATTCATCATTAATATAAAGTAATTCTTTAATTGGTTTTATTTTTTTAATAAAATTAAAAAATAATATTTTAAAATATTCATAATTATCATCTTTTATTATAAAATCATAAATTTCAAGAAAAATATATATTTTCATATTATTACATATTGTTTCGCTAATTTCTTCAGATTGTATATCTTTGATATAATTTATATAATTTCCAGCCATTATTTCTATTTATAAATAGAAATAAAAATATAATTATATTTCTTCAAGTTCTTTTTCTATAAATTTCATTAACATATTTCTTTTACAATTGTTCATTGGTATATAATTTAATAAATAAGTTGGATCATTTAAAGTTAATTTATCTTCAATATCTTCAATTATAAATGAACCACCCATTGTTGGTAATGTTAATTTAGTAGTAGTTGGATCATCAATAAAATTAATTTCTTCAATTTTATCACAATTATTATAATCATATAATTTATTTTTAAAAGCAATAAATTTATTAAAATCTGTTATTTGATTTAATAAATTTTTAAAAATATCTATAAAATTAGTTAATGGTTTTGTTGTTGTTCCTCCTTTTTTATCATCAATTATTTTATCTAATATTTTAAGAATTATATCTAAATATTTAAATAAAGTATTTTTACTGTTAATATTAACTTGTTTATAATCAATTATATAATCATATATATGTCTAATATTTATAATTAATTCAATATATAATTCATCATTAATTTTTTTTTTATTTATTTTATAAAATAATTTTTCTAAATCTAATTTTAAATTTTGTAAATTTAAAAATAAATCATCTAATATGTTAAAATTAGTTTTAAAATATAAAATATATAAAATTAAAATAATTATTAAACATATTTGTGATAATATAGATATATTATCAATATTAATTTTTTCATTTATTAATTTAAAAAATTTTTGTATTGTCGTATTATTCCATTCTTCATTATTATATTTTTCTTTTAAATAATTAGTAATTATTACTAAAATTCGTTCATTGCTATATGGAATATGTTCAATATCTTGCAATAATTTTATATTAATTTGAGTAGATAAAATATCATCTTCATGAATATATATTTCAGAAGGAATAGGTAAAGGATATGTAGTTGGAACATCTGATGATGGAGAAGTAGTTTCAACATCTGATGATAGAGAAGTAGTTTCAACATCTGATGATGAAGAAGTAGTTTCAACATCTGATGATGAAGAAGTAGTTTCAACATCTGATAATGGAGAAGTAGTTTCAACATCTGATAATGGAGAAGTAGTTGCAATATTAGGGGATTTTATACGTAAAAAATTTGTATAATTATTTAAATAAAATGTATTTGTTTGTAATAATAATCTTGATAATAATGTAAGTATTATTTTTGCTTTTTCTTCTTTTTTTTTATTTTCATCTAGTGTTTTATTTTCATTTAATATATACATTTTATATAAAAAAATATTTATACAAGTTATTGCATATGTATTTTTAATATCAATATAATTAGTTAAAAATATACATTGTATTATTTTATTCATATGTAATAAATAAGTTTCTTTACTAATTTTTTCATTAATTTTTATATATGTATATATATAATATAAAGAATCATTTGCATAATAATTATTAACATCTTTTAAAATATATTTATTTATTATTGAAGGTAATTTATAGTAATTTGTATCTGTTTGGTAAGTATTAATAATATAATCATGATATATTAAAAATATAATATATTCTAAATTATTATATTTTTTATAATAATTTATATTTTTTTTAATTGTATCATCATCTATTGATAAATTATATACTTCTATTTTAGTAATAAGTGATGATAATTCATTATCATCATCCAAATTTAACTCAAACGAATTGTTTATATATATATTAGTACTTATATATAAAAAATCTTTTATTATTTTAAATTCTTTAATAAAATTTATAAATAATAGTTTAAAATATTCATAATTATTATCTTTATTAATAAAATTAATAATTTCTAAATATATTTTAATTTTCATTTTATTACATAAAAATTCAATCGTATCATTATTTAAATCAATGAGTGAAATTTTATAATCATCACTCATTATAAAAAATAAAAATGTTTTCTATTATTTATAAATAGAAATATTTATTTTAAGTTTTCTTTAATAAATTTTATTAATTTATTTCTTTTGCAATTATTCATTGGTATATAATGTAATATATATGTTGGGTCTTTTAATGTAAAATTATCACCACCTTTTTTAAATAATTTATGAAATAATATATTTGTTGTACGAGTTTTAAAAATAATTTGTTTATAATTTGTACAATTTGTATTATCTTCATAAAATTTTTCTTTTAATTCAATAAAATCATTAAAAGAAATTTTAGATGTTATTTCTTTTAAAATACTTTCATTATTTTTTAAAGATTTATCATCATTTTTATAGTTTATTTGTAAATAGTTTGTATAATTATTTAAATAAAATGTATTTGTTTGTAATAATAATCTTGCTAATAATACAAGTATTTCTCTTTTTTTATTATTTATATTTATAGTATCATCTTTATTATCATTTGTAAATTTTTTCATATAATATAAATAAATATTAATACAATATAATGCATATGTATTATTAATATCTATATAAGTAGTTAAAAATAAATATTTTATTATTTTTATTGTTTCTAAATATATTTTATTTTTATATTCATCAGTTGTTTTAGTTAAATTATATTGCATTTCATAATATTTTATGTATATTTTTACTATATTTTTATAATATGTATTAAGTTTTGAATTATTATTATTAATATAACTATCTACTATTTCATCTATTTTTCTATTAATAATAACATCACTAACTGAAGATATATTATCAATAGATATTCTAAATAATATAATAAATATAATATAATCAAATTCACTTAATATATCATTATAATCATCTTTATATTGTTCAATATACATTTTTTTAATATAATCTTTAGTAGTATCTTTAGTAGCATCTTTAGCATCTTTAGTATCTTTAGTATCTTTATTAAAAAATAAAAATAATATATAAAAATCTTTAATATTATCTTTTGTAATAAAATTTAATATTTCTAATAATATTTTTATTTTCATATTATTTAATAAATATTCAATTTTACTATTATTAAATTTTATATATGTTATTTCATTTTTTTTCTTTTCCATAATAAATGATTTCTATTATTTATAAATATATAATAAATTATTTATCAATTTTATCTATTTTATCTATTTCTTTTTGAATAAATTCAGTTAATTTATTTCTTTTACTATTATTCATTGGTATATAATTTAATAAATAAGTTGGATCATTTAGATATAATTTACTTTTATCTAAAAAATCATCAGGTGATTTTCCACCCTTAAAATTATATTCAACAAATGTATCATCTTCATTTATAAAATTAATTTCATCTTCTTCATTTGAAGGTTCTGTTATATAACATAATTTTTTAAATTCTTTAAATTTTTCATATGTTATATTACTGATTATTTTTTTAAAAATATCAATTAAATTATCACTTATATTATCTTTACTAGCATCTTTATTAAATGTTATACCTAAATAGTTTGTATAATTATTTAAATAAAATACATTTGTTAATAAAGTTAATCTTGCTAATAATGTAAGTATTATATTAATTTTATCATTTTCATTATATTTATATTTATCTTTATTTTCATTATAAATATTCATTTTAAATAAATAAATATTTATGCAAGTTATTGCATATATATTATTAATATCTATATAATTAGTTAAAAATATTGATTTTAATATTATTTTTAAATATTTTAAATATTTTTTATTATTATTAATTTTTTCTATTATGTCATTAATATCTTTAATATAATTATTATAATTTGATAATAATAAAATTGTATTAGTAGTATTTAAATCAATTATTAATTTAATATTTTTATTATAAATGAATGAAATATAATCAATATTATAAAATGTTATATCTGCTTCAATATAATGTACACCTTTAAAAATTTTTATTTTGTCATCTTTTTTTTTTATAAAATCTTTATCATAATTTACGCATATTATATTAAATTTTTTTAAATCTTCATCTTTTAAATTTTGAATACAATCAATAATTTCAGTATATATATAAAATTTCATTCTATTACATAATATATCTGCAATATCCGTATCTTGTTTGAATAATTTTATTAATCTAATTTCTTCATCATCTGCCATTTATATTATTTATGATTTCTATTATAAATAATATTAAAAAAAAATATTTTTTATTTGAAAGTCATGTAAAAATCTTCATCTGCCATATCTTCCCATTTTAATGAAGAAACTTCAACATTTACTTTAGTATTATTAACAGCATCAACCCATGTTTTAATAGCACTTGTTGATTTTATTAATTCTTCTTTAGTTTCTTTTTCTTCATTAACATTAACATTATCATTAATATCATCATTAATATCATCATCAGTATCATCCAATGATAAATATAAATTTTGTGAAGATTTATTTTTAGTCATTTCATTTTTATTTGAAGATTTATTAGTTGTTTCAGTTGTAGCAGGACAAATTTTATTAAATTTATATGATACAATTAATTTTTCACGATTAGCAAATGATAAACGATGTCTAAATCCACATGTTTCTTTATCGCATAATTGTCCAAATGTGCAATTTTTTTTACGAGTTTCAGGTTTTGGTTCATCTTTCATTTTATTAGAAATTTCATCATAAAATTTTTTAACAACTTTTCTATCTTTATAAGTAATATAATGATTATATAAACAATCTGAATTAATACAAATACAATTTAAATTGCAAGTAATAGTAGATGACATTGTTTTGGTTAAACTTTATAATAAATAATAATATAAATTAATATCATTTTTTATTAAAAAAATATAGAAAAATAATTAAATTCTAAATATAATAAGGACTATTTGCATTTATAATTTTATCATCTGCATTTAATGATGTTTTAAAAGTATTAAAATATATATTAATTGTTAAAATTTTAAGTAATTCTTTATTTAAAGAAGGTAAAGCTTTAATATCAGTATTACTAATATATGATGAATCATGTAATTTATCATATAATTTAGTAATAATAAATGTAAAATAATCAGAAAATTGATAAGCATCATTCATATCTCCATGATTTTTTTCATTTATAAATCCATCTTTAATTATTCTAAAATAATCATAAATAATTAAAGTATTTTCATATGTTTGACCATATTTATTATTATTAATTAATAAACTATTTGGAAATGGATTAATTAAACCAAAATCCCATATTACCCATAAAAATCCAATATTTTCAAGATAATAATCTTTGCCATAAATATTATAATGAAAATAACCACCAGGTTTAATTTTATGATAAAGAAAATTGCCACTATGAGTATCATGATGAAATGCATTAATATATTTATAAAAAAACATTATTGATAATAATATTTGAATTAATGAATTAAATAATATTTTGTCATTTAAATAATGTTTTTTAATAAAATGATATGAATCGCCTTCTGCAAGTTCATTTATAGTTATTATTATTTTATTTTTACCATAAATATTTTCAGGTAAATCATTTAATAAAGATTTAAATGATTCGGATGATTGTCTTACAAATGAATGATTTTTATCACTTAAATAAATATTACTTTTAACATCGTTAATATTTTGAGAATTACAAATAAATTTTCCAAAAGAAATAGGAAAATGAGGACATTTATTTGCAATTGTAATATCTGTTAAATCTTTTAGAATTGTATATTCTGCTATATTTCTATGTCGAGACGCATCACTTATTTTTGTAGCAAATTTAAATATTTTTCCAAATTTTTTATTAGTTAATCTATAATAAGATAAGAATACCGCTCCATATTTAGAATTAGAACCTATTTTTTTATCTAATATAATGCGATTTCCAATTCTATAAATAGGATTATCATTTTCATCATATTTATATAATCTTAAACAATTATTTGGATATTTATTTCTTGATGAAATATATTTATGTAAAATTTTATAATATTTAATACGATTATTTATAGTTGATATTCTATCAATTATAGGTAATATAAATTTACCTATTTTTTCAGCATTTATTCTTTTTTTTTCAGAACTAGTTAATGATTTTTTATTTATTAATGCTCTTAATTTTTCTTCAAGTTCTTTATTTTCATTTTGAATTTCTTTAATATCATAAACAATATCACTTGGTGTTTTTGTTTTTATTGTTTTTAATGATTTAAATGATGTTGAATTTAATGATGGTACTGTTTTAAATGAATTTGAAGATGATGGTACTGTTTTAAATGATTTTGAAGATGATGAAGTTTGTTCTGTTTTTCCTGTTTTAAATGATTTTGATAATGATGATGGATTAGATGGAGTAATAATGGATGATGTAGTTTTTTGTGATTTTTTTAAATGAGAATAATCATTTGCACTAATAAAACTATCACTAATATTAAAAGTTTTACTTGAACTTCTTTTAATTTCTTTAATAGGTTTTATAGATGATGAAGTTTTTCTTATTGATTTATTTGAAGGTATTTCAAATGATAAAGAACTTGGAAATTTAATTGATGATTTTATTGGAGATGGTATTGGTGATATTTTTTTTCGCGGTCTTCCTCTTGTTTTAATTTCTGTTTTAGGTTCTTTTTTAGGTTTTTCTTTAGGTTTTTCTTTAGGTTCTTTTTTAGGTTTTTCTTTAATTTCTTTCTTAGGTTTTTCTTTAATTTCTTTCTTAGGTTTTTCTTTAGGTTCTTTTTTAGGTTTTTCTTTAGGTTCTTTTTTAGGTTTTTCTTTAGGTTCTTTTTTAGGTGCTTTTTTAAGTTTTTCTTTAGATTTTTCTTTATTATGAAGTAAATATTCTTTATAATAATCACATGCTTTTTCGGATGCTTTTTTTTTATTTAAATTATATGAATTAACACATGATGAAAAAGGGATATTTTCTCTTGAACATTTTGATATAAATTGAATATATGGATTTGGTTTTATGCATTTTTCTCTAGCAATTGAATATTCACATATGGGAGGTTTGCATTTCGTATTAGACATATATTTATTCTATATAATATATGGTTTTTTATTTATAATATTATTTGGTTTTATAGTAGTAAATGTAGATACATCTTTATTTAAAATATTTAAAATATAATTATTAATTTCTGGTAATAATGAAATATCAGTATTATTAGCATATTTATCTAATATTTTTTTAATTTCAAATAATATTTTAGTAAAATTAGAATTAAATAAAAAATAGTTATCAATTATTTTTGAGATAGGTCTAAAATAATCAGAATTAATTTTAATTTTTTTCTTATATTTTCCAAATTTATTATTATTAATTAATTTACTATTTTTAAAAGGTTGAACTAATCCAAAATCCCATATAACCCATAGAAATCCAATATTTTCAAGATAATAATCTTTACCATAAATATTATAATGAAAATAACCACCTGGTTTAATTTTATGATAAAGAAAATTACCACTATGAGCATCATTATGAAAAGCATTAATATATTTATGAAAAAACATTAATGACAGATAAATTTGTGCTATAGCATTTGATAAATAAATATTATTATTATAATAATTAACTTTAAAATTAATAAAATCACCATTTGCTAATTCATTAATTTGAAAATATAAAGATACATTATTATTAATTAAATCAGGATAATTTTTAATATTTGCAATATCTACTTTATTTATTTTTTGAATAATTGGAGTTTCATAATTACTTTTGATATGTTTATTATCACATGATAATAATCCATAAGTAATAGGAAAATGAGGACAATTTAATAATATAACTTGTTTAGTTGTTTCAGTTAAAATTTTATATTCCATTTGATTATTTTCAGAATAATTAATTACTTTAATAGCAAATTTATTTAATTTATTATATTTATTTTCATAATTAATATCATATTTATAATGTGCTAAATAAACAATACCATAAGCACTTTTTGAGCCAATTTGTTTATCTAAGATAATTTTATTGCCAAGTCTATAAATAGGTAAATTAGTTTTTTTATCAAAATTATATAATCTCATACAAATATTTTTATTTTTCTTTTGAATTAAAATAATATATTTTCTAATCATAATAAAAAAATTAATACGGTCAATAATATTTGCAGATACTCTATTTATAAATGGTGTAAATATTTTTTTAATTTTATTTACTGCTTTTTCTTCATTTGTATTTAATTTTTCATAACAATGTTTATAAAATTCCTTATATATACTTCCATTTTTACGTATTTTTTTATTATTAATAGGATTAATATTTTTATTTTCAATCCATTTTTTACATAATTCATCTGTTATTATTATTTTCTTTTGTTTTTTCTTATCATCATTATCATTATTTTTATCATTGTCATTCTTATCATCATTATCATTCTTTTTATCATGATTAATATTTAAGATTTTATGACATTGTTTTTTTAGGTTTTTAAAAACAGCTCCTGTTTCTGTAATTTTTCTTGAAGTAATAGGATTTATATTTTTATTATCAATCCATTTTTTACATAATTCTTTATTTAATAATGGTTTTTTATCCATTTTTATTATTTAGTTTCTAATATTATAAAAGGAGTTTTATTAATAATTTTTGAAGGATTATTAATAGTAGTTAAAGTAGGTATAAATTTTATTAAAATATTTAATATATCATTATCAATTGATTGTAATAAAAAAGAATTAACATTTTTATTATATTTATTGAAAACTTTTATTTTAATTTCAATAATTATATTTTTTATAATATTAGGTAATGTATCTTGATATTTTAGTAATTCATTTATCAATATTTCATAATCAGTTATTGCTGGTATAAATGAAATTAAATTACCAAATTTATTATTATTAATTTCTTTACTATCAATAAAAGGTTTAATAGAATTAAAATCAGACATTACCCATAAATAGCCAATATTTTCAAGATAATAATCTTTACCATAAATATTATAATGGAAATAACCACCAGACCTAATTTTATGATAAAGAAAATTATTACAATGAGTATTACAATGAAAAGCATTAATATATTTATGAAAAAACATTATAGAAAATAATAATTGTATTAAAGTATTTAATAATATCTTGACATTATCATTATTATCATGAAATAATTTTAAGATATTATTTAAATTACCTGATTCTAATTTATTAATTTGAAAATATAGATTATTATTTTTATTTATAATTGATGGATAATATTTTGTTTCATCAGTTGGAATATTTAATTTAACACATTTTAGATAACCATAATTAAAAATAAAATGCGGACATTTTAATTCAATAACTTTTTTTGTTAATTCTTTTAATATTAATAATTCATAATTATTAATTGTATTTTGTTCTAATATTTTAACTGTAAAATTATAATGATTATAATGTCCCAAAAAAACAATTCCTGATTTATCAAGAATTTTATCTAATATTATATCATTACCAATTTTATATATAAGGGTTTTATTTATCTTCTTATATAATTTTAAACAATTATTTTTATGTTTGATGGATGATATATAATTTTTTAGATAAATATCTTTATTTTCTTTCTTTTCTATTTGATTTAAGGAACATTTTTTTAATAGTTCCTTAAATACAGTTCCATTTTCTTTAATTTTGCGTGAAGTTTCTGGATTGATAGTTTTATTTTTTAGCCATTTATCACAAATTTCTTTTTTATTAAACATTTTTATCTAATTATATAAGGAATTTTATTTATAATATTGGAAGGTTTTGTAGTTGTAAAAGATGAAACATTTTTAAGTAAAAAATTTAATATTTCTTTATTAATACTCATTAATAATCTTGAATCATATATTTTATCATATTTATTAATTATAGTATTAGATAACATTAAAATAGTATTAATTGTATTATTATCAAATATATGATAATTATCAAGTTCATTATATTTATTTAATCTAGTTAATAAATAATTAAAATCATAATTTATTGGTATATTATTAAAATTTTGAACTAATCCAAAATCCCATATTATCCATAAATAACCTTTATTTTCTAAATAATAATCTTTTTCATAAATATTATAATGAAAATAGCCACCAGGTTTTATCTTATGATAAAGAAAATTACCAGTATGAGTATCACAATGATAAAAACCAATATAATTATGAAAAAACATAATTGATAATAAAACTTGAACAATAGTATTTAATATATCTTTATTTTCTTGAGATAATAAATTACTATGTAAATCACCTGAAGCTAATTCATTTATTTGAATATATAAATTCTTATTTTTATTTATTAATTTTGGAAAAAGAAATTTATAATTATGTTTATCTTTTACAATTGAATAATCATCCGGATTATTACTTTTTATATGAGAATTATTACATACTAATAAACCATATGAAATAGGAAAATGAGGACATATTAATTTAATAGCTAATTTTGTTAATTTATTTAAAATATCTATTTCAAGTTTATTATAAATTGATTGATTTGTTATTTTAACAGCAAATCTATTTATTTTATTAAATCTAGAACCATAATTAATATTAGTTTTAAAATGTGCTAAATAAACAATACCATATCTACTTTCAGTTCCAATTTGTTTATCTAATATAATTTTAGTTCCAATTCTAAATATTGGTTTATTAGTATTTTCATCAAAATTATATAATCTCATACAATTATTAGTTTCTTTAATTGATGATAAATATTGTTTTATTAATAATAAATAATTAATACGGTCAATAATATTAAAATATGAACGTTTAATATCATGTGTTAATATTTTATCTTTTTTTGAAATATCATAAACTTTTTTTTTTAACATTTTATCTAATTATATAAGGATTTTTATTAATAACATTAGAAGGTTTTATATTAGTAAATGATGAAACATTATCAAGTAAAAAATTTAATATTTCTTTATTCATATATTTAAATAAATTATAATCAGGTATTTTATCATATTTTTGAATAATTGATTTTCTTAATGTTTTAATAGTTATTTGTTCTTCTGGTGTAAATGATCTAATATAATAATTTATTGTATCTAATATATAAATATAATCAAAATTTATTGGAACATTATATTCAGTTTTTCCATATTTATTATTTTCTGTAAAAGGTTTTATTAATCCAAAATCCCATACTACCCATAAATAACCAATATTTTCTAAGTAATAATCTTTACCATAAATATTATAATGGAAATAACCACCTGGTTTTATCTTATGATAAAGAAAATTACCACTATGAGGGTCACCATGATAGCAATTAGTATATTTATGAAAAAACATTAATGAAATTAAAATATTTGTTAGTATATTATAAATATTAGTTTTCTGAAATTGCATCAATAAACTATGTAAATCACCTGAAGCTAATTCATTTATTTGAATTAATATATTTTTATTAACAACAAAATAAGGTAATAAATTTTTATCTTTATGTTTATCTTTTACAATTGAATAATCATCTGAATTATCACTTTTTATATTCGAATTATTACATTTTAATGAACCATAATTAATAGGAAAATGAGGACATGTTAAATTAATAACTAATTTTGTTAAATCTTCTAAAACTTTAATTTCAGTTTTATTATCTTTTGATTGACTTGTAATTTTAACAGCAAATTTATTTAATTTATCAAATCTTGTTCCATATTTAATATTAGTTTTAAAATGAGATAAAAATACAATTCCATATACACTTTTAGTTCCTATTTGTTTATCTAAAATAATATTTCTTCCAATTCTATAAGTTATTTCTTTATTTTTTTTATCATAATTATATAATCTTAAACAATTATTTTTTTCTTTTATTGATAATATATATTTTTTCATAATAATAAAATAATTAATTCTATCAATTATATTTACTGATGTTCTCTTAACATAAGGAATAAATAATTTATGTATTTTTTTGGCTGCATTAATTTTTTTTGTTTCTGAATTAACTATTGATTTTTTTGGAGGTGATATATCCATTTTATTTATAGATGATATTTCTGATGATTTATCTGATTTAACTAAACATTTTTTAGCTAATTTTTTATATATAGTCCCATTTTCTTTAATTTTACGCAATGTTTCTGGATTAACTGTTTTATTTTTTAACCATTTATCACAAATCTCTTTTTGATTTAAGGGATTTAAGGAACATTTTTTTAATAGTTTTTTATATACAGTGCCATTTTCTTTAATTTTGCGAGAAGTTTCTGGATTAATAGTTTTATTTTTGAGCCATTTATCGCATATATCTTTTTCAGTTAATTTTGGCATTTATCTAATAATATCAGGGTTTTTATTTAAAAAATCATTTTTAATATAACTAAATAAATTACCAAAATAAGATTTTTTAACTTTTGGTGGTGGTTGTGATGATATTGATGATATTGATGATGGTGGTGATGATTTAGTTAAATTACCAATTATGTAAGGAGTTTTATTTATAATATTGGATGGTTTTATAGTTGTAAAAGATGAAACATTTTTAATTAGAAATTTTAATATTTCTTTATCAATATTTTTTAATAATTTATAATCATAAACATTATTATATTTATTTATTATTGTTTGTATTAATAATTCTATAAAATTATATTCATTTGTTGTAAATCTATCTTTATAATAATTTAATGAATTTAATATATATGAATAATCATAATTAATTCTAATATTTGTATAAGTGCGACCATATTTATTTTTTAAAGTAAATGGTTTTAATAAACTAAAATCCCATATTACCCACATATAACCTTTATTTTCTAAATAATAATCTTTACCATAAATATTATAATGAAAATAACCACCTGGTTTAATTTTATGAAAAAGAAAATTGCCAGTATGTGCATCATTATGATAAGTATTTGTATAATAATGAAAAAACATAATAGATAATAAAACTTGAGAAATAGTATTAAATTTATCAGTATTTTTTTCAGTTAATAAATATTTACTAAAATCACCAGATGCTAATTCATTTATTTGAATTAATAATGATTTATTTTTATTTATTAAATATGGAAAAAGTTGTTTATTTTTATGTTTATCTTTTATAATTGAATAATCATCTAAATTATCACTCTTTATCTGAGAATTATTACATTTAAATGAACCATAAGAAATAGGAAAATGAGGACATTTAAAATCAATAACTAATTTTGTTAAATCTTTTAAAACTTTAATTTCTTTTTTATTATCTTTTGATTGATTTGTTATTTTAACAGCAAATTTATTTAATTTATCAAATCTTGTTCCATATTTAATATTAGTTTTAAAATGTGATAAAAAAACAATTCCATATGTGCTTACTTCTCCAAGTTGTTTATCTAATATTATTTTATTTCCAATTCTATAAATTGGTTTTTTTGTATCTTTATCAATATTATATAATCTCACACAATTATTATTTTCTTTAATTGTTAATAAATATTTTTTCATAATAATATAATAATTAATTCTATCAATAATATTAGCTGATATTCTATTAACATAAGGAATAAATAATTTATGTATTTTTTTGACTGCATTAATTCTTTTTGTTTCTGAATTCTCAGATTTTGAAAATGATGTTCTAGCTGTTTTAAATGATTTATCTGATGATATTTTAATTTCTTTTATTTGATTTAAGGGATTTAAGGAACATTTCTTTTCAAGTTCCTTATATACAGTGCCATTTTCTTTAATTTTGCGAGAAGTTTCTGGATTGATAGTTTTATTTTTTAACCATTTATCACAAATATCTTTTTGATTTAAGGGATTTAAGGAACATTTCTTTTCAAGTTCCTTATATACAGCTCCATTTTCTTTAATTTTGCGAGAAGTTTCTGGATTGATAGTTTTATTTTTTAACCATTTATCACATAATTCTTTTTTAGTTAATTTAGGCATTTTATCTAATTATATCAGGATTTTTATTTAAAAAATCATTTTTAATATAACTAAATAAATTACTAAAATAAGATTTTTCAGTAGTACCAATTATATATGGAGTTTTATTTATAATATTTGATGGTTTTATAGTTGTGAAAGATGAAACATTTTTAATTAAAAAATTTAATATTTCTTTATCAATATTTTTTAATAATTTATAATCATAAACATTATTATATTTATTTATTATTGTTTTTATTAATAATTTTATAATATTATATTCATCTATTGTAAATTTATCTATATAATAATTTAATGCATTTAATGTATATGAATAATCATAATTAATTTTTATATTATCATTTTCAGCAAATGATTGTACTAATCCAAAATCCCATATTACCCATAAATAACCTTGATTTTCTAAATAATAATCTTTACCATAAATATTATAATGAAAATAACCACCAGGTTTAATTTTATGAAAAAGAAAATTGCCAGTATGAGTATCACAATGATAAGTATTTGTATAATAATGAAAAAACATAATTGATAATAAAACTTGAGAAATAGTATTTAATTTATCTATATTTTGTTTATTTAATAAATAATTATCTAAATCACCAAATGCTAATTCATTAAGTTGTATTAATAATGATTTATTTTTATTTATTAAAGTTGGAAATAATTTTTTAACTTTATGTTTATCTTTAACTATTGAATATTCATCAGAATTATTACTTTTAACTCTAGAATTATTACATCTCACTGAACCATATGAAATAGGAAAATGAGGACATTTAAAATCAATAACTAATTTTGTTAATTTTTCTAAAATTTTTATTTCATTTTTATTATCTTTTGATTGATTTGTTATTTTAACTGCAAATTTATTTAATTTATCAAATTTAGTTCCATATTTAATATTAGTTTTAAAATGAGATAGAAAAACAATTCCATATGCACTATCTGAACCTATTTGTTTATCTAAAATAATATTTCTTCCAATTCTATAAATTGGTTTTTTTGTTTTTTCATCAATATTATATAATCTTACACAATTTTTTGTTTCTTTAATTGATAATAAATATTTTTTCATAATAGTATAATAATTAATTCTATCAATAATATTTACTGTTGTTCTCTTAACATAAGGAAGAAATAATTTATGTATTTTTTTAACTGCTTCTTTCTTCTTTATTTCTGAATTCTCTGATTTTGAAAATGATGTTCTAGCTGTTTTAAAAGATTTATCTGATGATGTTTTAATTTCTTTTATTTGATTTAAGGGATTTAAGGAACATTTCTTTTCAAGTTCCTTATATACAGCCCCATTTTCTTTAATTTTGCGTAATGTTATTGGATTAATTGTTTTATTTTTTAACCATATATCACAAATATCTTTTTGATTTAAAGGATTTAAGGAACATTTCTTTTCAAGTTCCTTATATATAGCTCCATTTTCTTTAATTTTGCGTGAAGTTTCTGGATTGATAGTTTTATTTTTTAACCATATATCACATAACTCTTTTTTAGTTAATTTTGGCATTTTATCTAATTATATAAGGAGTTTTATTTATAAGATTTGAAGGTTTAATTGTTGTGAAAGATGAAACATTTTTAACTAAAAATTCTAAAATTTCAATTGATAATTGTTTGTATAAACTGAAATTAAATTCTTTTTTATATTTATTTATTACATCTTTCAATAATAAATTATTAATATTAAGGAAATCTTTTGTTAAATATTCTTCTGCCCAATCAAACATTCTAAATATATTATTATAATCATAAGTAATTGGTTCTTCTGTATAAATATTTCCAAATTTATTATTATTTATTTCTTTACTATTTTGAAATGGTTCAATTAATCCAAAATCCCATACAACCCATAAATAACCCTGATTTTCTAAATAATAATCTTTACCATAAATATTATAATGAAAATAACCACCTGGTTTTATTTTATGATAAAGAAAATTGCCTAAATGAATATCTGCATGAAATGCATTAATACAAATATTAAAAAATAATATTGATAAAAATATTTGAACATATGTATTCAATATGTCTTTATTTTCTTTTAAATAATTATTTAAATCACCTGCTGCTAATTCATTTATTTGAATTAATAATTTCTTATTTTTATTTATTAATTTTGGAAAATATTTTTTAATTTCTTGTTTATCTTTAACAATTGAATATTCATCTGATATTTTATCATTATTATCATTACATTCTAAATAACCATAATTAATAGGAAAATGAGGACATTTAAACTCCATTACTTTTTTTGTTAATTCTTTTAAAATTTTTATTTCATTTTTATTATTTTTTGATTGATTTGTTATTTTAACAGCAAATTTATTTAATTTATCAAATCTTGTTCCATATTTAATATTACTTTTAAAATGTGATAAAAAAACAATTCCATTTATTCCTTCTGAACCTATTTCTTTATCTAAAATAATATTTTTTCCAATTCTATAAATTGATTTATTAGTTTTTTCATCATAATTATATAATTTAAAACAATTATTTTTATTTTTAATTGATAATAAATATTTTTTAATAATAATATAATAATTAATTCTATCAATAATATTTACTGATGTTCTCTTAACATAAGGAAGAAATAATTTATTTATTTTTTTGACTGCTTCTTTTTTCTTTGTTTCTGAATTAACTACTGATTTTATTAAACATTTCTTTTCAAGTTCCTTATATACAGCCCCATTTTCTTTAATTTTGCGAGAAGTTTTAGGATTGATAGTTTTATTTATAAGCCACTTATCGCAAATCTCTTTTTGATTTAAGGGATTTAAAGAACATTTCTTTTCAAGTTCTTTATATATAGCTCCATTTTCTTTAATTTTGCGAGAAGTTTTAGGATTAATTGTTTTATTAATAAGCCACTTATCGCAAATCTCTTTTTTAGTTAATTTTGGCATTTTTTATCTAATTATATAAGGAGTTTTATTTATAATATCGGATGGTTTTTTAGTTCTAAAAGATTTAACATTTTTAACTAAAAATTCTAAAATTTCAACATCTAATTTTTTAAATAAATTAACATCATATTCAAAATTATATTGTTTATTATATGGTGCAAATACTTCTTCTTTTAATAATTTACAAATATTTATAAATTCAGGTGATAATAAATCAGTGAATTTATTTAATCTATCTATTAAATTTAAATAATCATATACAATTTTTAATTTTGTATATACTTCCCCAAATTTATTATTATTTATTTGTTTGCTATTTTGAAATGGTGTTATAGAACCAAAATCCCATATTACCCATAAATAACCTTTATTTTCTAAATAATAATCAGTTCCATATAAATTATAATGAAAATAACCACCTGGTTTAATCTTATGATAAAGAAAATTACCTTCATGAGTGTCTGAATGATGTGCATTTATATATTTATGAAAAAACATCATTGATAAAAGAATTTGAACAAATGAATTTGGCAAATCTTTATTTTCTCTAGAAATTAAATTATTATATAAATCACCTGTTGCTAATTCATTTATTTGTATATATAATAATCTATTTTTATTTATAAATTTTGGATATAATTTCTTATCTCCTTGTTTTCCTTTAACAACTAAATAATCATCTGATATTTTAGGTTTAGGTGTAGAATTACATTCTAATGAACCATAATTAATAGGAAAATGAGGACATTTTAATTCTATTACTTTTTTTGTTAATTCTTTTAAAACAAGAAGTTCAATTTTATTTTCATTAATTTGGTCAGTTATTTTAACAGCAAATTTATTTATTTTATCAAATTTAGTTCCATATTTAACATTACTTTTAAAATGAGATAAAAAAACAATTCCATATGCACTATCTGAGCCTATTTGTCTATCTAATATAATATTTCTTCCAATTCTATAAATTGGTTTATTTGTCTTTTCATCAATATTATATAATTTCATACAATTATTTTTTTCTTTGATTGATAATATATAATTTCTTATTATTAAAAAATAATTAATTCTATCTATAATATTTATTGATGAACGATTAATATAAGGAAGAAATAATTTATGTATTTTTTTCATTGCATTTATTTTTTTTGTTTCTGATGATGATTTAGGTTTAATTATTGTTGATTTAATTTTGATAGGAGTTTTAAAAACATATTTATCTATATCTTCTGATTTAGATAAACATTTTTTAGCTAATTTTTTATATATTGCTCCATCTTCTTTAATTTTACGCGATGTTTCTGGATTAACTGTTTTATTTTTAAGCCATTTATCACATAAATCATCATTTGTTTTTTTAACTTCTTTTTTATTAGGTTCATTTAAGGAACATAATTTATTTAATTTCTTATATACTGCTCCATCTTCTTTAATTTTGCGGGATGTTTCTGGATTAATAGTTTTATTAACTAACCATTTATAACAAATTTCTTTTTCTGTTAATTTAGGCATATTTATCTAATTATATAAGGGGTTTTATTTATAGATTTTGAATGTTTATTTGTTGTTATAAAAGATGAAACATTTTTTACTAAGAATTCAAGAATTTCTTTATCTAGTTTATGTAATGAATTAATATTAAAATCATTATTATATTTATTTATTATTATATTTAAATTTTGAATTATTTTATTTTCTTTTTCTGTTAATAATGATTTATTTATAAAATTAATATGTAAATGTAATATATGTAATAAAAAACTATAATCTCTATTTATTTGCATTCTAATATAATTTTTAGTTTGAAATGGTTCAATATCTTTAAAATTTGATAATATAAATAAATAACCTTTATTTTCTAAATAATAATCAATACCATTAATATTATAATAAAAATAACCTCCAGAATTTATTTCATGATAATTATAATAATTATAATCTTTTCCAAAATAATATGCATCCATATATTTATGAAAAAACATTATAGATATTAATATTTGTGTAATAATATTCAATATATCTTTCTTATTTTTGGATATTAATAAATCTTTTAAATTACCATCCATTATTTCATTTATCTGTATTTTTTTATCATTACAAATTAATGAACCATAAGTAATAGGAAAATGAGGACAATTTAATTTAATAACTTCTTTACTTAATTTATTTTGAATATTTATTTCTTGTTCATTTTCATTAATTTTTATTAATAATTTATTATTTTTAGATTTATAATATGATAAATAATTATTTGCATCTAATTTTTTATCTATAAAAATATCAGTTCCAATTTTATTTAATTTAAAACAATTATTAATACTTTTTAATTTCAAAATATATTTATTAATTTTATAATAATATTTAATACGGTTCATATGAAAATCTTCTTTATCTGATGATTTAATAAAATCAACATAACATTTTTTCTCCAAATTTTTATAAATTGCACCTGACATTTTAATTTTTCTTGATGTTTCTGGATTAACCATTTTATTCGCAAGCCATTTATCACATAATTCTTTTTGATTTAAGGAACATAATTTTAATAGTTCCTTATATACAACTCCATTTTCTTTAATTTTGCGTGATGTTTCAGGATTAACAGTTTTATTAACTAACCATTTATCACAAATTTCTTTTTGAGTTAATTTAATATTATTTGTATTTTTAAACATTTTTATTCTAAACATTATACAGATAAAATAATGAAAAAATATGTATTTATTATTGATTTGGATAGTACAATTATAGGTGATTGCAGTTATCAATTACAATTATATAATATATCTAAAATAATGAATAATGGCAAACAATTAATAAATATTAATAAAATATTATCACCTTATTATAATGAAAAATCAAAATTACTTCGCCCTTATTTTGTTTATTTTATTAATAAAATGAGACAAATATATAAAAATGATGTATATTTTTATGTTTATACCGCATCTAGTAAAGATTGGGCAAATATTCAAATAAAATTAATAGAAAAAGAAAATAATATTAAATTAAATAGACCAGTTTTTACAAGAGAAGAATGTAAAGAATTTAAAAATAAAAAATTACAAACTTATTCAAAATCTATTGACCCTTTATTAAATAAAATTAAACCTAAAAATCCAGAAATAATAATTATTGATGATAGTGATGTATATACTGATTTTAAACATGTTCAAATACAATGCAAACCATATAATTATGTTTCATTTTGTGAAATATATCAAGTTTTACCTGAAACAATGCAAAATGATTTAGGTAAAGGTATGATATGTCCATATAATAAAGAAAATTGTAATATTTCAAATAAATTAAAATTATATAAATGGTTATATTCAAAATGTCGTGAAATAAATAAAAATAATAAAAAATTTAAATTAGATAAATTTTGGCTAAACTTAGCAAATGCAATTGAAACTAATAAAATTACCGATTTTAATAGTAATGTTATAAAACAATTAACTACTATAGCTAATACTTATTAATTAATATATTTATTACAATAATTCATATTATATATATAATATAACCAGAAGAATGGACCAGTTATAAAACCTAAAAATACACCTAATACTTTCTCACCAGGAGATGAATCAAAAAATAAACATACAATACTCGTTATAAATCCAAAAATACCCGCAATAACCCATATTAAAACAAATAAAGTATAAAATATTAAATATATATAATCTCCTAATGTTTCTTCTGAATTATCAATTGGAGTTTTTGTTGATATAGGCGATACTGTACTAGGCATTCTTTAAATAGTTAATCTATATATAATTAATATATTTATTGATAATTATAATTATAACCATTATTATTATTAAGAATTATATTACTATTACAATAATTTATATTATAAATATAATATATCCAATAAAATGGACCTGCAATTATTCCAAATATTAATCCTATTATTTTATCTTGAATAGATGCTCTATAAAATAAACATACAATACCTGCTATAAATGCTGCAATACCTGCTATAATCCATATAAAAGAAAATATAAATATTAAAATTATAAATATTAATCCAATTCCAGATACTGAATCATTTACTTCTTTTTTATCGGTTATAATATCATCACCCATTATTATTCTATATTATATAAATAAATAATTATTCAGTTAATTGTATATGATAATATACACACATTAAAAATGCATCGCATAAATCATCTTTTTTTTTATGTGAATTAATTATAGCTAATATATCATCATTTTTATAAATTGTTTGTAATAAATGAGTTGTATAATAAATAGCATCTAATTTATTCTGTTTATATTTATTTGATGCTATTGTATCACTAAATTTATCCATTATTTTTAATTTATGTTTAGGTGATACATAAATAGTTTCTATATCTAAATTTAAATGTTTATTAATTATCTTAAAATATGTATTTATACAAGTTTGAATTGTTCTCATTATTGAAGTCATTTGACATTCAATTAATATTATTAATTTTTCATTATTGTCAATACCTAAAGTAGATAATATTAAATCATCTAAAAATTCAATAGTATTATCAATTAAACCTTGAATATTATGTTTATTACAATTTAAATTAATATTATCTATTTTTTTTATTTTAAAATTATTTTTATTATCATTGTCATTATCAATAATAGCAAAACAATATGCCATATTTTTAATGCCAATATCGAAAGATAATAATTGTTTCATAATAATATATATAATATATGAAAACTTTATTTATATTTAGGAGAGACTTGAGAACTTATGATAATACATCATTAAATTTAGTAAAAAATAAATATCCAAAATCGGATATTATACCTATATTTATATTTAATAAAAAACAAATTGATGAAAATGAAAATAAATTTTATTCTAAAAATTCAGCACAATTTTTATTTGAATGTTTAGATGAATTAGATTTTATGAATTATTATTATACTGATAATGAAATTACTATTTTAGATGAAATATATAAAAAATATAAATTTGAAGTTATTGCATATAATAAAGATTATACACCTTATGCAAAAAAAAGAGATGATATTATTAATCAATGGGCTAATAATAAAAAAATAGAAATTTTATCTGAAGAAGATTATACTCTTCATAATATGGGTGAAATAACTAAAGATAATAAAGACCCTTATTTAAAATTTACTCCATTTTATAAAAAAAGTATTTTAAAAAAACCACGTTCATTAATTTCTAATAAAACTTTTAAATTTATTAAAGATAATAACAGTAAATCATTATCATCTTTTGATTTTATTAGACCTAAACCTAATAAATCTATTTTAGTTAATGGTGGTAGAAAGAATGCATTAATTATATTAGAAAAACTTAAATCTGGCAAATTTGATAATTATGATTCAGAACGTGATTATCCATATTTAGATAAAACAACTAAATTAAGTGCTTATATTAAATTTGGTTGTGTAAGTATTCGTGAAATTTATTATACATTACCTTTAACACATGGAATAATTAGAGAGTTATATTGGCATGATTTTTATGCAATAATAACAAATTATTTTCCATATGTATTAACTGGACAATCATTTATTAAAAAATATGAAAAAGTTAAATGGAATGATAATAATGATTTATTAGAAAAATGGAAAAATGGATTAACTGGTTTTCCACTTGTTGATGCTGCAATGAGACAATTAAAAATATGTGGATGGATGCATAATAGATGTCGTATGGTTGTTGCATCATTTTTAGTAAAAAATTTATTAATTGATTGGAGAAAAGGCGAATTACATTTTGCAAAATCATTAGTTGATTATGATCCATCTTCAAATAATGGAGGTTGGCAATGGTGTGCATCTACTGGAACAGATAGCCAACCTTATTTTAGAATATTTTCTCCAACTTTACAAATGAAAAGATTTGATAATAATTGTGATTATATAAAAAAATGGATACCAGAACTTAAAGATGTATCAAATAAAATAATATTAAATTGGGAAACTAAACAATATCCTAATATTAATTATCCTAAACCTATTGTCGATGTTAAAGAAACTTCCAAATTATTTATAAAAACATTTAAAGAGATTTAAATAAACCTTTAAATATGGAAAATTTAAATTTAGCTTTCTATACTTATTTTATCGGTAGTGATAATAATCCTGCTTTTTTAATTCCTGTTATGCCAACATTAAAATATAAATGTTATTATTATACTAATAATAAAACTATCTTTGAAAGATTAAAAGATACTAATTGGATTAGAATTTTTATTGATATTGAAACTACTGATGATATTTATGAAAGTAATATGTTTGGAAAACATTTAAAAGCTATGCCTCATGAATATAAAGAAATTAAAGATTATGATTATTTATGTTATTTAGATAATAAATTACCTGAATTAAGTGATGAATTTATTGAAAATCATATTCAAAAATATTTTATTAATGATAAATATGTATTAATATTAAGAAAACATCCGACTCTTAATAATTATATATGGTCTGAATATACATTAAGTATGTATCAACCAAGATATAAAAATGATTGTAATAGATATTTTAATTATATAGTAAATCAAATGTCATCTGGTAAATTTGTTGATGAAGATAAATATCATTGCACGTGTTCATTTTTATTAAGAAATATGAAACATGAAAAAATAATAGAATTAAATTCTACTTGGTATAATCATATTCAAGAATGTGGTATTCAAGACCAAATATCATTTTTCTTTGTTAAACAATTATTCGCTGATTATATTTTACCAATTACAGAAAGACCATTTAAAGATATTAATACAACTTTATATATTTAAATATGGAAAATTTAAATTTAGCTTTTTATACTTATTTTATAGGTAGTGATAATAATCCTGCTTTTAAAATTCCTATTATTCCATCATTGAAATATAAATGTTATTATTATACTAATAATAAAACTATCTTTGAAAAATTAAAAGAAACTAATTGGATTGGTGTTTTTATTAATATTGAAACAACTGATGATATGTATGAAAGTAATATGCTTGGAAAACATTTAAAAACTATGCCACATGAATATAAAGAAATTAAAGATTATGATTATTTATGTTATTTAGATAGTAAATTAGTTGAATTAAGTGAAACTTTTATTGAAAATTATATTCAAAAATATTTTATAAATGATAAATATGCATTATTATTAAGACAACATCCAGAAATAGGAGATAGTGTATGGAATGAATATAATTTTAGTATGATACAATTAAGATATATATATCAACGTGAAAGATATAGAAAATATATTAAAAATCAATTATCAAAAGGATTACATGAAAAAACAAAATATCATTGTACGTGTTCATTTTTATTAAGAAATATGAAACATAAAAAAATAATAGAATTAAATTCTACTTGGTATAATCATATTCAAGAATGTGGCATTCAAGACCAAATATCATTTTTCTTTGTTAAACAACTATTTGCTGATTGTATTTTACCATTCGCTGAAAAACCTTTCAAAGATATTAATGCTTGTATTTAAGGAGTTTCAAATAAATCTTTAAATGCTTTTGTAATACTTGGAAGAGTTATATAAACACATTGATTTTTAATAGAAGATTTATCACAATATTTTTTATAAGATTTATATAAATTAAATACTAATTCTTTAATATTGACAAATGATTGTTCATATTTTAAATTATATTTTTCAATAATCATTTCTAATTCTTCATTTGACATATCTGATTTAATATTTGTTATTATATCATATGGTATATTCTCATATTTTATAAAATTACAATAAATAATATCTCTTAAATGATTATATTTTTCAACTGTTATTATTTCTTTTTTTAATTGTTCTTTATCAACATAATCAATATTATTATCAATGTAAATTTCTAATAATTTAACTTTTGATAATTTTGTTAAATTTTCACATAAAATACCTTTTTTTAAATAATGAACATTTATACTATTTATTAATTCCATTTTTGTTAATTTTTCTTTATGATAAATAGTAGTCATTATTATTTATCATTAATATGATTAATATTATCATTTTTTATTATTAATTTAAAAAAAAATGATAATATTTTATTTTAATATTATTATTATAACAATAAAAATGAATACTGATGAAAAATTCTATGAAAATGAAAATGGTGTTTATTTTAAATCAGGTTATCCATCACAATGGTATATTGCATATTTTACAATTGATAATATTGTTTATAATTGTTGTGAAAAATATATGATGGCTGAAAAAGCACGATTTTTTAATGATACAGAAATTGAACAACTTATTATGAATTCAGATGACCCTAAAGAACATAAAAAATTAGGACGAAATGTTAAAAATTTTGATGCTGATAAATGGAATGAAGTTGTTGATAATATTGTTTATAAAGCAAATTATGCAAAATTTACACAAAATTTAAATTTAAAAAATAAATTATTAGAAACTGGTGGTAAAATTTATGTTGAATGTTCTCCATATGATACTATTTGGGGAAATGGTATGAATATTTCTGAAACTCTCAATACTTCTATTGAAAATTGGAGAGGAACTAATAGACTTGGATTAGCTATTATGAAAGTTCGTAATACTTTAAGAACTATGTAAAAATAAAAAAGAAAAGAAAATTATTTAATCTTCTTTTGTTTCTGATGAAGCTTCTGATGCTTCTGAAGATGCTGCACCTTCTTTCTTTTTTCTCCATTCATCAGTTGCTTTTTTCATTCTTTCTTTTGGATTACATCCATCATTTTTAAGAATTGCCATTTGTTCTTTAATAAATAGATTATAAAGTGATGGTGCTTTTTTAGGTTTATCTACTCCGTTTTTATCAGTATTTTTAGTATTTTTATGTGCATCTTTTAATAGTTTAACTAAATCAGATAATGAATATGAATTTGATACATCCACTGATGCTACAAATTTATCAATGATTTGTTTAGTTGCCATTTTATTTATTTGTAATATATATATCTTATGTTTATATCCATTTAAATTTTTCCAAATAAAAAAAATGATTTAAATTTTTAATGATTACTATTATTAAAAAAATAATGGGTGATAAATATTATAAAAGTTTTCAAGATTTTGAACCAGTTGTATTAACTAAAACTAAAAAACCAACTTCATTTTCATCTCAACAATCTAAATCAAATATTCATATTGATGTTAAAAAAGATAATGATGAAATTACACCTATTATTTATTATCCAAATGATAAAATTAATATTATTAAAGAAGCAAGAATGGCTGCTAAATTAAGTCAAAAAGATTTAGCAAAAAAAATAAGTCCCGTTATTGCATCCGATTTTATTACAAAAATTGAAGGCGGTAGATATCCATATGATGATAAAACATATAGAAAAATTTTACAAGTTCTTAATATTAAAATTGATAAGAATGATAAAAATAAATAAATAATTAATTATTTTTTCTTAAAGATTTAATCGTAATTTTATTACATCTATTTGACTTTTTAAATCTTTTATTGATTCAATTATTAATCCTGCTAAATTTCCATATGCAACATTATAATATCCATCATTATTTATTGATACTGCTTCAGGTAATACTAAATTTACTTGTTGAGCTATTACTCCTGTTTGTCTTTTTGATATTGAACTACTGTCTATATTAGAATAAGTTACTCCACTTAAACTTATTAATTTATTTAAGGCGTTATCAATAACTCTTATATCAGTTTTAAGACGACTATCAGAATTTTGAAATAAAGAACCATTAACATTTAATTCAAAATTATCAGTATCAGTTTTATAATTTATTTCTACTGCATTTTTATAATTTGTTGTTATATTTGTATCTATAAATAAATTTTTATCATAATCATTTAAATTATATTTCCATATTCCAAATGTTTCATTTGCTAAACCAACTCTATATATAGAATTAAAATTCTTATTATCATAATTTACTATTTTTGTTATTTTATTATTAAAATGAATAAATGAATTTGCAGTACATGAATTTAATGTTATGAAATTATCATTATCTGAAAAATTATTTATTTGAAATAAATTATTATTCTTATCATTTATATTATTTCCATTTATTAATATTCCTCCTTTATAAGTATCTCTAAATCCTATCGCAGGATTTAATATTATATTTCTTGTATTTAATTCAAAATTTGTTGTTGATGATATATTATTTATTAATGATATTATATTATCATATAATGATATTCCATCACTATTAAATATATCACCTTTTAAATATATATTATTTGTTTCTATATTTCCAGTTGTTTTTAATGTTCCATGTGAATTTATATTTAATAATTTACTATCATTTAAATATATCTCATAATCATCTGTATAACTATAAATATTATGTGTATTATTATAAATATTTTTTTGTTTTATTAATGGTAATTTTAATGATGTATTAACATATTTTATTGGTAATATAATATCAGTATTTTCATATAAATAATATTTATCATTTATTGTAAAATTTATTGGTATATTATATATATAATTATTTATTTTTATTGGATATAATTTTAATTTATTTTCAATATATGTTTTTAAATTTGATGTTATTCCTGAAAATGATTTTAAATAATCAACTGTATTATTTATTATTATATTATTATTTGTTTGTATTTTTGTTATTGTAGTTTTATAATTATCATTATATAAACTACTTGGTATAATATTATTCAATCTTACTAAATTATATTTATAATTTGATAATTGAATATTTAATAATGGTAAATTAAATGATGAATATTTATTATATGTTATCAAATTACTAATATTTATTTTTTCATTTATTTGATAAACTTTTAATATTGTATTTCTGTCATTTTCATTAACATTTCCTATTGTTAATGTTGTATGAAATACTTTTGTGCGTGATGCATCAAAACCATTTTTACCTATATAATCAGATGTAATATCTTCATTTCCAAAATTACCAGTTAATGTTTGTTGTGTTATAGGATTTATAGCAATTGGAACATAATAATAAATACTAATATCTGATAAATCTGCAAAATTAAATTTTAATAATTGTAAATTATAATTAATATTATAATCATAATTATAATTAATATTTGTATCATTTAATTCTAATATTGGTAATAAATTAACTATATTACTATTATTAATATAATTATAAGTGAAAGGTAATCTATCACTTATATTATTATAACTAATATTAACATTACTTAATGTATATGATATAGTATCTAATGATATATTTGATGTATAATTAAAATTATTTGTTGATATATCATAATCTGTATCTATATCATTTAGTTTTGAATAAATAATTCCATTCTCATTATAAGTTGCTTTTAATTTTTGACTTACATTTATTGATACATCTTTTAATATTGGTGCTGTTGATATATAATTATTCTTTAATTCTAATGCTGGTTTATTATCAAAACTATTTATAAACATTGTTGAATTATTAAACATCGAATTTAATGCAATTCCATTTGATGTTATATTAAATATATTTTTAGAATTATAATTATAACTACATATATTTGATACTGATAATTGCCAATTATTAACCCTATTTTGTTCAAAAGAAACTAAAATAGGATTTGTTGATGTATTTGTTAATTTTAATAAATTTGTTGATGTATCTTCTTTTATATGAAGAACTGTATCTTCATTTATACAATTATTATTAATATCATAAAATTCACCTCCTCCAATATTTAATATATGTTTTCCCTCATTTGCTGTATAACAACTAAAATAAGATTTAATTGAATTCTTTCTTATTATCTCAAATATTGAATTATCTTTTGATGTTAATATCGTATTAACATCTTCTCTATGATATATATGTGATATTTTTAATGATATACCATCTATTATTGAATCATTAAATGATGATGTTTGTTTTTTTAATGTATCTATTAGATTTATATCAATAGATGCAGATGATTTTAATGATAATAAATTGCCAAATGATGATATAAATTTATTTGTTCTACAATTAAAACTACTTGCACAACTATCATATTCATTATTATAAATATAAACAGCTGAATTTGAATAATTATCAATATAAGTTATTGTTTCTAACCATTTAGAATAATCATTATCATGTCCTATTATTAATGATTTTGTTGGATATATTTTAATATTATTACCTATTATTAAAACATCTGTATTCTGTCCTGTTGTTGTTGATTGTTTTATTGATTTTATTGAAGCATTTACTGAATATGATAAACTTGCAAATAATACTATATTTTGTGAAATATCATTCCATGATGTCTCTAAAAATGTATTTGCAAATTCAATTAAATAATTTAATAAAGATATTAGAGATAATGATGTATTTATATAAATATTAATATAATTAAATAATGCTTCAACTAATAATGTTGTTGAATTTGCAAAATTATAACTATTATTAATTAAATTAATATATTTATTTGTAGAATGTAAAATTAATTCTAATATTATATCATTATCTATTGAAATATCATTATTATTATTAATAATATTATCTATATCTGTATTAAGGTCTCTTATTAATATTATAATATAATCTAAGATTTCTATATTATTATTATAACAATCATTTAATTCTTCATTTAATTCAAATATATATTTATAATCATTACAAATAGTTATTATATTTAATTTATAATTATTAAATTTATTAAATAAATAATCTCCAATATAATATTTAATTTTACCAATTCCATCTGTTATTTCATTTTTTGTTGAATAATATAATAAATTTGAACTATAATCCGGGTCAAATGATGATATCTCATAATCTAATTTAATCGCTTTATTTCTATTAATTATTGATTTTTCTAAATAAGTATCTAAATTTGTATTTATCGAATTAACTATTCTAGATGTTAATAATGTATTATTAAAACCTAAATTTGAATTATTAATATTTATTCCATCATAACTAATAGTTGATATTAAAGTTGGATATAATAATGGATAATTTTTATATAAATTACCATAAATATTTGATGTATTTACTAAAATATCATATGCATAATTACTATTATTTGATAATAATGTATAAATAGGTGTTGTTTCTAATGATTTAATATTATCTAAATTATAACAGTTAAAATAATTATTAGATGAATATATCATATCATTAGATGATAATATATATAAATTTGAAGTTAATATTTTAATATTACTTATATTATCATAATAATTACTTGATGATATATATAAATTATTAGCTAATAGTTTATTACTATTTCCTGTTTTTATTATATTATCAATATCTATAATATAATTTTTATTATTATAAATATTTAATAAATTATTATAAGTTGATATTGATGTTGTCAAATAATCATTTGTTAATCTCTTATATTTATCTGCAACTATTAATGTATTATTAATAAAATTATCAATATAAAAAATATCATTATAAATATTTGATGAAATATCATAAGTTTTTAATGAATATAATTTATTACTTGTTGTATTATTATGTAATGGATATAATGGTGTAGAACTTATTGTCGTATAATAATTACCATAAAAAATAGAATTGGTATTATTATTTTCATTAAGATTTAATTTTAAATTATAAGTAATATCAGTAAATTTATCAACTACATTTGAATTTAAATTAATATCATTAATTTTATCTATATAACTTTTTGTATCATTTGTTATATTTGATATTAATTTATAATTACTATAACTTATATTACTATTTATTAATGCACTATCTAAATAACTTCTTATTGGTAATGCTAATATTTGATATAAATTATTAGTATTACTTGTATTATATAATAATAAATTACTTGTATTATTTATTTTTGTATTTACTGGTATTATAATATTACTAACATTATTATAAAATTGATAATATATATTTAGATTATTATGTAAAAAATCTAAATTATTTGAAACATTTAATGCTATTTGTTTATTATTATTAACAACTGATGAATAAGTTGCATCAATTAATTGTCCTTTTTTACTATTCCAATCATAATAAAAATTACTTGATGATTTATAATCTTGATACATTATTTCAGTAGAATTATAAGCTAATGATAATATTGAATTATTTGGATTTCTAATTAATATCTGATTACTTATATTTGAAATATTATTATAATATAATAAAGCATCATTATAAATATTTGATGATAATTCTAAATTACTGTATCCATATTTAAAAATTGTATTAATATCAACATTATGAATAATATTATTATATGCTTCTACCATTTCATTAGAAGTATTTTTTATTAATATTATTTCATTTACACTTGAATTAATTAAATTTAATGAATTATTTGAAGTTGTTATTGTTGTTAAATAAAAATCTTTTATTATATCATAAATATTTGATGATAATCTAAAATTACTATATGAATATATCATATTATTAGATGCTGTATCCATTAATAAATTAACATCTCTTGATGTTGGTGGATAAGTATTATTAAAATTATAATTATTTATTATTTCTGTAGATATATTATTGATATATGATAAATAATTATTTGTATTATTTGATGTTGTTTTAATGTAATTAGAATATGATATTATATTATCTAAAATTATATTATTTAATTTATTATTATTTGATGATAATATATAATTACTTGCTGCATATTTAATATTTGAATCTTTATTAAAATTATTTTTATCATCTAATATATTTATATAAGTATCATAAGCTAAATTACTATTTACAGATGATATTCGTTTAGGATGATTAGGTGAAACTATTGTATCAAAATAATAAACATTATTACCTAATGAATAAATCTTACTAATTATTGTTTCAACTGGATTTGGTGAAAATAAAATATTATTATCATTAAATTTATAATTACCTTTAATATTAATTGAACCATCAATATCAATATCTCCAGTTATTTTAACATTACCAGTAATTCTTACATCTTCCTTATTTTTATTAAATTCTATAGGATTATTATAAGTAATAGAATTATTTATATCAATATAATATTTATCATTTTCATTATCATAATATAAATTCAAACATGATTTTTTAGGTTTATAATTATTTCTCATATAACCAAATTGTAATGGTCCAGCATAATATTCATCATCCGTAACATGATTTTTATAAATATACCATTTATTTTTATTCACATTATTAATATTAGTTGAATCATCACAAAATTCAATTCCTGAATATTTTGAATTATCTGTAGAACGATAAAATGTTATTACACTATTATTTATCTTATTATTATTAATATTTGTATTTTGAATTTGTAATGACATTGTTATTTTATCATTATTCAATTGAACACCTAAACCAATATTTGCATTTTCTATTATTGCATTACTTGAATTTAAATATTTAATTGAACATAATTTATTATTACCCTCATAATAACCATCATACGAATTTATACCTCCTATTACATTTAATTGTTTTTGATTTTGATTATTATTATCATTGAAATCATTAAAATTAATATTTAAATTTGATAAATGATTATGATTATTATGTTTTATAATCATATCACATTCATATTCTATATTATTTTTTCTGATATAATAATTTGATGTTATTATATCTCCATTTATATCAAGTGTTTTTATTGGTCTTATTGTATTTATTCCTATTTTATTATTTTCAAATATACCTAAATTAGGTGGTGTATTATTAATTTTTGTTTTATCCTTACCAGCATAAAAATAAATATTATTCCATGTTGTATTATATTGTGTTAATATAACTAAACTATTATCAAATTCATTATCTAATGAATTTAATTTAGTATGTCCAATATATGCAGCTGATCCATATGGAGTTATTGTTGAATCATGTAAATATAATTCAAATTTATTTTTTTGATTATCTCGATATTTATAAATATTAGTTATCTCACTATTATAATTATTATCTGATATATTTGATGTTGTTCCACCTATATTAATAGAATTATTAACTGTAAAATTTGCAATATTATTAATTGTTCCAGTTGATGTTCCATTTCCACTTCCACCTAAATTACTTAAATTACTTAATTGAATTTCTATTCCATTATAATAAAATTTATCAGTTATATTTAATATACTAGTTGTTATATTATTACCACAATTTAATGTATTAAAATAGGTTGAACCTGAAAAAAAACAATTATTATTAAAATCACATATTCCTGTTCCATTAACAATTAAATCATTATTTAAAATTAAATTTTTTGTTATTAAATTATTATTTACATTTAAATTATCAGTTATTTCAGAATTACCATAAATCATTAATTTATATTTATTTTCATTATTTCCAATATAAACATTTGAATTAAAAATAAATTCTGATTTATTAAAATTACCTCCTATTATCTGATTTGGATAAAATGATAATCCTCCAGCATTACCTTGTCTTATATATAAACTATCTAATGATTTAGGTCCTCCTGTAATATAATCTTTAATAATTATTCTATCAGCATATAAACTACCATTCACATTTAATTTTGGAAATTCACTTATATTTCCAATTGTTATTCCAGTTAATAACTCATAATTATAAATATTATACGATATTTCACTTGTTAATTTATCTAAATTTATTAACACTGAACCATTAACATCTAATGATAATGATGGATATGGATATGATGTATAATCAGGCGTATTTTCTCTATAATCATTCTTTAAATATAAATTATCAATTTCATTATAAGATTTACTAATATTAAAATGTAATGGCATTGCTTTAGAAGTAATTATATGAGCTGGTGAATTATTAACACCACCAATTATACCACAACTTAATCTTGTTGGAATTTGATTTGTTCCATCATTATTCTGAATAACAAATTGAATATTACTAACATTATTATTACAATGTCTTGATATTTTTAATGGAATTGTATTATGATTTGCATTATTTATATTACCAATCGTAACATTATGAGTTGTATATATATTATTTTGTAAATAATCTTTTACTGAATAAAATACTAAATGAGATGATATTCTATTTAATACTTGATTAAAAGTTTTAATATTTTCAGTTAAATTATTTGATATATCTATATCCTCTGATAATATTATACTTTCCGCTGTTATACTTCCAATACAATGAATATTACCTTCTACAATTAATGATTTTGATGGTAATGATAAAATATTATTTCTTGTTGTATTAACACCTACCGCTTTATCAGTAACAACTAAATTATGGATATGATTTAGATTATTATTATCTAGCGTAATATTATGACTTTCATTATAAAGTTCACCAACTGCTAAATAAGTTTTAATAAAATTATCTTTAGTTAAATCTAAATTATAAATATTTGATAATCCAATTCCAATTGAATCAATTTGTATTCTTGTATAATCCATTTATATTTATATATAAATAATTTTTGATAACTGTTTATATATTAAAAAAAATGATTATTCTTATTATAATATGATTATTATAATAATAAAATAAATGTCAAATAAATTATTTATTGAACGCATTACTGAAGCTCTTAAAGATAAACCTTTAAAAGAAAAAAAAGAAACTTTAAATATCATTTATAATATTTATGATGATGTTTATGGTAAAACTGAAAATAAAAAACCATCTGCTTATAATGTATTTGTTAAAGAACAAACATTAAAATTAAAAGAAGAAAATTCAACATTATCAGGAAAAGAAAAAAAAGATTTTATTAATAATTTATGGAAAACAGTTAAAGAAAATAAATAAATAATTATTAATATATATGTATTTTAAAATAATATTTTTTTGTTTATTATTTATTAATTATTGTTATTTTAATATACCATTAAGAGTTAAAAAAAATTATACAAGAACTATTGAAATTAATCAATTAAAATTATAATGGTTTTTGTTGATTAACTATTTTTATTAATATTTCTTTTATTTCTGATAATTGTTTATTAACTTCATCATGATTTACTATTTCAGAAGCAGTTGCTTTATAAGTATAAGCTAATAAATGTTTATAAAAAGCTCTAAGTGCTTCATCTGATATTTTAGAATTTTGATTATTAACTATTTGAATTAAACCATAAGGGTCAATACTTTGTTTATTATAAGTAAATAATTGACCTATTTTAGTAGATATTGTTTCATAATATTTTTGTACTTTTTCTTTTTCTTGTTGCATTATTATTGATTCTTGTTGTTCTGAAGACATTGAACTAACTACTCCTAATATTCTATCATGATGTTGATATAATATATTTGCTTGTTCAGGTGATAAATTCATATTATATAAAGGAACAAATCCATTATTATCATCTAATAATTTTTTTTGTTCAGATGTATAAGGAAAATTACTGGGAATAAATTTCTGAAATTCTTCTTTATTTCGAGGATTTAATGAAAACGTATATTGTTGTTGAACAGAAGACATTTTATTATATTATCTATATTATAATAATTTAATAAAAAAAAATTAATCATTTGTTGTTAATTGTCCATAATAAATTAATGCTTCTTTACTTACATTATTCTCTGCATCTTTTTTTGAAAATCCATTTGCAGTTGCAATTGTATCTCCTAATCTATTTTTAACACTATAATTAAATATTTTAACGCAATCTTTTGTTATTATACCTAATTCACAGAATTTAGGAGTATCTTGTATCGAATGTTGCATATATGATACTAACATATCTTTATAATTAGTTTTTTGTATAATTAATTCACTGAAATCTATATAATTCTCAATTATATATATAATCCATTTTTCCGCAATATAATATCCAGCACCTGTTAATGGAATTAATTTTATTCTTTCTGGTAATATTACACTGTCGTTCTGACTTTGAAAATCTGTATATAAAGCACCAATAAATGCTTCAAATATATCTTCCATTATTTTATAATTACTTCTTCCATTTGCTTCTTCAACTTGTTTTGATATTATTGCAAATTTAGAAAAACCAACTTCATTTGATAAATAACCTAACATTTTACCATTAACAATTCTAGTTCTAATTTTAGATAGAAAGCCTTCGTTTTGGTCTGGAAAACGAAAATAAAGATAATTAGCAACGACCATATTTAAAATTGCATCTCCTAAAAATTCTAATCTTTCATATGACATATCTTGTAATGCAATACAATTTTTTGGACAATTCATATTTCCAGTTGCAAAATCTGCATTTTTCATTGTGCAATAAGATTTATGAATAAATGCTGTTCTATATAAATTAATATTATTATATCTAATATCTGATAAGCCATTAGTATTAAAAAATTTCATTAAATCATCGTGATTTAACATAATATTATTAGTATTATATGGTAATTCATCATTTTGAATTATTTTTGTTTTATTATGAATACTCTCTATTTTTTTCATTATTATTAATTTCATATTCATAATAACATTATATCATTTTTTATATTGGTCCTTTTGGTTCAGTTAAATCATTAAATTCTATAAATATTTCATATAAATTTTCATTTTGACATATATATATTTTATAAAAATTTAAATATATTATTTTATTTTCCATTATTGCTCCTGTTAATCCATTCAAAATTACATATAATAAATTATCATATTCAAAATATGGAAAATATGCAAAATTTGGAATATCATTATTAATTACATATCTTCTAATATAATTAATAATATCATATACCGCAATTATACCTTCATTTGAATTTGAACTCATTTAATTATAAAAAATAATATTTAATCATTTTTTGTTAAATTATATTCATAATTATTATTATTACGTTTAATAATTATCATATTAATATTTTTATTTATAATTATTATTGTTTTTTTATTAATATCTATTTTATCATATTTATTTTTCCATAATTCTAATCTTTCTATTAATGATTTTAATGATTTATTTGATATATGTATATTGAATATTTTATGTATTCCATATTTCCAATATAATTCAGATGTATTTAATGTTTCTAATTGTCCTATTTCTGTTATCTTAAAATTTTCAATTGATTTATTCAAAATTCCATTATAATTTTTTAATATATTACTAACATTAAATAAACCTTCTATTATTCGACTATCCCATTTTTCTAATACTGGCATAACCTCATATCTTATTTTACCCCTTTGACACCAAGTTGGAGTGCTATTTTTTAAATAAGGTAAATTATGTTTATTTGCAAATTTATATATATCATCTTTTGATGTATCGATTAAAGGACGAATAAAATTAATATCATCAATTATTGATTGATATTCAACACCTATTAAATTTTCATATTTATTATTATATGCAATATTAGTTAATATATTCTCAAAACAATCATCTTTATTATGTCCTAATATTACTATTGGATTTTTATATCCTTCCTGTAATTTTTTATATGAATTAAATCTTATCTTTTTTGTATATGATTCATAAATATCTCTCAAATCATTAATCATACATTTATGTCTAGTAATTTCAGTTATTTTACGAACATATAAATCAATATCTAAAAGAGAACATAAACAACGTAAGAATTTAACTTCTTCTTCAACTTCTTCTCTATTATTATAATTAATATGAATTGCAACTATTTTTATTTTTTGTTTATAATAATTATGAATATTAAATAAACATACAACTGAATCAACACCTCCTGATAAACTTATAATTATTATATCTGAATTTAGTTTTTCAAATCTTCCAATTTTATATAATTGTTCATTTGATATTTCAAATGACGGATTATTATCTAAAATAGTTCTATCAAATTCACAAGGATAATTATAATAATCTAATTCTTCAATAAAATTTGCTCTTGTATATGTAGCCTTAATAAAATTCTTTGGAAGTTGTGATGTTAATTTCCAACATTCATTCATCACAAATAAAACATTTTCTCTTATATTTGAATGTCTATAAACTAACATATAAAAACTCCAATCATTTATATCTAAACTTTTTATAAATAATTCTGTTTTATGTTTATTTGCAATTTCTAATGCTTTTTTATTAAAATAAATTAATATATGATTATTATATTCATTTCTATAATAATGTCTTGTTAATTGGTCATAAATTAAAATACCTAATATTGGTTTTAATTGAATATCATATGAATATTCATCTATTAAATGACCATATTTATCTGATAAATATTTATCATTTTCATCATTTTGAGAAAACCAATATTCTTTTCTATTAATCCAATCATCATAAAAATCATTCATCATAAATATTATGATTATGAACAAAAATAAATCAATTTTTTAATATAATTATATATATATATGAATAATATAATAAAAATAGCTGTTGTAGGAGATGGACCAATTGGTAATTTGGTAATTTCTAAATTACTTATTGAACATTTTAGAAATAATAAAAATCAAAATCAAATTCAAATAACACATTTAACTAGTGAAAGAGTTGTCTCAAAAGGATATACTAGAAGACATATATTATTTATTACACAAGAATTAGTAGAAGAATTAGAAAAAAATGTATTAGATTGTGATGAATGTCTTAAAAATATTGCAAATGAACAAATACTAACTGAAGATAATGAGGGAATAAAATTATTATATTCTACAAGATTATTAGAACAAACATTATTAAGCAATATTGGAACAAACTCGCCAAAATTTTGCATAGAAGCTAATAAATGTGTTTTTGAAAGTAAAACTAACACAGCACAAACATATAATGAATATAATTATGTTTTTTTTGCAATTGGTAGCAATGCTGCAACTCAAAGAGAAGAATATTTTTTTAGTGGAAATAAAGCTGAAAGTGTTAAAATAATATCTCCTGGTGCAGAACCAGTTGTTATTTTTTATTCAGAATTAGGAACTCCAGCTGAAAATATAAGTGAAGAAAAAATGCTTGAAGATAAAGAAAGTAAAATTCAAATAATTAATGGAATAGAATTAGAAGAAAATGGTATTAATATATTTGAATTAGAAAAATTTGTGACTATAATATATAATTTTTATGACAAAATGCAAATTTTTATTGATAGATATATATATAGAACAGTAGAAAGAAATATAAAAACAAAAGAAATAATAAAAACTCAACACTTTATAGATTTTGAGAAAAAACCTACAAATAATAACATAATTTTTAAAAATCTTCCTGAAAAAATTCAAAACCAAATACAAGTGTCATATGGTTCTAGTGTAAAAGTTAATGTATCTCTTTCTGGTTATAATGATTTTGATTCATTTATTGGTAAATTTATAAACGCTATAGATATATTACATAGATTTTTTAATTTAGAACAAGATGATTTTAATGATTATAGAAATCAATTATATGAAGCATATATAAATTTTTTAATATCAGAAAAAATGAGACCATCTATTGATGAAGAATCAAAAATATGGTATCAAAAAATAATAACTAAAGACCCTTCTATAATGGAGTTATTAACTAAATATATCGAATTTATACATAAAAATTTAAAAAAAAATCAAGATATTAAAGCATTATGTCCAATAAAAATTAAACTTGATACAAATAAAATAGAATATGATACTAATTTTGTAAGTATATTAGAACAACTACCTAAAGAATATTCAACAAATAATGAATGTTTAGGTTATAGTTTTTTAGTAAATATTGTTCCACAATCATTAGATAGTTTTGGTATTTATGATAATAATACATTAGCATATGCAGCTAAAAAAAATAATACTAATTTTTTTATGATTGGTGATATGGCAAATGCTTATCCAGCAGGTATTTCAGTAGAAATAGGTATAAATTTTGTTAATTATATTATTCCAATGTTTTATAATTTTTATATAAATAAAGAAAAAACAATATTAAATTGCGAAGATTTAAATATTGTTGAAATTTTAGATGATTTATTATCTGATAAATATGCATCTTTATTAGATTATAAAACAAGTATAAAAATAAGTAAATCAAATATTACTTTAAAAAGATTAATAGAAAATATTAAACAAAATTATAACGTTAATTTAAACAAATTATGTGATGATAATGATATATTTTTAACATATTATAATATAGTATTATTAATACAATTTATTAAAAATGCAGATTTAATAAATAAAAATAAAAAAATTATAGGAATTTCAAAAGTATTTAAACCAAGTAATTATAAAATAATAGATACTGAAAAAATAATCAGATTGGAAGATTTATTTAAAGGTAAATTAAAGGTAAATTAAAGTTTTAATTGATATATTTCATCAACTAAACCAAAATTTATTGCTTCGTTTGCATTCCATTCAACATCTTTTTTTAAAATTTTTATTAATTTTTTAGATGTTAAAGATGTTTTATCTACATAAATATCCATTAAATGTTCTTGAACTTTCTTAAAATTTCCCATTTCTTCTTCCATATAAGTCATTTTTCCCCATACACCAGAACGCAATTCATGAATTAACATATATGCATTTTTACCAATATATCTTTTAGTTCCACAAACACTAATAATTGTTCCTGCAGATGCAACATATCCATCAATAACTGTATAAATAGGTAATGTTAAAGAATTCATACAATCAATAATACTAAATGCTGAATGAATTGAACCTCCATTTGTTGTTAAATGTAAATAAATTGGTAAAGGTTCAATATTTAATATTGATGATGTTGTTTTTAATTTATTTTCCATATTTCTCAATTCTTTATTTAAATTGAATGCACTATTAATATCAATATCACTATTAAAATAAATATGATTACTATGACAATAAATTGAAGTTCCAATTAATTTATTAATAATTGGTGTAATTGATTTTGATGTTTCATCATCTTCTTCATCTGTATCCATTTTATTTTGTTTTCTTTTTTTATTTTCAGATGGAATTACTGACATCCAATTATATTTATCCATGTAATTATATAAATAATAATAAATCTTTATATAAATCTTTTTCCATATAATAAATAACATTAATGAATAAATATAATTATAATGATAATGATTTAATTATAAAAGAATTAACAGAAAAAATAATATTACACAAAAAACATATTACTGCAATTGAACAAGATTTTTTACGTATGAATGAAAATTTAAATTATCAATTTGAAAAATATAAAAATACAATTAATGAAAAAATAAAATTAAATAATATTGTTATTGATAATTTTACTAAAGATATTATTTATCGTGTTTCTATTGTTGATAATAAAATTAATAATAAGATTGATAAGATTAATAATAATAAAATTAATAAGATTGATAATAATGATAAGATTGATAATAATTATAAACAAGATTTAATGATGTTTAAAAAAGAATATGATGATAAATTTACTATGTGTTATGATTATATTCAAGAAATAAATTATCAATTAATTAAATTAAAACATAATACTAATGATAAAATAAATGAATTTAATAATTTAGCTGATAATATAAATGATATTAATAATAAATATAATTCATTAAAAACAAAAAATAATATTTATTTTTATTGGATTATAATTTCATTTATATCTTTCTTATTTTTTCAATGTAAATATTGATGGATTTTTTGATAAATTATCATAAAATAGTTTATCTTTATTTCCTTTCAATAATTCTATTGCATTTAAATTACTATTTAAAGAATACCAATGAATTTTATCAGGATTTTCTAATAATAATTCAATTGCATTTGGATTTAATGATAAATTATACCAATGAATTTTATCAGGATTTTCTCTTAATAATTCAATTGCATTTGGATTTAAAGAAAGATAATTCCAATTTATTTTATCAGGATTTTCTCTTAATAATTCAATCGCATTTGGATTTAAAGAAAGATAATTCCAATTTATTTTATCTGGATTATCTTTTAATATAAAATATGCATTCTTATTTTCTGATAAATATTTCCAATTTATTTTTTCAGGATTTTCTAATAATAAATCAATTGCACATAAATTTTTAGATAAATATATCCAATTAATTCTATTTGAATTTTCTCTTAATAATTCAATTCCATTTAGATTTAAAGAAAGATAATCCCAATTTATTTTATCAGGATTTTCTCTTAATAATTGAATTGCATTTGGATTTAAAGAAAGATAATTCCAATTTATTTTATCAGGATGGTCTTTTAAATAATCAATTGCATTTGGATTTCCTGAAAGAAAATATAAATTTAATTTATCTTCTTCAATCCAATCATTTAATAATAACATTATTATAAATATTTAAATTAATAACAAAAATATCAATTTTTAATCAATTTGATAAAACTAATTCAACCGTTTTTTCTATTAATTTATCTTCAATAACTTCTTTAAATATAGAAGGATTTAATGATAGAAAATCATAAACTATTCTATTTGGAATTGTAAGTAATATTTCTAATATTTCTACTGATTTATTAGCATTCAAATCATATAAATTAATTTTATCTAAATTATCTTTTATTAAATCTATTATTCCTGGATTTTTATTATTAACAATATTAATCCATGATATCTTTCTTTTATTTTCTTTTAATAAATCTAATGCATTCTCATTTCTCGATAATTGTTTCCAATCTATCTTTTCTCGATTAGCTTTTAATAATTCTATTGCATTTTTATTTCCTGATAAAATTGACCATGCATAAATATCCAATTTATCTAAATTATTTTTAATTATTTCTATTGCATTTTCATTCATACATAATAATTTCAAATTAATTTTATCTAAATTATCTTTTAATATTTCTATTGCATTTTTATTTATTGTTAAATAATTCCAATAAATTTTATCTGGATTTTCTTTTAATAATTCTATTGCATTTATATTACATGATAATGCTATCCAATCTATTTTTTCAGGATTTGCCTTTAAAAGTTCAATTGCATTTCTATTTAAAGAAAGATTTTTCCAATTAATTCTATCTGGATATTCTTTTAATAATTCAATTGCATTTGGATTAGATGATAATAATTGCCAATCAATTTTATCTAAATTTTCTCTTAATAAATCAATTGCATTCGGATTTAATGAAAGATTTTTCCAATTAAGTTTATTTGGATTAATCCAATCTAATAATTTATATTTAGGTTTAATTAAATATTTTGATATTATTAAACAAATATCAGAATTTAACATTGGTAATGTCATATGTATAAATAATTATTTTAATATTCATTTTCATTTTTTATTATTTTTGATAAAAATAGAAAAATAATTTATATTAATGTAAAAATAGCTGTATTAAAACTTAATGTAAAATAATCAATTTTATCTGGATTTTCTTTTAATAATTCAATTGCAGCTTTATTTTTTGATAAATATTCCCAATCAATATTATCTGGATTTTCTCTTAATAATTTTATTGCTTCTGGATTTTCATTTAATGATAAAAATCCCCAATCTATTTTATCTAGATTTTCTTTTAATAATTCTATTGCATTTATATTACATGATAAATAATCCCAATCAATTTTATCTGGATTAGCTTTTAATAATTCTATTGCTGCTGGATTTTCTGATAAATATTTCCAATTTATTTTATCTTGATTTTCTTTAAAAAAAGGATAAGCATTTAGATGTCTAGATAAATAATTCCAATCAATTTTATCTGGATATTCTTTTAATAATAATTCTACTGCAGTATTATTTAAAGTAATACAAGTCCATGATATTTTATCTGGTTGTTGTTTTAATAATTCTATTGTTTTAATATTTGTATTACATGATAAACGAAACCAACAAATCTTATTTGGATTTTCTTCTAAATATTTTATTAAATCATCATTTGGATTACTACATATATCACGATAATCATCAAGTTTATCAAGATTTTCTTTTAATAAATCATATGCATTTATATTATATTCAAGACCTCCCCAATTTAATCTATTAATATCAATCCAATCTAATAATTTATATTTTGGTTTATTATCATTATTTATTTTAGGTTTTTTAAATAATAATAAATTTGATATCATTTATTATTATTTGATATTTTTATTATTTTATATCTTATTATAAATATAAATATGTTTTATAAAATATATAAAATAACTAATGATGATACTTTAAATGATATAAATATTTTGCGATTTTCATATAATCCATTTATTGATATCGAATTTGAAGAATATTCAGAAGATGATGATAAAATTAATCAATTATTAGAAAATTTAAAAAGAAATGCAGAAAATGATATATTATGTTATAATCATATCTATCCATGGAAAGATATTCGAATATCAAATGATATTAAAAATAAAGAAATATTAATTGTTTATAATAATAAAACAAATCATATTCAAGGTTGGTGTAATTTTAATTATAGCACTTTTACATCAAATGATAATCCTACTAATTTATATACTCTTTCTATTGATAAATTAGTTAGTAGAGCTATTCCAAAAATTAAATATATTGGATTATTATTATTAGAATTTATACGCGATGAATGTGTTGAAAAACCTATAAAATATTTTCATGATAATCCACGTATCAAAGATAAATATAATTCATATGAAGATATAAATATTGATGTTATGTATTTATATTCATTAACTACATCTATTAATTTTTATAAAAAAACTTTTTTAACCCAATTACAATTAACTGACCCTACACATATTAATTATGAAATATTTAAACATGTATTTATATATTTAAAATCACAAAATATTGATAAACCTACTAGAAAATTAAAAATAAATTTAATAAGTTTAAGTTTATTACACTCTTTTGAATGTAATTCTGTATTATGTGCTAAAACTATTAAAATATATAATGAATTTAAACCTCCTAAAACATGTAATAATGATAATCAACCATTAAATTCTTTAATAACATTAACAAATATAGATTATGATATTAAAATAGATAAAAGAATATTTTCACCAAGAAAAAGAAGTTTTGAAGGGTCTTCTTATACTTCTCAAAAACATAAAAAAAATAATTAAATATTATTAAACAAATATAGATATTAAAACTTTATTTATATTTTCTATATTTTCTTCTATTTCTTCTTTTTTTTCTAATTGAAATATGGATGGATTACATGATAAATGTTCCCAATTTATTTTATCTTGATTTTCTTTTAAAAATTCTAATGCTTCATAATTTGTATTTCTTGAAAATCTATCCCAATTAATATCATCTCTTTCATTATAATAATTATCCATTAATATTTCCATTGCATTTTCATTTTCTGATAAAAAAAACCATGATATATCATCTTTTTCATCTAAATAATTTTCTTTTAATAATTCTATTGCATTTACATTTTGCGATAAATAACACCAATCTATTTTATCTTTATTTTCTTTTAATAAATCTATTGCATTTATATTTATGGATAAATTTTCCCAATTAATTTTATCTAAATTTTTTTTTAATAATTCCATTGCATTAGAATTATTATTTCCAGATAATTCTTCCCAAAAAATTTTATTTTGATGTTCTTTTAATAATTCAATTGCTTTATCATTATTATTTCTTGATAAATATTCCCAATCTATTTTATCTTTATTTTCTCTTAATATTTGTATTGCATAATTATTTTCATTTTGTGATAATTTTATCCAATTAATTTTATCTTTATTTTCTCTTAATAATTTTATAATTTTATCATGAGATATATATGTTTCATCTAATTTATAAAAATTATCTATTAATATTTGTTCAAATCCTATAAAATTTTCAGAAAAATAAATTTTTTTATTAACATCAAATTTATTTTTATTTTTCATTAATAATTTTGTTGCTTCAAAATTATCATTTTCTATTAAAACATTCCAATCTATTTTATCTGGATTTTCTTTTAAATAATTAATTGCATTCATATTTGCTGAAATATTTACCAATTTTAATTTATTAAAGTCAATCCAATCTAATAATTTATATTTTGGTTCATATACAAAATTAGATATTTTTAAACATATATCATTATTTAATTTAGGTAACATTATTTATTAATTAAATATAGATATTAAAACTTTATTTATATTTTCTATATTTTTTTCTATTTCTTCTTTTTTTTCTAATTGAAATATTGATGGATTTAATGATAAATAATACCAATATATTTTATCTTGATTTTCTTTTAAAAAATCTAATGCTTCATAATTTGTATTTCTTGAAAATCTTTGCCAATATACATTATCTCTATCATTATAATAATTATCCATTAATATTTCGATTGCATTTTCATTTTCTGATAAATAATACCAATCAATTTTATCTTTTTCATCATTTTCATCTAAATAATTTTCTTTTAATAATTCTATCGCATTTATATTTTGTGATAAATAAACCCAATCTATTTTTTCTTTATTTTCTTTTAATAAATCTATTGCATTTATATTTATAGATAAATTTTCCCAATTTATTTTATCTGGATTTTCTTTTAATAATTCCATTACATTAGAATTACTATTTCCAGATAATTCATCCCAATCTATTTTATCTGGATTTTCTTTTAATAATTCAATTGCTTTATCATTATCATTTCTTGATAAATCATACCAATCAATTTTATCAGGATTTTCTCTTAATATCTTAATTGCATAATCATTTTCATTTTGTGATAATTTTTTCCAATCAATTTTATCTTTATTTTCCCTTAATAATTTTATAATTTTATCATAAGATATAAATGTTTCATCTAAATTATAAAAATTATCTATTAATATTTTTTCAAATCCTAAAAAATTTTCAGAAAAATAAATTTCTGTATTAAATTCATATTTACTTGGCATAAATAATTTATAAAAATTATCTATTATTAATGATGGTTCTAATCCTATAAAATTTTCAAATAAATAATATTTTTTAATAACATCAAATTTATTTTTATTTTTCATTAATAATTCAGTTGCTTCTAAATTATTATTTTGTATTAATACATTCCAATTAATTTTATCTTTGTTTTCTTTTAAATAATCAATTGCATTTATATTTTTTGAAATATTTAAATAATTTAATTTATTAGGGTCAATCCAATCCAATAATTTATATTTTGGTTCATATACAAAATTAGATATTTTTAAACATATATCATTAGTTAATTTAGGTAGCATAATTTATTAAACTAATATAGATATTAAAACTTTATTTATATTTTCTATTTTAATTTTATTTTTATTAATATCTTCTAATTGAAATATTGATGGATTTAATGATAAATTATAATAATTAAATTTATCACGATTTTCTTTTAATAATTCTAATGCTTCTGGATTTTTATTATCAGATAATGTATTCCAATATATTTTTTCAGGATTTTCTTTTAATAATTCTATTGCATTTTCATTTTTAGATAAAATTACCCAACTAATTTTATCTTGATTTTCTTTTAAAATTTCAATTGCATTTTTATTCTGTGATAAATTTCTCCAATCAATTTTATATGGATTTTCTTTTAATAATTCTATTGCTTTTTTATTAGTATTTAATGAAAAATAACTCCAATTAATTTTATCTTTATTTTCTATTAAATAATCAATTGCTTCTGAATGTTGAGATAAATGTTTCCAATTAATTTTATCAGAATTATTTAAAAATAATTCTGTTGCATTACTATTCATTGATAAATAAGACCAATTAATTTTATCAGGATTTTCTTTTAATAATTTAATTGCATAACTATTCATAGATAATATATCCCAATCAATTTTATGTGGATTTTCTCTCAATAATTCAATTGCATCATTACTATTATTTAAACATAACAGTTTCCAATTTATTTTATTTGGAATAACTTTTTTTAAATATCCTATTGCATTTGGATTTAAAGAAAGGTTATTCCAATTAAGTTTATCTGGTTCAATCCAATCTAATAATTTATATTCAGGTTTATATAAATGTAGAGAAATAATAGAACATATATCATTATTTAGTTTTGGTAATTTTGATAACATTTTTAAATAAAAAAAAATTTTATTTAAATTTTCATTTTTTATATTATTAAATCTAATAATTGAAATATAGATTTATTTAATGATAATGTATTCCAATCAATTTTATCAATATTTTCTTTTAATATCTCAATCGCATTTTCATTTTCTGATAAATTATTCCAATCTATTTTTTCGGGATTTTCTTTTAATAATTCAATTGCATTTGGATTTAAGGAAAGCCATCTCCAATTAATTTTTTCTTTATTTTCTTTAAGAAGTTCAATTGCATTTAAATTATATGATAATAAATTCCATTCAATTTTTTCAGGATTTTCTTTCAATAATTCTATTGCATTACTATTCATAGAAAAATAAGTCCAATTAATTTTATCTTGATTATCTTTTAATATTTCAATTGCATTCTCATTAAATGATAATACATCCCAATGAATATTATTAATTGTTTCTTCATTAATCATTAATTTAATATTTGAATTTCTTGAAAGAAAATACCAATTAATTTTATCAGGATTTTCTTTCAATAATTCAATTGCATTTGGATTAGATGATAAATATTTCCAATAAATCTTTTCGGGATTTTCTTTTAATAATTCAATTGCATTTGGATTTAATGAAAGATATTTCCAATTAATTTTATTTTGATTATTAAATAATAATTCAATTGCATTTGGATTTTCTGATAAAAAAGACCAATTTATTTTATCTTTATTTCTTGATAATAATTCTATTGCATTTGGATTTTTTGATAACATAGACCAATCAATTTTTGATTCATAATTAAATATAAACATTTATTATTTAAATTTATATTATTATAATTTTTATCATTTTTTTATTATGATAATATTAAAGATATAACATTATTTATTATTTTATTTTTTTCATTTTCATTATCATTTTCATTATCATTTTCAAATATTGATGGATTTTCTGAAAAATGTTTCCAATAAATCTTTTCAGGATGTTCTTTTAATAATTCTATTGCTGCTGGATTATATGATAAATTATATGATAAATTCTTCCATTCTAAATTTTCTTTTAATATTTCCAATGCATCTGGATTTTTATTTAATGATAAATGCCAGAATTCAATCTTATCTTTATTTTCTTTTAATAATTTTATTGCTTCTGGATTTGGATTTAAAGAAAAAAAACACCAATCAATCTTATCTGGATTTTCTTTTAATAATTCTATTGCTGCTGGATTAGATGATAACCAAATCCAATTAATCTTATCTGGATTTTCTTTTAATAATCCAATTGCTGCTGGATTTTTTGATAACCAAAACCAATCAATCTTATCTTCATTTTCTTTTAATAATTCAATTGCATTTGGATTTAAGGAAAGATAAGACCAATTAATTTTATCAGGATTTTCTTTTAATAATTGAATAGCATTTGGATTTTCTGATAAAATTGAATATCTAATTTTATTTGGATTTTTTCGTAATAATAATATAGCATCTGGATTTGGATTTAATGATAATTCAAACCAATCAATTTTATCTATATTTTCTCTTAATAATTCAATAGCATTTGGATTTCTTGATAACCGAATCCAATTAATTTTATCAGGATGTTCTTTCAATAATTCAATTGCATTTGGATTTAAGGAAAGATATTTCCATTCTATTTTATTAATATCTATCCAATCTAATAATTTATATTTAGGTTTATACAAATATTTAGATATTATTTTACATATATCATTATTTAATATTGGTAAAGTCATTAATATAATTATTTCATTAATTATTTAAATATTGAAGTATTTTTTGATAATGATATCCAATTTATCATATCTTGATTTTCTTTTAATAATTCTATTGCTTCTGGATTAGATGATAATAAAACCCAATCAATTTTATCTAAATTTTCTTTTAATAATTCTATTGCATTTATATTCATTGATAAATTCCCCCAATCAATTTTATCTGGATTTTCTCTTAATAATTCCATTGCTTCCGGATTAGATGATAAAAAATCCCATTCTATTTTATCAGGATTTTCTTTTAATAATTCTATTGCATTTTTATTTAAATTTAATATTTCCCAATCTATTTTATCTAAATTTTCTTTTAATAATTCTATTGCATTTTTATTAATTGATAAATTTGACCAATCAATTTTATCTTCATTTTCTCTTATTAATTCCATTGCTTCTGTATTTGATGATAATAATTCCCAATCAATTTTATCTTCATTTGCTTTTAATAATTCTATTGCATTTTTATTTAAAGATAATGCAACCCAATCAATTTTATCAGGATTTTCTTTTAATAATTCAATTGCTTCTGTATTTGTAGATAAAGCATTCCAATGTATTTTATCTGGATTTTCTTTTAATATCTCAATAGCATTTGGATTTAATGATAGTTTTAACCAATTAATTTTATCTGGATTTTCTTTTAATAAAGAAATAGCATTCTTATTTTTTGATAATTCTATCCAATTAAGTTTATTTATATCAATCCATTCTAATAATTTCATTAGAATTTATTAATATTATAAATTAAAAAATACTTATATAATTTCAGTAAATATACCCAAATTTTCAGAAAATCTAAACCAATTTATTTTATCCTGATTTTCTTTTAATAATTCTATTGCATTCTCATTTTCTGATAAATTATACCAATTTATTTTCTCAGGATTTTCTTTCAATATCTCAATTGCATTTGGATTTAAAGAAAAATTATCCCAATCAATATTATAAGAATATTTAGATAAAATTTTAATTGCATTTTTATTTAAAGAAAGTAATTTCCAATTTATTTTATCAAGATTTTCAGATATTATTTCTATTGCTGCTGGATTTGTTGATAACATATACCAATCAATTTTATCTTGATTTTCTTTTAATAATTCTATTGCTGCTGTATTTCTTGATAACATAAACCAATTTATTTTATCTTGATTTTCTTTTAATAAATCTATTGCTGCTGAATTTCTTGATAAATAATTCCATTCAATCTTTTCAGGATTTTCTTTTAATAATTCTATTGCATATGGATTTATTGATAACATTTCCCAATTAATTTTATTTCTATTTTTTTTATATAATTCAATTATTTCAATATTTGGATTTGTTGCTAACATATACCAATCAATATTTTCAATATTTTCTTTTAATATCTCAATTGCATTTGGATTTTTTGATAAATAAGACCAATTTATATCATCTGGATATTTTTTTATTATTTCAATTGCTTTTGGATTTTTTGATAAATTATTTAATTTTAATTTTTTTATATTTATCCAATCATGTAATTCATATTTTTGCATTTTTATTTATATTAAAAAAACAAAATAATCATTTTTTATTATTTGTATTTATGAAATGACAAAAAACCAAAAATTAATTTGGCTTTTATATATATCCAATCAGAACAACAACCCTTCAAACATCAATTTCCTTAATTCGAACACAAATATAATCCATTTGCGAACCGAAATTTTCAAGAATTTGACATTCCAACCCATTGTATTTGAATTTCATGAAAACTTCCCGTTGATTTCCATAACATTCCGGGAATATTTCCAAGTCTGTATAAGAAGCCCCAAGTTGTTCATCAAGAACTCCAATTAATTCTGGAATTGTTTCCGATGCTGGTCCTGAATTCGCGCCATATTCTTGATAACTGAAATCTTTCTCATTATAAGGCTTCTGCATGTTCATCAGATGATAGCAAATTCCGTACATTCTTTCTTTCTTCAATCAATTCAATGTCTGTTTTCCTTTTCTCCTCCAAATAATTTTTATTATTTCTATTTCATTTTTTTACTTTTATTTATAATATTAATACAAATTTTACTTATAAAAAAATAAATTAATAAAATTCATCTAATTTAATTGACAGACATAAATAATCTCTTTTTGTATCGAAATATTCGTAAATTGAACATTCTAATTTTTTATATCTGAAAGTCATGAATACTTTTTTATGAATACCATGATTTTCAGGATAGACTTTAACATTTCGAATAGATTTTCCTATTTTTCTATTTAAAATCTTTCTTATTTGATTTAATGTCATATCTTTTTCATATTCATATTCCATAATATTATATTCTAAATCTTCATCATTATAAGGTTCTCTTATTTTTTTGATATGTTCGCATATGTATTCCATTATCAATATAAAAATTTATATTATTAATTATTTCATTTTTTTTATTAATAAAAAATGATATTTTTAAATATTTGCCTAAAAATTATTATATTATTATAATGTCATTATCAAAATTACCTAGATTAAATAATGATATTCATACAATTATTTCAAAATATTTATATAAATCTAAATATCAATTATTGGATTGGTTAGATGAAAGTAAATTAGATTGGAGTGTTTTATCAGATAATCAAAATGCAATTGATATATTATCTAATAATCAAAATAATATTAATTGGGGTTTATTATCATTTAATCCAGGAGCAATTGAAATATTAAAAAAAAATTTAGATAAAATTCATTGGGGTTTTTTATCAAGAAATGAAAATGCAATTGAACTTTTAAAAGAACATCCTGATAAAATAAATTGGGTTTGGATTGGACATAATCCAAATGCAATTGAAATTATTAAAAAAAATCTTGATAAAATTAATTGGAATACATTATCTCAAAATCCTAATGCTTTATCTATATTAAAAGAAAATCCTGATAAAATTGAATGGAATTGGTTTTCTTATAGTTGCACTGATGTTAATTATTTAAGAGAAAATTATGATAAAATTGTATGGGAATCATTATCATTTAATCCATATGCTATAGAATTATTAGAAGAAAATATTGAAAAGATTAATTGGTTTAATTTTTCAAGAAATCCAAAAGGTATTAAATTACTAAGTCAATATAAAAATAGAATTGATTGGCGAATATTATCAATTAATTATGGTGCATATGAATTATTAAAAGAAAATCAAGATAAAATTGATTGGTTTATATTACAAGGTAATGAAAATTTACAAATATTAGAATTATTAAAAGATAATAAAGATAAAATTAATTGGACTAAATTATCAAATAATAAAACAATATTTCAAATTAATAATAATAATGATATAGTTGATAAAGTTGTATCATTAATATTAACTGAAGAATAATAAAAAATGATATTATAATTATTTTTGTTTATTTTAAATGACTAATTTAAAATTAAATGCTGATATATGTTCAATTATTTCTAAATATGTTAATAAACCTAAATATGTATTAATGGATGGAATTGATATTAAAGATTTAAGTTGGATTACTTTAAGTGCAAATCCAAATGCAATTGAATTATTAACAGAAAATCAAGAAAATATTCATTGGGATTTATTATCAAGTAATCCAAATGCAATTGAATTATTAACTGCAAATAAAGATAAAATTAATTGGGATTGGTTATCTAAAAATCCTAATGCTATCGAATTATTAAAAGAAAATCCTGATAAAATTAATTGGAAATTACTTTCCTTAAATCCAAATGCAATTGAATTATTAAAAGAAAATTTTGATAAAATACATTGGAATAAAGTTTCAAGAAATTCCAATGCATTAGAATTATTGAGAGATAATAGAGATAAAATTGATTATTATTATTTATCTCATAATTCAAATGTTTTACCTTTTATTTATAAAAATGGAGATATGGTAGATTGGGATATAATTTCATATTATTGTACTAATAGTAATTTTTTAAGAAATAATATTAATAAATTAATTTGGTCTAAACTATCAGCTAATCCAACAGCAATAGAATTATTGAAAGAAAATCAGGATAAAATAGATTGGTGTTATTTATCTGAAAATCCAGCTGCAATTGAATTATTAAAAGAAAATTTTGATAAAATTAATTGGAGTTATTTATCCATGAACTGTAATGCTATTGATTTATTAAAAGCAAATCCAGATAAAATTGATTATCTTTATTTAAATGTTAATACTTCTAAATATTTAATTAAATCACGTAAAAAATCAGATTGGATTTATGACTCATCTAATAAAGATATATTTATTCTTAAAGATGAAAATGAAATTATTAAAAAAACATTGGAAATAATTTTAACATAATTTTATTATTAACTATAATAATAAAAGATATGGATAATGAACTTTTAATTATTACTAAAACATTTAATACATATTGGTTAAATGCTATTTTAATGTGTTTATTTTATAGTCAATATTCAAGACAAATATTAAATAATCATTTTGATGGAAAAAAAAATAAATTATTTATAATTTTTGATTTAATTTTAAAAAAATTGGATTGTAAAACAAATAATACTTTTTATGATATTTATAATATTAAAGAATTGATATATTTATTTTATCAAAATAAAATAATATCTAAACTTGAATATCAAGAAAATAAATATAATCCAATAATTATTTTAGAAAAAATAATAAAATTTATGAAAAAAAAAGTTATTAATTTAAATTATAATAAAAAAATTAATCCTAAATATTCACCAGATTATATATTAGTTTCTATTAATGATAATGATAATAAAAGTTTAGATAATATTATTAATTATAATGGATTTTCATATATATTAGATACATGTATTATAGAAAATTATCAATATCAAGCAATTGTTGGAATTACATTAAATAATATTAAATATTTATTTAATGGATGGTTAGAAAAATCAGATAATATTGAAATTGAAAAAAAAGAAATTCATTCTATTCTTGATAAATCTCATGAAGAATTATTAAAATTTGATTGGAGTATTGAAAATAATATTGATTTTTGTCTTAATATTAGTTTATATTCAACTGAAAATAATGAAAATAAATGTATATCATGTGATAAAATAAATAGAACTTTAATATATGTTAAATATATTAAATAATTATAATAAATATATATATTAGTATTATATATAATTAAAAATGGATGAGGTTAGTTCTACTGTTAGTGTTAGTGCTAATGATAGTTTTTGTCAAAATGTTGCAACTATTCCACAAACACGCAATACATGTTGGTTTAATGCTTTATTAATGGCTTTATTTTATAGTCAATATTCAAGAGAATTATTACTTAATACAAAAACTTTTAAACTTAAATCTAATGAATTAGATACAATTTTAAATTTTATGTTATCTAGTTTTTATAAAAGAGATGGTGATAAAACTAAATTATTTTATGATTTATATGAACCTTCTAATATTTTAAAATTATTATATAGATTTAAATATACAGATAGAGAAAAAAAAAATCGTCGAATTATAAGTAAAGATGAATATGAAAAAACTATAACAAATGATGATGGTAATGATGCAATTAATATTTTACCTAGATTAATTGATTATATGAAAAAAAAATCTTTAATATTAGATTATTATGAAAATAATTTTTATTTACATCAAAGAATATATTCAAAAAAAATTTTAAATATAGAAACTAAAAAGTTTGAATTTACAAATATTAATATTGGTAAAATATATGATAAATCTATTGAAGCAAAAGATTTTATTAATGAAACTTATATACCTGATTATATATTAATTAATATTATTGATCCTGAAAATAATCCTGAATATAATAAAAAATTACATGGTACAAGAGATTTTGATGATAAATATACTGATAAAACAAATATTGCTACAAATGAAACATGTATAACATATACAGAACATCCATTTCAACCAAATTCTATAAATGAACAATTACAAGATGAAATAATTTTTAAAGGTAAAAGATATAAATTAGATTCATGTATTATAAAAAGTTATAAAAATGACCCTAAAACTAATACAGGTCATGCTATATCAGGTATTACATGTAAAGAAAATAAATATTTATATAATGGATGGTTAATTATAAAAGATGAACCAACACCACCACAAGCTCCTAAAAGACGACCACCACCATCTTATGATAAAGCATTATTATGTGATGTTCCTTCATCTTATGAAGATGCAGTAAAATGCGCTCCTCCTCCACTTCCATCTAATGAAGAAGTAATAGAAGCAATGGTAAAAAAAATGAAAACGCAACCAAATTTCATTAAATCACCATGTAATTTAATGAAATTTGATTGGAATAGTAACGAGAAAACAAATTTTTGTTTAAATGAAACATCATGCAATATAGATGATGTAAAAACAGAAGAAATGTGTTTATCATTTAATAAAAATGATAGAACATATATATATGTTTGTGTTGATTATGATACTACTGCTACTCATAATAGTCATGATAATAATGACGATTTAATAATTACTAGTACTGATGAAAAAATAGAAAAGCTTACATCAGAACTAAAAGGTCATGAAGAACTTATAATTGCAGATTTAAATCAAATGAAAGAAAATATTAATTATATGGAAGAACTTGATGATTATATTTCAGGTAAAATAAAAAATGAATATGATAAAAAAATGTTAAAATATAAAAGAAACGAAGCAGAAGAACAATTAAAGCAATTAAAAAAATCAGTTGATTTAAAATTAACAGTTATTAATAGTCTTGATAGTATTATTACTGAATATAAAATTATTCAGGCTATAAATAAAGAAGATTTTGCTAAAATTAATTCATTAAAAAGACTTAATTTTTCATATAAATTACTTAATTATAATACTATTATGGATGATAATGATTATTTTGAAGAAAAGCTGTAATAAAATATATTTTCATTAAATAGAAAATGCCTTCTAAATATTATTATTTTATTGAAGATTTAGATATTACAGCTGATAATATTCCTGATGGTGTATTAGTGCGTCAAGTTAAATTAAATATTAAGAATAATTTAATTATTTATAATAAAAATATTTATTTATCTGAAAATAAATTAAAAAATATTATTGATGATATTATTATTTCTGATAATACTAAAGAAATAAATAAACCTATATTATTATCTAATAAAGTTATTAATTATATTAAAAATAAAGAATTAGATTTTGAAAAATTACCAAGAATTATTATTAGTAAGAAATCATATTTTTCTAAATTATTACATAAAAAAAATATAAATATAAATAAATTATTAAAAAAACTAAATATTATATTTTCATAAAATAAGATGAAAAATAAGAAAGTATTTTATATTATTGAACCAATTGATGTTGATGGTGATAAAATTCCAGATGGTTTTTTAGCTAGTCAATATAGAATTGATAAATATGGAAATAAAATTTTTTTGAAAAATAAATTTATTACTTTTGCTGATTTTAATGCAAAAATAAATAAAAAAGGTGGTGCAAAAAGAAAAAATACAAAAGTTAAATTACAAAAAAATAATAATAATCTAGTTGTTATGACAAAAGATGAATATAATAAATTTATGAATCAAAATGCATATTATCAACAATATCCACATCAACCTAATAATCCATATCCACAATATCCTCAATATCCTCCAAATGTTTTAATTAATACTGGTAATAATATCCCTTATAATCCTAATAATAATTTTAATAATTTTAATAATAATCCTAATTATCCAAATAATCCTAATAATCCTAATTATCCAAATAATAATGATGATAATACTTTTATGGGAAAATTAGGTGATTCAGTAACTCGAGGTGTTGGATTAGGTATTGGATTAAATATTGGCGATGCGTTATTTGATGGTGTTTCTAGTTTTTTTTAAAAAAAATGATTATTTTTATTTTAAATATCTTTCTATTAAAAAATGGATATTGTTAATATTAATATTGACCAGTTATGTATTTCTGATATTAATGTAAGAAAAACACAAATTAATGAAATTGAAGAATTATCATCAAGTATTGATATTAATGGTTTAATTAATCCTATTACTGTCAGAAAAATCAATGATAATAAATATGAAATTATTGCTGGTCAAAGACGTTATTTAGCTATGAAAGAATTACATAAACATACAATTCCATGTAATGTTATCATTGCTAATGATAAAAAAGCAGAGGAATTAAGTTTAATTGAAAATCTTCAAAAAAATAATTTATCTAATTGTGATAAAGTTAAATCATTTTCAAAACTATTTGATAATTATGCAAATGATTATGATAAAATTAAATCATTAGTTAAAGTTTCAAAAGCAACTATTAAAAAATATTTGAGAATTAAAGATTTACCTCTCGAAGTTCTTGAAAAATTAGATGCTAATGATAAAACTAAAATAAATGTTCCTATTGCTATTGAATTATTACCTTTAGCTGATAAAGATATTGATTTAATTGATGTTATTGATAAATTAGCACCTTTAAAATCAAAAAATAAAATTGAAGCAATTAAAAAATTTGTTGAAAATAATTCAAATAATATTAATGATTTAGATGATATTATTGATGAATTAAATGAAGAAGATAAAGTTGATTATAAAGGACCATATGTATTTGATAGTGTTAAACAACAAAATATATTAATTCCTGAAAATATGTATGCGGATATTATTAATTTTATTAAAGAAAAAATAGAACAAGATGAAATTATTTATTTCTAATTATTTATTATAAAAATCTCCAATATAAAAATTAGAAATAATATAATCAAATATTGTATCTTTTTTTGGTTTATCTTGTAATAATGATGTAAATAAATGATTGAATACATATGAAAAGAATAAAGAAACTTTTCTTAATAAATAAACATAATTATCATGACTAGTATTACAAATTCCATAAGTTGATTTATTTATTCCAATTAAATGTTTTAATTTAGGCAAATCTTCTTTATGACATAATTTATATTGTATTGCATGTCTTATTGAACCTAAATTATTTAATGCACCAGCATGAACTAAATCACAATTAAATAAAATACTTGTTCCAGGTGTTCCATAAATAATAACTGGTGATGTTAATAATAATGGTGCTGTAATATGACTACTTGGACATATTGATAATAATGGACCAGCATTATAATAAATAATATGTGTATAAACTGGATATTTTGTTTTATATATATATTGACTTGACGTAACATCTCGATGAAATGTTGATAATGTGCATCCTTTTATTTCATATTTATAATCAATATAAATATAATTATTTGATAATTCTTTAATTATTTCATGTTTATTATCATGTTTAAATATTTTAAAACCATCAATTAATAAAGTTCTATTTTCATTATTATGATTATCACATTCATATAATTGTAATAAAATTAATAATATTAATATTATTAAATAAATAATTAAAACATATAATATTATCATATACATAAATTTTAAATGTTTAAATATTTAAGTTTATGATAATATGTTTTTAAATACAATTATTTGTATTAATAATTATTTTTATTAATAAAAAATGATTTGTTAGTTTGTAAATAAAATTAGGGCAAAAATGTTCAAGTATTTATTAATTTTTCTGGGTAGTATTAATTTTTCTGAACAATGCGATGAAATTATCGAATATTCTACTCAAATGTATCAGACAGATAGGCGCATGATTCCGGATGATTACATTGAAGAGATAAAATATTGGGTTGGACGTCATATTATCAAGTTTTCAGATTTTCAAACTTATCCTGATAATTGGGGGTGTTTTGATAAAGAAATTGTTTCATTCATTTTCAAGCAAAGATATTGCGAAATTTCTGAGATGAATAATGATGAAGGAGAGTACATTTCAATTCGCATTTATCCTTCAAATGTTCGTTGTGCTTGTTGAATGAAGGAATATATAAAGTTAAAGACAGTAAATTGTTTTTGGCTTTTTTTTGTTTTTGTTAAAAAATGATTTTTTTAAATTATTATTAATATTATTATAAAATGAATATAAAAATTAATGAAAATTCAATTTCTATTTTAAATCATCGAATTACAATTGAAGATATGATAAATGAAATATATAATACATTTCAAATTGCTCATTGTAATGAACCATCTGTTGCAGATACTATATATTTTTCACAATTAAATCAGGAAGATAAAGATGCTTATAATAATTTTAAAGAACAAAAATTATATAATGCTGCAATTATTTCACATAATAAAAAACCAATATTTTATAATAATATAGCAATATATCAATCAAATAATAATAAAATTTATTGTTTATCAAAAAATATATTAATTGAAGAATATAATGATATTAAATGTATTAATGATATTATGATACATTTAAATATTTTTTATAAAACATTAAAATTTAAAATTAAACAAGAAAGAATAACTAGAAATATTTATAAAGATTTAAGTTTTACAAATAAAAAAATTATAGATTTAGAACAATCATTTTATAATATGACTAAGGCATTAAAAACACAAGAAAAAATTATATATAAATTATGTAATATTGTTGAAGAAAAACATATTAATTTCGATATTATTATTAATAAACATATTGATACAGCTGAAAAATTTAATAAATTATTTAGAAATGATATAAATTCTATTAAGAAAAGAGAAATCTATTTAATATCATTTGTTATCATTACTACTTTTATTAATCTTATCATATCCTATAAAATCATTTAAAGACATTATAAACTTTTCTTTATATATAAAGTAAATAAATAAAAAAATGATATGCTATTTTTATTTATATTATTAGGAAAAAATAATGGGAGGTGGTGATAGTAAATATGTTCAAGACCAAGAAAGATTTGTTAATGCAAATGTTGATAATTTTAAACAAGCATTACCAGAACATTATTCACGTTCTCAAATCAAAGGAAAATTAAGACAATTATATGCCAATAGTGATACTTCCAGAGATAATAGAAATTCATATATTTTAGATAATGTATGGAATGCAGCCAAATCAAAAACAACACCTGTTTATTCAAGTGTTGCTGAAAGACGAGGTGAGAGAAGATATCGTTGATTTCTATTTCTGGAATATATAAACAAAATATTATTTTTTGTTTTTTTTACAAAAAAATGATTTAAAGATTATTATAAATTATCCTTAAATGTCTTCATCGTTATTATGTTGTTTTAGATTTAATTCTTTATCTAAATTTATAAATAAACAGCATAAAGATGAATATTATAAAAAGAAAAAGAATATGTCATTTATTGGCAATAATAAACCTAAAAGTGTTTATCATGGTTATTCAAATGAACTTAAAATAAATGATATTATTTATGGTCTTAATTCATTATGTTTATGTGATATTCATATTGCAATTTCAAATACACCACCTAGACTTATTTTAAGTTATATCAATATTGATTATAATAATGATGATAAAAAAGAAAAATTAATGAAAGGTGATACATTTCATATATTTAATATTACTTATAAAACTATTACAGATATTAATGATATTACTCAATATGATATTTATAATGCAATCCAAGATTATATTTATTTATATGAAACAATACCTAATAATACTGGTAATATAATTATACCTTGTTAAATATTATTTGATGTATTATCAGTATTTAATATAATATTTGATGTATTATCAGTATTTGATATAATATTTGATGTATTATCAGTATTTAATATAATATTTGAGATATTATCAGTATTTGATGTAATATTTGAGATATTATCAGTATTTGATATAATATTAGAGGTATTATCAGTATTTAATATAATATTTGAGGTATTATCAGTATTTGATATAATATTTGATGTATTATCAGTATTTGATATAATATTAGAGGTATTATCAGTATTTGATATAATATTTGATGTATTATCAGTATTTGATATAATATTTGAGGTATTATCAGTATTTGATATAATATTTGATGTATTATCAGTATTTGATATAATATTAGAGGTATTATCAGTATTTGATATAATATTTGATGTATTATCAGTATTTGATATAAT